TTATGCCTTTTTCTCTTGATGCAATTCTTCAATAATCTGAGCAATTCTTTCTTTCGTAATGAGCGGGGCTTGATCTGATTGATACCCAGGCAGATTGACTTTGCGAAAGTCAGGATGTTTTTCCGGCTCTGGAAGGATTGCATAAAGGTTGCCCCATTCATACAGTGATTCAATTTCATGTGGAGATGTTAATTCTTCGTGAAGCTTTTCACCTGGACGCTTGCCCACTTCTACTGCAGCCGGCCGCGGGAGCCCGTGCTGCGATGCATATTCTTCAAACCCATGAATCAGTTCTTCAAGTTTCAGTGATTCCATTTTGAAAATAAAGGTTTCTCCGCCTTTTGTAATAGCAGCCGATTGTAATGTCAATGTAGCTGCATCGTCTATTGACATGAAAAATCTGGTCATGTTTTTGTCTGTGATGGTCAGAGGTTCACCCTCCATCATCTGTTCAAATAATATGGGGATGACCGAACCTCTGGAACCGAGAACATTTCCAAAGCGGACCGAACAAAACAAGGTTCCTTTGTTTTGGACGTGGCGGTTTGCTTGATGAAACAGCTTTTCAGATAACAGCTTGGTGGCACCCATTGTGTTCACAGGAGATACAGCTTTATCTGTTTATCAAGATAATGACTACGATTCGTAGCTGCTGACTGTTTCCCCGATTAGGAAGTTATATCTTAGAATTGGTGTAATTTCAAATTGTGCAGGTATTGGGCCTTTTCTCTTTGCTGTCATTTTAACTATAACTTTCTGCAACGTAATTCTGAGCAGTTTATTCTTTTCTTCTCTGTTTTCAGATGACTCATATAGTTCAATTGCATTTTTTATGTTCTCTTTAAGTTGGTTGATATCAAGACCACCTTTAAAATCAACAAGGCCATTTATCTCGTCTTTTGCTTTTTTAAGCTCTTGCAGCTCTTTGTCTAAGACTGATTTCCGCTGCAGGAATATTTCATCAGAGTAAATGCCACTTTCATATTTATCGAATATGAAATTCAATTTGTTTTTCAACTCTTTTTCTCGCTGCTCAAATTGTTCATTCATTTGCTTTTTTGATCTGATATTGTTTTTGTTTTCATGAGACTGAATCACATTACCAAGATGTTTCGTAAGTTCATTGTCATTTAGCGCCTGTAGATACTTTAAATAATCTAGAATGGATTCTTCAACATCATTGTATCGGACATTCATACACTTGTTATTGAGGCATCTGAGCACTTTAACGTGATATAAGCTTTCTGTACCGTTTTTATTTTGTCTCTTTCTTTTGGCTTCGTATTTTGACAATGGGCCACCGCAATCTGCACAAATACATACTCCAGCCAATTCATTTAATTTATAATCGCTTCTATTTGGCAGCAAAGGTATTTTGTTTTCGATTTTTTTATTTGCCTCCTGGAATTGATCTTTATCAATTATAGGAGTGTGTGCGTCAGGTACAATTATTTGTTCATTCTCAGGTCTAATTGTTCTCTTGCCGTCTTTTTCTTTCTCTCTGACTTTATACTTAACAGTTCCTATATAAGCTTCATTTTCAAGAATGGCTTTTACAGTGAACCGATTCCATTTTTTCTTTCCGGCAGGGGAGGGGATTTGCAGATTGGTTAAATGAGTCGCAATTGCGTTGTAACTGTAATCCTTTCCATTTAGACCGTTCAGGAATAAATCAAATATTAGTTCAACAACCTTTGCTTCTTCTTCGACTGGGTCTAGTTTAGACGTCTTTTTGTTTAGTTGGTATCCATAAGGTGCAAGTCCAGATATCCATTTCCCTTGTGCTGCATAAGTGTATTTAGCTCCTGTCATACGCTCCCTAGTCATTTCAAATTCTTCTCTAGCCATAAATAATTCAAAACGAATTTGGCGCATGTCTACAGGGTTTCTAGGGTCATAAACCTTATATGGTGTAATTATGATCAATCGTTTGCTTTGAAGAAGGTTAACAATCTGTCCTGCATCGCTATAACTCCCACGACTAAGTCTTGTTATTTCTTTAACTGCAATTGCCTGATATTTGCCTTCCTCAAGATCTTTTAGGCATTCTTTAAAAACAGGGCGACCCTCGATGCTTTCTCCAGATCCTATCTCCATTTTTAATTCATATGGGATTTCAATGGCCGTAAGTATTTTATTCATGAGTTCTTTTTGCTCTGTGAGTGTGTCTTCACCTGTTCTTTTTTCTCGTTCCATGTCCTGACGAGAACGTCTAAGATAACCTAAAATATTTGTGATGTTGTAAGAATTGACAATGTTTTTTAACTCCAAAAATTTAGCACCTCTTTATTGTGTTTAATGTCAAAACAGAAGTATCTGTAAAAACATTCTATCTAACATTGAATACGAAAACAACAAAATAATTTGAAAGATTTGTATTCTTTGAATGTTGATCTATTTTGTTTTAGATTTACGCATATGTATTGTGAATTATTATCAGTCCTGGTCTTTTAAAGATGGGGGATTTTTTTTGTCCATTTTTTGAAGTATGTACGCATCTATAAGTGAGGACGAAAAAATTTCAGTAAAAAGTGTCCGATGTTAAAAGTTTATACGCAGTTATTAATAACAGAGGAAAAGTTCTAGATCGATGATGCAAAATCGAATACACCGATGGGGTTTTCTTATGAAGGGTGAAAAAAATTAGCGAAAAGATTGTGCCATTCCGGAGGTCGATACGCAGTTATATATGACAGAAGAAATTTGCGCGACATTTATTCGACATGCATATTATCAGTTGTGTGAATTTTTTTAATTTGATGTCGCAAAATGACCGTTACTGTACCCATTTTATAAGTGTAGGTAGAAGTTCAAATGAATGGTTGTCCGTCTTGGAAAGTCTATACGCAACTTATAATGACGGAAAATTTTTTCGCTGAATTGTGCGGGCGAGTATTATCTATTGAAGGATATAAGAGAGGGGATGAATCATTGACTATGAGTAACATTTTGATAAAACAAGGTTCTTCTAAAACCTTGTTAAATATCTCAACTAGCTATCTATAATGCTTGTGTATGTCTTGATTAAACTTCAATAAAAGTCTAATGAAAATTATAGGGGGAAAGAATAATGGATCAAACACAAATCGCAATTTTATCACTAATCATCACTACTATCGGTGTGATCGTAGCTCTATTAATTGCTCTATTCCCAAAACTATTTCCAGCAATCGGAACATTCCTGCTTAGTCTGAACCATTACGTATGGGTAATAATTCTTCTGCTGCTTATTATTGCTGGTCAACAAATTTTTATTTATGTAAATTAGAATTTAAGTTTAATATACATATTTAAAAGGAGGTGATCTAAATAAAATTCCCATTTTATTTAAACCCGAAAGCTGCTTGAATACATCGCAAATATAAGGTACCCTGTATATGTATCATAGGGGTTTAACAGCCACTATAACACCAGAGAGCTCCCTCACATAGCTCTCTGGTTCTTTTAATTTATAGGCTGTTTTTGCATAAAGACCATCGTGAAGATGAAAATTTTAAAGATGAACTCAAATAAACTAAGGGAATAAAATAGTGAAGTTGATCCCAAATACGCAAATTTCATACAATAAGTACATACTAATCTGTTTATTAAACTTACGTGTAGAGCTGGGTAAGTAAATGTTCTTAATGGTTTCGGTCATTAAGGGAGTGCAATTTATAGGATGAAGAAAAATCTTATGGTAATTAATTAAAAGAACAGGAGGCTATGAATGGAATTCTTAATTAGACAAGAACTCACACATGAATATAATACGACTGAAGAAATTGTTAAAAGAGCTTTTTTAAATGAAGAATATAGTGACAAGAAAGAGCATTTACTTGTAAATAGGATTAGAAAATCAGATGCATTCATTCCTGAACTTTCATTGGTCGCATTAAATCAAGATAAAGATATCGTAGGCCATGTCCTTTTATCTAAAATAAAAATCATAGATGGCGATAACACTGTCGATTCTTTAGCACTCGCTCCAGTTTCGGTTGCGCCTGATTATCAGAAAAAAGGAATTGGGAGTAAATTAATTCGTACTGCGTTAAAAAATGCAATAGAGCTTGGTTATCGTTCAGTAATTGTTTTAGGACATAAAGATTATTATCCAAGGTTTGGTTTTAAGCCAGCTAGCTTATGGAATATAAAAGCCCCATTTGAGGTGCCTGATGAAGTGTTTATGGCTCTAGAATTAGCAGATAATTCTCTTGAAGATGTGCAAGGTATCGTTAATTATTCAAAAGCTTTTTTTGAGTAAAAATTAGATGATTGATTAGATATTTTAAAAAGAGGTTGTCCCGAGAATTTTTTAATCTGTGGATACCCTCTTTTTGTGTAAAGAGCCCTAAAAATAAAAAAGAAAGCCACAAAGGGCTTTCAATTAGCGTTCACATGCATAGTTGTCATGATCTCTGTCCATTTTAGATTGGTAAGCAGGGTGGGAGCTAGGCACTCCATTCGGATATTTCTTTCTTAACTCAGTACAATTTTTAAACGTTTCTGTTTCTCCAGTTGTCTCTGAAGAAGCTTCTTTTTCAGTTGTAGTCGAAGTTTCACTTGATGCCTTTGGAGTAGTAGGCTGTTTAGCTGCCGGTTTGGATGTTGTTGCTTTTTTAACCGCAGTGGTTTTCTCTTTCACACAGCCATTAAATCCTCGGTCAGTCACATATCCATTCTTGCTCCAGATTGAAAGCTTTTCTGATTTTGCTTCCTGTTCGTCTTTCTTAAATAGGTCTATGTATTTCGTATTTGGCTCATATACATATGCTACTCTGGCCAATCCTTCTTTTAGCAATGTTTCCTGAACAGATTTGCCATCCACATAAACATAAGCTAATAGTCTACCGTATTTATCTCTGCGATCGCCTTTGTCAAATTCAAGCTGCAGCTTACCACTGTTAACCAATTCTTTATTTCGCTTAGAAGCATCTTCACCGTATGGTTGAACACAAGAATTTGGTTTCTTAGTTTCAGGTGTATCAACGAGCAAGTAGCGGACTGTGTCTACATTTCCATTGTAGGTAACTTTAATTGTGTCACCATCAACAGCTCTATCTAGAGTAACATCGACCAATTCCTTTTTGTCTTTTTCCTTAGATTTGTCAGCAGTTTTTTCTTTAGTAGATTCCTTTTGTTCTTTTTTCTTTTCCACATCCGTAGACGCTTGTGGTGTTTCTTTTTCTGTGCTTACTTTTTCAGAATCATTTGAGCTGCAGGCTGCCAATGATAAGCTCAAAGTGAATGCTGCAAAACCTAATAGTACTTTCTTCAATTTCATTTCCCCTTTTAGAATGTTTGTTCTCTATTTATATCGGTAAACCATCAATAATTATAATCCTGTATCCAATTATTGTGAATTTAATTTTTCCTTAATATCATCGCATTTCTCTTTAAAACTTCCAGGCGCATGTTAAAATTTCACTGAATTTATAGTCAAAAGGGGAATGTTTTTATGCTTGGAATCAACGTTGAATAATTAAATGAAAACTTAATTATCAATTGGCAGCTATCCAAAATTGAAATTCCAATCAAAGAAATCAATGATGTATTTCTTGATCCAAACTATGGGGGAGAGGAAAAAAGTGCAGTAAGGATTGGATTTCCTTATGGCTCTACGGATAGGGTAGTGATTAAAACAGCAAATAACACTTACATTTTGTTCACCACTAATGCTGCTTCTATTATGAGTAAAATTGTTTCCTAATACCAATAAATGTCCTATTAGTAATGCTTTCCTTATAGCTGTATGACATGGCGAAATCTAGATAATTGTTGATAGGGGGATGGGAGATGGAAGAAGGCAAACTTATTCATTTGACACTTGCTGGTATTAAAGAAGCTGTTTCTAAGTATGGCACTTTTCCAATGATTCAACCAGGTGGTTTCGTATTAGAAGATGCCACATTTGAATTTAATGAACCTGCAACAGAAGACGAAATTAGAAAATTAGAATCACATTTCAATGTAAGTTTACCCAAAGATTATAAGGAGTTCCTAGCTCTACATAATGGATTGGAGTTTCTTGATGGAATCGAAATACTCAGTATTGAAGATGTTATGAAATACAATGAAACAGAAGACCTACCAGAAAAGTGTTTTTTGATTGGATATCATTTTGATGGAAGGTATGTTATAGATTCAAATAGATATGAAAAAGGGGACTTAGATTATCTATTTTATTTGGATGCAATTGATCATTTTGATGAAGCAGTGGATTTAAGAGCGAATTTTGAAATTTGGTTTGATCGACTTTTAAGTTCGAACGGAAATAAGTACTGGGAAGTTGAAAGAGATGTTAAAGCTTACTATAAGAACATAAATTAAAAATTAAAGATGCACCCAAAGATTTTTTAGCTTCACATGTTAGTCATTAAAGGGCAGTCATATTAGGCTGTCTTTTTCTGTTATTGAAATAGTTGATTGTGGTAAAATTTACATAGAGTAAGCTTGAAAGGAGAATGATATGAAGGTTTTCGAAGCTGAATCTTTACTCTCTGAAGCAGATAAAAGAACCAAAGAGTATAAGGAACTACGATCACAAATGGTGAAGCTCAGAAAAGCGTTTAAGGACGTAGCTGACCTAGATGACAGCGAGTTTTCCGGTAAGGGTGCTAACAACATTAAAGCGTTTTATCATGATCATGTAGGTGTTACAGACCAATGGATCGATTTAATTGACATGAAAATTGCTTTCTTAAGCAGCATTTCTGCAAAACTTGAAGATGCGAAAATGTCTGATGCTTACATCGAAGAATCCTTCCTAGAACATGAGTTGGCTAACGCATATACAAAATCAAAATCCATTATGTCTGAACAGAAAAAAGCAATGAAAGACATTCTGAATGACATCAATGATATTCTTCCTCTTGAAATATTCTCAACAGAAGACTTCAAAGACAAACTTACTTCTGCAGATGACAAACGTGAAAAAACAATTGATAAGCTAAACAAGCTTGATGAGGATTTAAAAACAGAATACGCTGAAACAGAGCCTAACGAACAGTTCATCCATCAAGATTTTAAAAAGTTGCAGGAATCAACAGGCAAAGGAAAGAACGCCACTCCTATTCACTATAATGCTAAAGCGTACAGAGAAAGTGACATACATAAGAAAAAGGCGATATTGAGAAGCATTCTGATGCTTACTTAAACGTGAAGAAAGAAGAAGCAAAAGAACGTGAAATCAAAGAATTAAAGAAAAAACTTAATGAAGGTGTATCTGATCCAGATGAGTATTTAGAGATTGCTAAGAAAGTAGGCTACGAGAATCTGGAGCCAGCTCAAGTGCAGCTTGCTGTGCAAATCGAACAGGCCAAACAGATGGAAGAAGCAGGAGAAATCACATGGGATATCGTAAAAGGTGTAGGAGTAGGTTTATATGATGTCGGAAAAGACACTGTAACCGGCATATGGGATTTTATCACCGATCCAGGGGAAACACTCTCAGCGCTGGGAAATGCAGTTCTTCATCCAGTAAAAACATATGATGCTGTTTCAGCAGCAATAGAAGAGTCATACCAAAAAGATATGGTGAATGGGGATGCCTACTCTAGATCAAGATGGGTGACCTACGCTGTTGGTTCAGTGGCTGTAGCTGTTTTTGGAACCAAAGGTGCAGGAGCCATTAATAAAGCAGATGCAGCAGGCAAGGTAATAAATAAAGCTAGTCAAGCAGGGAAGAAAATTAAGGACGTCAAGATTCCAGATTTGCTGCCTTATAACCCTAAGTACGATCTTGCTATGGCAGGAGGCGTGCCATACAATGTAGTAAACGGAGAAAGTTTAAAAAATAGGTTATTACAATTAGCTGCTTCAGCAAACCCACGTTCAGTATTGCCAAGGACTAGAGGGAAATGGATCGGTAAACCAGGTGATGGGCAATGGTATTCTGATATACCTGAAGTAAACGCCGCGACAAAAGGCGAACCGATTACTTTTAAAGATGGGCGTCCTGATTTTACTCCATGGACTGTTGCCAACATTAAATTTAAACCTGGAGAGTTAAACGGAACTAAAAAGGATTTTAGGCTTGTATATAAGAAAATTAAAGAGATCAAAGGTTTTAAGTCTCAAGCACAGGCGAAAAAATGGCTCTCGCAACAGGGGCTTACCCCACACCATTTGGATAGTACCACAATTCAACTAGTACCTAGTGTAATTAATAACAAAATACCTCATATTGGAGGAGCATCTGACCTAAGAGGAGGATATTAAAATGAGCTTCACTAAGATCGAACAAAAGTTGAAAGAGTTTACGATAGATGCTGAAACAGATCCCAGCATTAATACAAACGAACAACTCAAAGAGCTTGAAAAAAATATGGGCAATCAATTACCTTCAGATTATAGGGACTTTTTGAAGAAATATGGAGGATGTTATCTAGGAAGTAAAAAAACAACAGATGAGATTGAGTATGACGTTTGCTATAAACCTATAGAGAAAGACCCTTGGATGGGTAAGGATGATGATACACAATTGTTAGAGGGTTTTTATGGTTTGGCGAACGATCACAACAATCTTCAGAAAGCGATCGATACATATTCTGATCGCTTTCCTAAAAATATTATCCCGATTGCAAGCTCTGCAGGTGGTAATGAAATATGTATGGACATCGATGATGAAAAGATATTGTTTTGGGATCATGAATCAAGTCATCCTGAGAAAGACTTTTTCCTGATTGCTAATTCGTTTGAGGAGTTTATCCTAAGTTTAGTTGATGAACCAATTGAAACTGATGATAATGTTAGCGATGTTGAAATTGAGATTTTGGACAATGATTTTGGAAAGATGCTCTTTGGGAAAGACAACTAGTCTTTTTTAAAACGCTCCTCTAAGCAAAAGTATTGCAATTGTATGAGATGTTGCAGAAATAAGCATCTCCAATCTAAATAAAATAATGGTTTTATCCATAAAGCAATTGTATTGCAAATACCATTTTTATATGGTTATAATTAGGATGAAGATTATACGTTTTTACGTATAAAATGCATTTGTTTAATTGGATTGCATAAAATAAAAAAGACCAGGGTGCTACCAACACCCCGGATCTGTACAAAAAGCTGCCCATCAAAGGGCTTGCTCGATGTTCAATCTACGTAGACCTATCCCTTTAAGGTTCTGAGGCTCAAGGGAGGTCTATTTTTTATTTATATACGTCAACAGGGCAATTATAAACGACCCGAACGCAAGCATCAGCATTAATGCCTGAAATGTTGACATAGCATCACCCCCTTTCATTAGGGGATGAGCAAGACTCCCTTGAGTGAGCAAACTTGATGTACAGGAAATATTATACTATACATAAATACCCTTGTCGTTGAAAATTCACAATAAATTACCAATGTGAATCATATGTTTTAAGATTAGATAGAATGTATCTCTAAATTCCCCATTCACCAATTGATTTTAGAACCTCTTTTGCATCCTCTACAAAGAAAGGGTTATGAACTAAATATAACTTACCTGGATTTTCACTAAAGTATTTAGCCAATTCAACTAATGTTTGGTCGCGCATTTCTTTTGTAATCAATTTTTCTGTATCGTAAAATTCAATCTCTCCATACCTTGCTTTATAAAAACCCACTCTATTTATGTCTAATAGGGGAGGAACTCCTGTTGCAGCGTGAACTTCTTGAGCGAGTTCATTTAATATAAAATAGCCAATTAACTGAAGGTTATCATTTTTATCCAAAGAGTACTTTATTGTTGTTTTAAAATCATACAACGTCCCATCTATCCAAATATCTGCATCTGCACCGCCTACTAATGGAGAGCTGACGCCAAAGTAGGGATTAAAATCGACTTCGCTGTTTTTTGATAGTATGCCACTGTTTATGAACTTATCTTCGAAAACATCCAAAAGGCTCATTAGGTCATTGACTATTTCATCAGAAGAATCTATGCAAGTATAAGAATCTGCATTTATCTCTCCAATGGTTCGAGATCTGTATAACTGTTCTAGTTTAGCTAACTTTACTGCTTTTTGACATAGATCTGGAGATATTTTCGATTCACTTCTGATAAAGTCCAATATGTCGTTTATTAAGGGTATATAGAAGGCACCCTCTAGTGAATAATCCTTAGTTTTTTGACATAATTTCCTCAGTCCCTTATAAGCTTTTAAACGATCTTTTGCTTCCTCTTTATTTGTAAACTGTCCAATTCTAAACCTTGCTAAGTAATCAAAAGCAACACCAATTAAACTTGAATTGTATTGATTTTCAAGTTTATAGGGGGCATATATTGAATATTCTTTTGAAAAAGGAAGCTTACCACTCAGGGTATAGTAGTCGTCTTTTAATGGCTCTATAGAAACAAGGATATTTTTAAATTCCTTGTCTTTTTGTTTTTTACTTCTTAGCTTGCCGGTCAATGACATTATTTCATCTCCTCAATTAACTTATCCATTTGCTAATAAGTGTATCACGTATAAAATGTCATAGTATCGATTAATTACCAACATTTACAACGAACTTTTGTTCTTGTTCATCTTGAATGAAGAACGTTTGTTCTGTTAATATTAGATCAATAAAGGAGTGAGTCGATATGCTTAGGGATCGAGGAACAATCAAATGGACATCAATGATGCTTCCAGAACATTTAACACAACTTAAACAAGATTTGATTGATGTATCAAAAATTGAAAAACCATCCTTAGATGACCAACAAATTGAAGAGATGGATCTTCTCGTCTCTGAGGCACTTGAATTTAATAAAGAGTTGAAATTCAAACTCTTTAACAATGGATTCGTTGAAAATGTCAACGGAAGAGTCCATTACATTAATTTTGAACAACAAAAGCTTCACGTAAAAGACCAGAACGACAATACAGTTTATATCAACATGAATGACATCATAGGAGTTACATACAATGATTGATTACTCACAATTTCCACGTAAGAATATACTTTGTGTCGATATGAAATCCTTTTATGCTTCTGTATCGGCTGTAACAATGGGACTTAATCCTTTAACATGCTATCTTGCTGTTGTAGGGAATACGGAGAGACAGGGAAGTGTAGTGTTAGCTGCATCTCCTGCACTTAAAAAAGATTTTGGAATCAAAACAGGATCGAGACTTTTTGAGATACCTGAAGATCCAAGGATACACATTGTAAATCCACAAATGAAGCTTTTCATCAGAGTTTCAACTGAAATTACAAAGCTGTTTTACAGATTTGTTCCTGAGAAATGTGTCCATACGTATTCAATTGATGAATCTTTTTTAGATGCAGGAAAAGAAGATCCTGAAGAAATGGCCAAGGCAATCCAAAGCAGCATGTGGAGAGAATTTGGTCTGATGTGTACAGTAGGCATTGGAGATAATATGTTGCTCAGTAAGCTTGCACTTGACCTGGAGAGTAAGAAAACGAAAAGTGGCATTGCACGTTGGAGATATGAAGATGTGCCAAATAAACTCTGGAAGGTTCACCCGTTGTCTAAAATGTGGGGGATAGGAGGGAGGATGGAAAGAAATCTGAATCGGATTGGAATATCAACTGTAGGTCAGTTAGCTAAATTTCCTTTAGAGCTGCTTGAAAAGAAGTTCGGAATAATGGGAAACCAGTTGTATTATCATGCTCATGGAATCGATTTATCAGAAATAGGAGCTCCTTTGATGCAAGGACAGATTAGTTTTGGTAAGAGTCAGATTTTACTGAGGGATTATATAAGGAGAGAAGAGATTAAGGCTGTTCTTTTGGAAATTTGTGAGGAAGTCGCAAGAAGGGCACGTACACACAACAAAGCTGGTCGAACAATCAGCCTGGGTATTGGATACAGTAAGGATGATCTTGGTGGTGGATTTCACCGAGCCAAAACAATAGATCTTCCCACAAATATCACGATGGACATATATAGATGTTGCTTGATGCTGTTTGATAAGTTTTACTCGGGTAAAACAGTAAGAAGTATCTCAGTTACGTTATCAAATATTGAGGATGATGTTAATCAACAGTTGAGTTTATTTGAAGTGGATAATGAAAAGAGAAGGAAACTTGGGTTTGTAATGGATGGGATTAGAAGTAAATACGGATCGAAAGCGATTCTTAGAGCAGTTTCTTATACATCTGCAGGAACTGCACTTTACAGAGCTGGACTTACTGGGGGACATAAATCATAAAAATAACCCCCTCAATTTGGAGGGGGGATAAGAAAAACATATTAAGAAGTATGTCCTCTGCTTGCAATTTCATACGAATGACCATCAGTAAAACCAATACTGGCTGTATGTCCTCTGCGTGCTTCTTGGACATCTTTTTGAGTGTTAGTTAAATAAGTGCTTACAAATCCAATTAAAACAATGGCTAAAATAAAGACAGATGCATGCTTAAGTTTCATAAAGACAATCCCCTCTCTGAATTTGTTTACGGGCATAAAGCACTTTTTCATAATAAGCAACAGCCACTTTATGGTCTTCTTTTTCATTGTAATACTTCGCTGCATCTGATGCTAAATCCTCCACGTCTGAAAGCATTGACTTTAATTCTAAATAATTTAGAATTGAATTTAATTTTTCATTGTCATTATCTACATATAAGGCATGAATGAATTCAAACATTTTTGCCATAATCTCATCGTTTAAATTTTTGGACAAAGACAGACCGTGTGCACACCAAGAAATTCCCTCGGAGTGATTTCTCATTTTAAAAGTGGTTTTTGTCAACATAAGTAAGATATCTAATATGCGATTTGAATGTTCATACCCATTATCCTGATATACTCTAATGCCCTCCTTGAAGTACTCAGATGCCTTTTCATAAGCTTCCTCAGCAAAGGAACATAAGCCGAGATTGTAAAGAGATGATCCGATTAATCGTGACATATCGATTTCTCTTGCTTTATCTAGAGCATCTTTAAAATGAGGGATCGCTTTTTCAGGGTAGTCCATATCCAAATAGTTCAGTCCGATAACAAATGAGCATTGAATAACTCTTACAGTGTAGTTTTCATGTGCTTTATAACTATCGATTGCTTGAACAATGTGGTGCATCGACATATGTGTTTGCTTCATATGATAATAAATTTCTGCAACTTTATAGTGGAATTCAGCTCTTTCAATTTCATCTGCAACAAGTGATAATTTTCTCTCGGCTTGCTTATAGAAGCTTATGGCATTAAGATATTCGTATTGTTCAAATTCATACATTCCCCGGAAAAAGTTAAAATAATATTCAAGAATCCCTTTCAAATCAGTTTGACTACTTTCGATCTTTTCTAATAAGTCTGAAATTTTAGGTCGTTCTTCGTTCAATGTTTTTGGTTCAAGGTAGTCCAGCATCAGCTGATGGCGAAAACACATGAGAGAATAGTACAGCAATAAATCTTGATCTTCTTTCATATGCCTTATTTCTTCCTCGACCTCAGCTTTCAATATTTCCGAATCTGGGACACTAAATAATCTTATGTATTTATACCACTCATTTATTTTCACTCCAACTTTAGAAGAAGAGATCATCTGCTCCAACACAAGCCCTCCTATATTAAATATCTAAATATGTAATATTTTATCATATTTAAATGAATAAGGAAGATTAATGTTATCTTAAATAACGAAAAAAATACCCTCCTCGATTAAGAGAAGGGTAGGGGTTTTATCTCGGTGAATCATAATCCATTGCTTGTTCACTATCAGAAATACCTTGAGTTGTTGGGTCAACAATGATACCCATTGCAGTTAAAAATGTTAGTAGTGCATTAAATTTCTCTGTCAAATTGTCACCAAATACAGTTAAGTCATACCCAAAAGCAGAGGCAATTGCTTGTACAAATAACAGCGTTGCAGAGAAAATTGCAACAAGAAATGTCTTCTTTTTCAGTCTTACTTTCCAGTTGATTTTAGTCATTTAATCGTCTCCTGTTGATTTTATTTAAGGCCAAAATGTATGAGCAACCATGCACCGACAATAGTTGCAATCACACTTGGTAGCACCTTGAATACAAGGTCTTTAGTAAACTGTGAGGGATCAATTTTACGAGTAGAATCAGAGCGTTCCAATATTTCAACTCGATTGTCCAGTTTTTCATATGATTTGCTTAGATTTTTTAAACTGTTACTCATTTCGTTAAGAGTACTGAACTGTTCTCTTGATTGTGCTTGAGAGTCTTTGTTAATTTCGACTTGTTGCTCAACAAGTGTAGCTATACGACCGATAACATTTGTTCTTTCTTCAAGAGAGTCAATCTTGTTATTAGTGTGTTTTGCTTTTTCTTCTAGTGCACTTAATCTTGAAATGGTGCTTTGCTCAAAATTATCCATTTGTCACCAACCTTTAATAAATATAGAAAGGTGACATTACATCACCTCCTAAAATTAAGAGGATAGTCAATGATACATTAGATCAATAAATATCCTCCGAGATAATTGAATATAATTAGATTTTTGAACCGAACTGTCCTGAGATGTATCCGCGTTTACCGTTATAAATAACTTCCCAGTAACCTTTGGAATTGTTTTTACCTTTAACTGAACCAGAAATTGAAACAGTGCTTCCAAGCTTGACTGTGCCAATATTTTTGAACTATTTCGATCAGGTTTGTCCATTACGATTGCTGCGCTTGATACACCGACAATTTTGATTTTTCCCACGGATTTAATAGATGAGGAGCTTGAAGAAGTTGATGTTGTTTTTGGGGTAGGAGAAGAGGCTTTAACTGATCCTGTAACATCAACATATTTGTCAGAAGCAGTGATGTAATATGTAGCGCCTTTAGAGTTCTTAACTTTGTATTGATACGCAGATCCGACTTTAACTTTCTCAACAACTGTAGGAAATCCAATACCTTTATTTACTGTGCCGACAACATTTTTATCTTCCCATGATGGTTTTGAGTAGAAGCGAAGACCGTCAACTTTTGATTTAAGGGAACCACTTGCTGCTGATGAAGAGGAAGGAGAGGAGGCTATTGGTTTAGTTGGAGAAGCTTTTGAAACAGATTTGCCTGACATTTTTGCCTTTACTCGATTTTTAAAGTCTACAAATTTTTGGCTGTTAGATACCCATGGTGCAGGGCAATTCTTATGGGTGATGTCATAATGACGAACAATATCATCAATAGGATCTAAACCAAACTTATTACATAATTCAACGAACACATCCTCAGTTCTTTCAACTGTTTCCGAATGGAATGAACCGTCTTTTTCAAGGCACATCTCAACCCCAATAGATAAAAAGTTAGCGTTAGGTTTCAGTGCGGCTACTCCTCGATAAGGATTTCCGGCACTATCTCTTTGCTGAATATCATTAGCATGGTAAGCTACTTCATTTAACGGAATGATACAAATTGCTTCAGTCTTATCTACGAAAATGTGAGCTGATGCATAAACTTGTGCATTGCTGAAGTATCTTCGATGATTGTCTGCGCCGGCTCCCGGATTGGCTGTATAGTGGAGGACGCATTTTTTCACCCCCTGTAATTTCAAACCTGGTCTAGTATACTTATTGACTGGAATGTAGCTATTAGTGAAAACTGACATAAAAACATCTCCTTAATTTCTAATTAAAAAAGAGCCTCGAATTCACCATTTTCATAGCGATTTCGAAACTCGTTGAATTGAATCTCATTATTGTTGGATGTTCCATAAATTTCATGGAAAAGATTGTGGATTTTTTTAGTTAGAGGAATTCCGAGTCCATAATTCAAATGAAGTCTTACACATTCATTTTTAATTTGCTCAAGCTCATTGACAGTAAAATCGCCAATTTTAGACTGCGGTTCAAAACTTAAATTGCTCAGTGCTTCTTTAACAATCTCGCTAAAATTCTTTTTATAGTGGTGCACATGAAGGTCTTTTGTAGAGTTTGTTATTGCACATTTAAATGAATATTTCTCTAATGAGGGTTTAGTCCAAACTTCATAAACAGCTTCTCTTAAAGTTTTATTTAAAGGAGAAATACCGCCTTTCCATCTAGAGCTATTTTCGCCTGTGAAAAGAAGTAAATAACACTTTCTGCAGTTTGCTAAACCTCTTACCATGTTATGAAGTGGAGCATATTGAACTCCTAAGTCTATATGTTCCTTGCATAGAAAAGGGAGATTTTCTTTATTGTGATGGTATGTATCGAATAAAGGGATAAACCCACGATCAGAAAAAGCTGCTTGTGCACATTCAACAGTGTATTTTTTAGCACCTTTACATTGAAAACACTCTTCACCTTTAAAGAAGTTGCTGGGAAGGTGCTCCCATATATGTCCTTCAGGGCACTTAGCTTTTAGTTTAGAATGACAGTTTTTATAGGTGCTTAAAATCTCATAGCCTTTAAGGGCATATCTACTTTTCACAGTACTTAAGTTAAGCCTTTTTTTAAGGGAGCCTTCAATTATCCTACATTCTGGACAACGAGTACCTTTTTTAAAGTGTTCGTAATTTACTTGCCATGTGTGATTATGTGGACATCTGACTTTCACCTTTGTTTTTGAATTTACCATGTCTCCAGAAATGTGAATGTAGTTATTCTGAGCTAATAAATCAATAAATTTCTTTTGAGTTTCTTCACGTTTTTTTAAATGATAATCTGATATCTTTCTTGCCATCTATCCACCTAATAATTAAATTTGAACACAAAAAAGAGAGAAGGGGACTTAACCCAATCTCTCCTTATCTCACGCATGCTCTTGTTATCTCTGTCTTTCAAGTATGTATTTTGAATAAAATCTATATTTTATCTAGAACGTAACCACCACCTTTATTGTTCCTTTATTCTTAATCCAAGTTCAAGCTAGGTATATTACCTACGTTACCCGACACTCGTCTTCTGTCTATATCTGATGGAGTTCTAATGAAAGCTGTTCCTTCAACATCACTATAAACTGAGTTTCCAGTTACAATTAAATCGTTTGTTCCAGTGTCTTCTTGAATAAAGTAAAGGTGATAATCAGAGTGGCATTGCTTGAAAACATTATCAGAGAAAACAGCTTCTCTTACAGATCCCCAAATTGCGCGATCAATATTATTAGTGATAATGTTTCCTGAACAAATTGCATTTTGAGAGTTTTTGTACCGGACGAAGGTTTTTAAGGATTTTGCGAGGTTATTCTTAGTGAAGATATTTGCAGCATTACCCACCCAAAGGGCAGTACCGCTAAATGTGATCTCAGAGTCAATTAGTTTAATAATTTCTCCTTCAGCAACGTTAATGCACTCGTTGGCTATATTGGAAATATACATTCCTTCAATCGTTATAGACTTGCCGATCCCGTGAATACTCACTCCTCTATCTGTAGCATTAACCAAGCTGCAGTCTTTCATTTTAAATGATTTTATATTTCCGCCTGCGATCAATCGGCAGCTACTCTTATTTACACTGCTATTGCCATCAATTTCAATGCCTTCTATATAATTGTGATCTGTGATTCGCAACAATTCATCAAGTGAGTGATTTGGATTTCGAAGGAGTTTAGTGTAGGATCGTCTTTCACCAACAATTGAGATATTTGAAGGGAGTTCAATTTTTTCACTAGCGCTAGTTGTATTCTGTTTACCGATTAAATATGTACCTTTCGGAAAATGTAGTTTCCCTCCACCTTTTTCAGATAAATCACTAAGGGCTTTTTTAAACTTAGCTGTATTATCGATTAAGCCATCTGGTGAGAAGCCTAAATCTAATACATTCCAAGTAGGCTTGGATTCAATAAACTCTACACGTCTGTTTAGACTTGTTGCCAAACCTCTTCCTTCTTGAACTTCAAAAAATCTGCTATCTGTATCGTCATCAGGATATGAAATTGTTAAGGTATCGACCACTGCACGTTCAATGCCATCACTAATGTTATTAATATATTTTCCTTCAACAGCAGTTTGAGAGCTTCCACCACCATCTAAAAGAAATGCATTAATACAGCCTTCAGATAAAAATAAAGATGGCATATCATAAGCTGTAATACCACTGGATCGAAGTGAGCGGCCATCTACAGTAATGATAACTAGTGTACCATCAGATCTTTGTCCAATGGCTTGTCGAGGATGCTTAACATTTAAATCTGCCCATGTAGTCATTTGAGCGGTTCTTGGCTTAGAATCTTTAACTAACCAAATGCCAAAAGCAAAAGAGTTTCGTGCGCCTTTGGAAATTAGGATGTCGGCATCAACTTCTCTGTTTCCGTAAACCTTCATAGTTCCATCGTCAAAAAATACACAAGCCTCAGCGCCTGTATATCCAGCAGCGTCATAATCTTTGTAGAGAACTCCGTCTTTAATTTGAAGCCCCATGACTTCACCATTTGATCGCCAACCACTAGCGTTTATTGCAACAACAGATCTTTTTCGTTTGGCCATACTTAAAACTGTTTCACGATTTGTTGTACCAAAATAAGATGATGTGGGATCAATGGATTTTTCAAAGTCGTATGCAAACGTTTTTTGAATCATACTTTTTTTAGCTTCGGTTGTTTTAGGAGTAACCTTTGTAACATAGTACTCAATACCAAGAGTGACATCCTGTTTAAAAGAACTTGTTACTGTAAAATATCTGTCATCAGTTAATACCTTGTTTAAAATTTCTGTTGTTTTCGTTTCTACTTCATTAAACTTCTGAGTAATTTTAGGAGCGGTGTATTCTTCTCCTTCTGAAGCTAGTAGTTCAACAGGCATCGGAACATATTTATCTAAATTTTGATCATATCTATAAAAACCAGCCATAACTTTCCTCCAATAAAAAAGATCCCAAAGGGGATCTTAGTCAGTTTTGTACCATACTTGTCCTGAATCTGGTGCTGTATCTGAAACAACAACTCGTTTTTTCTCAGGTGAAAAAGAGGCATCCTTATACCAGATATAATTTGCATTAAATGGCTCTGTTGCGCTTAGCAGTATATTGAAACCTTCATATACTTCGGAAGTTCCAATATCTACCCACTCAAATCCATCCCACCGATAAACGATTTTTGTTTCTTTAACAGTCACCGTCCAACCAATCTGTGGGGTTGGGTAATAGGTGAAAATATCTGAATAGGTATAGACAGATGGTTTATAAATTTTTCTTGTATTTTCTACAACTTCTTCATAATTTGATGTAGCCTGTCTACACCAAGCTGCCACTTCTTGGCACCGTTTTGTAACTCGTTCACATTCAGCTATACGTTCATTCATTCGAATTATTGTATCTTCAGCTTCATCGATAAGTCCTTGAAGAGTTTCAATAACCATATTCCCTTGTCGTTTTATCCAAATTCGAGAGGCAGGGAAGAAGGAGGCACCTTCACCACTGTAATTAAAGGTAAGTGATTTTCCTTCATTTGAAACATTAAAAAAGACAACACCCATAAGGTAATCAACCTTAAAATAATTGTCTTCAAGCTCACCATCTTCAATTTCTCGCCATTCCTTGTTACTTCCTATAACTTCGACACGAAACTCTCTGTTTGGAATCTCAGTCAGAAGTACTCTGCCGTTATAGACAGTTAATGTCTCATTATAAGTCAGATAGGGATCATCAACTGAACCTTTTCTTTTTTTACTTAAAATTGGATCGTTATACAATTCAGCAAAGTCGGTCAGATTAATCACCTCCGTTTAATTTTGCTGGTAAGCTTCCCATATATATTTGACATTTAATTTGTTTCCTCTAAAATTTTCATCTGAGCCAGTTAAAAAGATTTTATCGCCTAAAGCTCCGTAGCTTAAATCTCCGCCAATTAGAGAAAGACCAGACGCTGTACATTGATAGGCATAACCACCTGTAGGACTTTCAATAACCAGCATACTGTCTTCATTTGAAATTGGAGTTATTTTGACTAGATCTGGAGTAAAGGAGAGGGGGATTTGTTTACTTGGAGTACCGTCTCCTATATAAACACCCTTTGCGAACTTAGGAGGTAGGGGGATATTTTCAGCTAATACATAATCTGATGCTGGTCGTCCACCTAACAACTCTGCATTACCGTCTATTGAACCACTAATAATTCCTAATTCATTGCGCACTGGTATTGAATTTGGCGAGGTGGTTGTAGAAGCTGTAAAACCATTTAAGGAGTCTGCTGAACCTGCAGATGAGACAATCCATTCTTCTCCGTTAAACAGTTCTTGTTTATTGTTCTGAGGATTGATCCAAATTGTCCCTGTCTCTGGATCTTCTGGCTTAGTTTCTGTGGAGATTGTATAGAGACCATTAACTTTTCCACTAAGGCTTCCTTTTACTTCAATAGAAGGAGAAGGGAGATAGGGGTTTTCAGAAGGATGACTTGATTTAACTATATCCGAAAGAAGAATTTGATTAATATCAATATCTGCATCTACTCTTCGATATGCTTGAACACCAATCGTATAGTACATATTTGAAGGCAAGCCGGTAAAAGTAGCTGTGCGCCTGTCATATTTAACATTTTGTAAATTTTCACTGGCTTGCACAGAGCCAAATGTGTATTCTTCATTGTCATCACTACCGTGTAAGTAAACCTCAAATCCATCAATGTTGTATTTGTCCTCATCGGAATCAACATAGTTCCACTGAATGGTTATATCAACTGACCCGTTATCATTTACTTTATGGGTAATTGCAGTGCCATCAGAAGCAATGGTAGGAGGAGCAGGCTGCACTGAGATTCTGTCATTTCGGATATTGAAGTTTTCAGTTACTTTGTCCCATTCAATCTTTCTTTTGTTTAATTCAGTACTTATTTTGTTGGTTCTGTAAACGGTCTTTATAATTTTCTCAAAATCAGATTGAACTCTTTTTCCATTTGTAACGGTGACACTAATATTTGATTGTTCAAAATCAATTGTTATTGCTGAAAGTATGGCTTTAATATCGGTATTTAAATCACTTTGTTGAACTCGTACTATGTCTCCTAAACTGAACCTATCCCAGTTATGTTTTTCACTAAGACAGTTAAAAAAGTTTACTATATCGAGTGTTACATTTACTGGTGGTGTATTGCGACTTTCGAGTTCTTCGTTGGCATCATCATAAAGTTCATTCTCATCATAGATGCTGTCATTTGACCACTCAGTTGTCGAAATGAAACGTGAGAGCAGTTTTTGCTGATTTTCACTAAAATTGTTCTCAAAAGAAAGCTTTTCTTTAAGCTTAGAAATTGAAGCGGATATTTGAGAAATTGTTGATTCAATCGTAGCAATTTGGTTTTTCTTTTCTGCAACTGCTTTCTGTTTTACGACAAGTTGAGCTTTCAGTTTACTTGTGTCATCACCAGCTTTCTTCGCAACTTCAATTCGATCTAATAGCTTTTGGACTTCAAGATCGAGGGTGTAAAGCTCATTATTCAATTCGGTTAAACTAGTCTCAGCTTCGTTCTTTTGGGTGAGAAGTTTATTAAACGCATTTCCTTCGTTATTAACAAGGTCATTGTAATCAAGAATTGCATGACAAAGTTCATCGGGCATATAAGCACTGTGGGAAATTACATTTCGTTGTTCATCACGTTGAAAGGGGAAGAGGAAATAAGAAAAGTCATCAATGTAGGATTGTCCAGTTGGGTTCACTGAATTAATACCGATACCATCTTTTCCAGTAGCATATAGTCTTGTTATTAATTCATCTGCATCATCCGAATCGTCCATGCTAATCATATATTGTCGGGGGTTAAGTTTAAGGCCTTTGTATTTGGAAATGTCAGATTCTTTATAGAAGCTTACAGTTTCTTTTACTGTATCAAAGACTGGAACTGCATCGAATTTCTCACAGATTGTATATAAAAAATCAAGCTTGTTAGTTGATGATACATCAAACTGTCTTCGTTTTATGTTAAAGAGAGTATCTATGTATCCAACCGTCCAACTAGTATTCTTCAAACAGTCTGCAACTACTTCTTGGAGGTTTTTAGAGGTCTCCTCATATTTAAGAACGCTTATTCTGCTCAATTCATGTTGAAGAGATCTGCACTCAACTTGTACAGTATCCATTTCACTGCTAAAAGACTTGGTTCTTTTAGTGATAATAAACCAAATCGTAAGCCCATAGAACGCTGTTTTAATTAGGTACCAGGGTTTTAGTAAATCTACAACATGGTTTCTTTTAATTATGCCATCATAGGTTGCTTTAAGCGGAATAGAGAAGGAGAGTTCGTGAACGCTGCTTCCATGATTTAAAGTTACAGTTGGATTCAGAACTTCATCAATGTTGGCTATTTTAGTCTTGTCTGGCTTAGCAAGGGATAAGCGTATGTTTTTTATTTCTGTGTCCTTGCGAATAGTTATCAATTTTTCACCTTCTTATCGATACTTAAATCTGAAAGTGAATCTCAGTTTGCATTTTCCGGTCACTTTTAATCGGTTTTTTCCGTAATCCAATTTAATATAATTGTCATTAAAATCATCATATCTTTCATTCCCATATAAAGACGATTCAATTGTTTCTTTGACGCCATTCACTTTAACAATTTCTCTGTCTTTTAGATTGCTGAAAATAAAGGGGGCAGTATAATCACTTAGGTTCTCGATTTTCACATCGCCATCGCCAATTTTAAGAATTTCAACAGTGGGGTAAATCGCAACATCGCCTTTATTATGGAGTTCAATGATTTTCATTTCTGATGATATATCAAAGGAATGGGTACTTGTGTTTCGACTGTATGCATAAGGGGAGTTGCATTTCATTGTTAAACGAACATATCCATGTCTAGCCGCATTATGGACTAAATCACTGGTGTCCACGGGCATTGCATAATACACAATGTCTAAATTTTCACTGAACGCTAAAGGCTTGTAATCATCAACATCTAGCCAGCGCTTAATTGCTCTTATTTTTTTCTCATCATAATTTTCACCAACATAAAAGTTTAAAGGAAATTGTTTTGCTTCTCTTTTGACACCTTCAGTGTACGGTTCTGATCTTCCTTTTACATAAGTTTCATTAACTGATCGTGAACCCAAAAAAGATTCCTCAACTAACCCAGACTCTGTATTAACGTTTTCTACACCGTAGTCGATCGACTTTACGTTATCAAACATGAAATATTGGCTCTGCCTAATCAATTTTTCACCCCCAATATAAATAGAGCCGGCAATCTTAGCCGGCTCATGTGATGTTGAAATTTAGTCCAGTATTTTTAAGCCCATTTGCTAATTGTTTGTATACTAAGCTTGCAGTCTCTTTAGCATTACTAGCTTCTGTTACATTAATTGTGATTGAGTTCTGATTGTTTGATGTATTCCCTTGAGGTGTAGAAGGGGGTACAGTAGGTGTCGAGAAGTTTTTAAGAGTTGGAAAGCCTTTAGTTAGATTTGTTTGACTAGAAACCGCGGCGTTCATAGCAGGTGTGACAAGAGCAATACTCTTACTTAAAACATCTGAAATTTTACCAGGTTGACCCCATTTAGAGGTAGTCTTTGTTGAACTATCGGTGGACGTTTGACGAACTTGTTTCACAGCTTCCAGCATGTTTTCAGTATCTGTCTTGTTTAAAATAAGTTCCTTGTCATGTAAGAATGCGAGCTTTCCTGCTCCAAGTCCCGTGCCTGTATATCCACCAGAAGCAAATGATGACACCTTTTTACCTGTTGTATTACCAGTTGTAACGGTATTTAATGCACTGGCAGCGTCCTTAAGCTTATCAATCAAGTTATTGGAAATACTTTTCCCAATCGACTTCATATTCTCGTTTATGAACTTGGTGAATTCATTAAGCTGTTTAGCGATATCAGTGATTTTACCATCCATAAGCTTATCTTCAAGCTTTTTGAATGCTCGTTCATCATTTACCAGGTCATCGTACTTGTTGTTAATTGATTCCTCATCTTTATCAAGCTGATCCTGGAGGGCTTCTTTCCGTTTTGTGTTGCTGCGATCTTTTATATACTCATCCAAAGCTTCCTGTTGTTCTTGAAGTTGTTTCTCTAGGTCTTTGACTTGCGATTTAGCCTCAGAGGAGTCGTCCATGGAAAGTTTACTGATCTTATCTTTTGTTTCCTGTATTGCTTGGTTTTTCTCCTTCAATTCCTTTTGATATTTAGCTTCTTCGTCTTCTTTGTCGATCTCATCAATCTTATCTTGTGTCGCTTTCTGATGGGCTTCTAACTCAATATCCCGCATTTTTTCGTACATCTCTTTGTAGATGGATACAACTTCATCAGCCAATGATTTATAGATGTCCTTGATCGACTTCTTGGTGTTATAAAGCTCAAGGTTAAAATCTTTCTGTTTATCTTTCCAGTTTTCGATTTCATGAGTGATCTGTTCCTGGATGTCAGGGAAACCTTTCGCAGCTTTCTTTTGCTCTTCAAGCTGTTTGATATATTTTTTGGCTTCCTTTTGTTGTTGCTGAATGAGCTTTATCTGCTTGCTATAGTACTTAACCTTGTCCTCATCTTCTTCAGTCATTGAAATTTTATTATCAACATCTTTAATTTTCCCTTGGGTTTTAGAAGATGACTTTTCAATTGACTTAAGGGTCTCATCAACTTTAGATTGGACAAGTTGCTTCTGTAGCTCACGAACCTGATCTTGAACAGAAATTAAATCTAGCTTGGCTTGTTTAAGCTCTTCTTGAAGCTGGGCACGTTGAGCGGAGTTTAATGCTTTATTTGTTTTTATTTCTTTTTGAATCCAATTAACTTTTTGTTGTTGGATTTTAGCTTGTTCTGCAACAGCTTTTTTCTGATCAGAGGTGTATTTGCGGAATTCCTTGCTGTCAGAAGTGTATCGGTTAGCCATTGATTCATCTTTAGCTATCCGAACATCAAAATCCCCAATTCTTTTATCAAACTCATCGAGTTTGGATTGAACTAGTTCATACTGAAGTTCTTGAATCTGATCATTGACTGAATTTATATCTCCTTGAAGGGAGAGAAGATCAGATTTAGCCTGGGCTATCCCTTGTTGCCGTTCTGCCTCAGCTTGTGACGCATCTGAAATAGAAGTTCCAATACCTTGCATGTACTTTTCAGGATCGATTGTTTTTCCATTTTGTTCGATCTGTAAATGAAGGTGGTTTCCAGTTGAGTTCCCTGTGCTACCAACTTTACCAATAGTTTGACCGGCTTTAACTGATTGACCTGTTTTAACAGAAGGAGTGTTAAGCATGTGCATGTACTTGGCAACTGTTCCATCATCTTGTTTAATAACAACCCAGTTACCTGCAGTTTTACTGTAGCCAGCAATTTGGACTTTACCACTTTGAAGAGATTTAATTGCTGTACCTGCTTTTGCAGCAAAATCAGTTCCTTTGTGTGGGGAGGAGCGGAGACCAGATTCCTGTTGTCCATATTTGGAGCTTACTCTAAAAGCGCTATTATTTGTATAATAGCTGGCGATTGAAGAAGTGGCAGATGAGAGCGATTTGCTATAGTTGGACATGATCTTCTTGACGTAATTCTGTGTTTCTTTAAAAGGAGGGATACCGCCATATTTAATTACGTTACCAGGCCCAGCATTATATGCAGCCAATGCTTTTTCAACATTACCGCCAAACTTTTCAAGTTGTTGGGCGAGGTACTTTGTTCCACCCATAACATTTTGATAAGGATCGTAAGCGTTATTTACTCCTAAGCTTTTTGCTGTTGCTGGCATCAGTTGCATTAATCCCATGGCACCTACACCAGACCGTGCTTTAGCATTAAAACCTGATTCTTGCTGAATTACAGCTGCAATAAGGGCAGGGTCAACATTGTATTTGCTAGCTGCTGAATTTATGTAGCTTGAATACTTGCCTGAATATGATCCACCAGTTGAGGAGGGGGTTCCACCAGAAGAAGTTGTAGAGGTTACAATACCGTATTGAGTAATGTTACCGGATTTAATTTGATCTTTAAGTAGCTTAGCTTGTTCCTGCATAAGCTTTTTCTTTTGCTGAAGTGCTTTAATTTCTTTCTTGATTGCATCTCGATATTTCTGAGAGTATTTAGGATAATCATTGACCTGCTTGTTGTACTTGTCAATCTCAGCATTAACTTTTTCTAATGCTTCCTTGTATTTATCAACAACATACATGGAAGTCTTGGTTTCTTCATTGGCTTTTTCTTGTTGATCTGTCCAATTCTCCAATGATGTTCCAGCTTCAATAAGTGCCTGTTTATTCATTTCTTGTGTACTGGTGGCTTCTTCAGATGCAGAAATATAAGATTCTAAAGCTGATTTAACGCTTTGCATTGCTTCAATTTGACTATTGGAGTATCCACCAGGTTGAAGCATTTTCTCTTCAAGCTTTTTAAGTTCTTTTTTTGCATCTGCAACATTATTAATTGACTTAACTTCTAGGTCTGACAGTTCGGCCTCAGACATATCAAGCTTTCGTTCTTTTCGTAGCTTTTTCAGGCTGTCAATCCGTAAGGTATCAGCGTTTAAAGTTTTGATAGCGTTGTTAACTTCTGTTTTCATCAATTTATTGCTGTAGCTAACCATGTCGTTATAAGCATCAAGTTTAACTTTTCTTTGTTTGATAACTTCATCACGGTTAATTTTCACAACGCCATTTTCGATGCTAATAGCCTTGGCAAGTTCCTTATCTTTTTGAATAAGGGTATTAGCTTCATTTGCAGAAATACTTTTACCTTCAGCCATTTTTTCCAGAAGATCATTGAGAGGAGCTACTTGATCTTTGGTGTTATTAAAAATATCCCCATTTAAGGCATCTTGAACGGAATCGAACTGCATAGCATCTGACATTTCTTTAATAGCTGCCTTAATATCATCAACACTATTTGCATCCAGAGCTTCTTTTAGCTTCTTACCAAAATCTTCTGCCTCGTTACCTGCTTCTGCCAGCGTCTCACCTAAATCACCAACTTCAGATTTGACGGAAGATAAGCTCTTATCTCCATCTTTTATGTTCTTCTGTGCTTTGTCGAAGCTCATTTTAAAAACATCAATAGAAGAATCGGATTTGGAGTATGTTTCTAAGAGACTTTGAAGATCTTTTTTTGCGTTATCGAAAGCTTTTTCATCGCCTGAATCTAAAGCTTTTTGCATTTTTTCTTGAAGCTTTCCTAAAGAAGAGGAGAATTTTTCTAATTCTTCAGGATCTAAATCATCTTTTAAGTTAAGTTTGTTGACAACATCACTAATACTCGTCTTTAAAGTATTACTGATATCAATTGAACTATAAGCATTTGCAATTGAAAGGACGCTATCTTTAACTTTAGCATTTCCACTCTCAATGTCAGATTGAGCTTTGAGCATACTTTGTTTAGCTTTATCAGCAGCAATCTTATAGTCATCGTCATCGGCAATGAGATCCCATTTAGGTCTACCTTTATCATTGTAGTCAGCTATTTGCTTGTACTGCTTTAATTCATCCTTAGACTTTTTAATTTCCTTAGAAGCGTCTTCGAATGTTTTCTTTGCACTGTCTCTTGTTTCTTGTTTCTTTAAAGCCAAATACTCTTTAGTATTCTCAATCGCTTTTTCAAGCTCTTTATTTGTCTTAAGAATTGCATTTCCTTGAGAATCATAGCCTTTAACTAATGCAGGGAAAGTTTGTGCTAATTGCTGAGTGACTTGAAGGTATTCTTGCTCTTCATCTGAAGTTAGAGATCTGGACTCTTTAACCTTTTGAAGCTCTTTATATTGCTGTATTAGTTTATCAGTGGAATCCTTATTAGTTGTAATTGCTTCGACATTGGTTTGCTGGCTCTGCTCAAAATCATCTTTAGCTTTTTTAGCTTCTGCAAAAGAAGAAATTAATGATTCTAGCGCCCATCCTAAAGCAGCAAACGCACCGCCAACTAATGTTGAAACAAGCAACCCTCGAAGAGCAGTTTTTAGAACTCTTGAGGCGACTGCTGCACGAGTCATACCAGCTTCTAGCCCAGCAGTTGCTAAAGTTTCTTGCCCCATTGCACGTGTGCCCAAAATTAGGGTGGTGGCTAATGCGCGGGTATTCTTACTGAGCAAAAGGGTTGCAGTGCTTACTGCAGCTAAAAGGGGAGGTAGGAACCCAACTGATTTGATTACTCCTGTTGAAGCGTTAAGTAAAGAACCTGCTGCTTGAGTGAACTCAATTAATCCATCGCTAATAAAAGCATCTGAAGCAGCAATAGCAAATTCAGTAAAGTTATTTTGAAGCTTATTTACCCTAGCTTGTAGACTATCAGCATATTTTTGTTGCTCGCTCCATGCACTTCCCGTAGAGTTAGCTGCAGTTTTTGCCGCATTCTGAGCAATAGAGAAGTTGTTCATCATTGCATTAAAACGGGATAACTGATAAATACCAGCTACTCCAATTGAAGTATTTTGCTTTTGAGCATCAGTAAGAGTATCCCACTTACCAGCAACTTCACTAATTAAATCACTTGCTGATTTAGCTTCTCCACTAGCTGTTTTAACAGAAATACCGATTTCATCTAACGCTTTAATTGAGCTTTGATTATTCCCAATTCGAGCGAAAATTGTCTTTAGAGAGTTACCGACGATATTCCCTGATTCACGTGTTGTACTAGCAATTGCGGTTGTGTAACCAATAAGATCATTTAACTCGACCCCGAATGTAGAAGCAGTTGAACCTGCTTTCCGGATAGAATTCGCTAGATCGAGTGTTGTAACAGCATAGTTATTATCAACCTCATTTAATTTATCTGCAATTGATATTGAATCATTGGCTGCAATATTAAAGTTGAGCATTGCTGCCGTAAGAGTATTAACTGTATCATCGGGAGTTAAATCGGAGACATTTTGAAGAACTTGAGCAGTTTTCGTTAACGTGGAGAGTTCACTTTCATCGAAGCCCATTCTCCCAAAATCGCCTGTCATTTGGAGAATATCTGTGATTTTATTTGAAAGTGTATCACCTAAGTCAATAGATTCTTGGAGAAGTTCATTATATTTATAGTCCGGCTCGTTCATAACACGGCGGATATTTGTCATGAGCGTATCAATTTCAACTGCCTGGGATACCATTTCTTTAAGTCCAGAGATAGCCCCATAGAATAAAGAACCGGAGATTAAATAGGTGGACATGCTTTTGAAGGTTTGGGTTAGTTCTGCTCCAAAAGAAGAGGCTTGATTAGCAGCTGCTTGAGCGCTGGAGGCTAATTCTCTAAATTGCATATTCAAGCTTTGAATTTGTGATCTGATATTATTGCTTCCAGTGCTTACATTAAGACTATTTACTGCATTCAAATAATCTTGAACAGCTTGTCTATTACTAGAGCCCATTGAACTGCCGTACCGTGTATTTAGGTTTTGGACATTCACTTGTGCCTGTCGCTGATACAATTCAATAGTTTTCTTTAATTCGTTGTTCTTAGCAACTGCCGCAGATTTATCATCTAACATCCTTATCCTATTTTGCAGTGCTTCAATTTGTTGAGCGGATTGAGCTGTGTTTATTTTTCGGCCAAGAGATGAGATGGTCGTATCAGTAACAATACCTTGCTGTCTAAGCTTCTCTAGATCTTGCTTAAGCTGCTCAATTGCTCTCCTTTGTTGATCATAATTAGTTGTAGTTTTTGAAGAGGTCGAATTAGTTTTAGGATCGGTTGTATAAACAATATCATCGAACCCTTGACGATTTTTCTGCACAATCTTTGTTGGTTGTCCTTGCAGATTTCTCTGCACAGTCTTTTTTTGAACCTGTCCTAGTTTCTCAGTGGCCTGTGTAAGCTTGTTAACCTCTTGAGTTTCTTGCTTTAGAGCAGTATTGCGATTATTGATTATTTTCGTTTCGCGTTGAAGTATTTCACCATTCTTCTTATATTGCTGGGTGAGTTTTTCAACCGATCCGTCAGCATTCTTAATTACTGTTGAGGTTTCTCTAACTGTTTGATTATAGGATTTTAGGTTTTTCTGATATGCATCGACAGCAGAGGAGAATTCTTGCAGAGCTTTTAAGGTTGTAGAATCAATATTAGTATTGAGCTTGAGGGAATTGAGTTTCTTTTCCAGAGATTTAATTTGCTGATTTAACTGTTCGACAGTTTTGGATGAGGTATCAGCTTGTGGGGTTAGTATAATTTTGAGGTTTTGACTCAAGTAAGAATCACTTCCTTTCAGTAGGGGAGAGGACAAAGAAAAAAGCCACTCAGTTATTGAGCGACTTTGTTTGCTTTCTTAATAATTACATCCATAACACCATGCCAATATTCTGCATTCTTAAGTGCTTGTTGAATGATATTGCTATCTTTCTTATACCCCTGAGTATTATACCCTTCAACTTCTTGTGTGGGGAGAAAATCGATGTAATGGATAGGTTTACTTAGGTCTTCAACAGTAATCTTTAGCGTGACGGATTTGACCATTTCATTTTGTATTGAAGAGGCAGACAACCCTCCAAGTGCAGCTCCAATGCCTCCAGCTAACAGGCCACCAGCTACAATTCCCGATTTTGATACTTTAGAAATTATTTGATTGTCCAAAGTAATTTCGGATTCAATAATATTAGAAAAAGGGATTGTGTATTCTTCAATATGTTCATCTCTATTAAGCTGATATATTTTCACAAGAGAATCAGATTCTTTAAAAGCAATTTTAGTTTTGTAAGTATTAAAGAAATTGTCTGGATTAAAACCAACGTCGAAGTGCTTAAGTGTTTCCGCATTTTCTTTTAGTTTATCTATATGTTTTTGGCTTTTAATTTTATAAGGTTCAAGTGCTAATAGGGCTAATCCTGCAATTATTAAGCAAATTCCCATGCCTCTCCAGCCATCCATTAACAAAAAGAAAAGACAGAATAAAAAATAGCCACCATAAGCCATTAACTTATATCCCATTCAACCACCGCCGGTATCATTTTCCTACATTATACCACTGTTGCCAAAAGTTTAGAACAGAGTGGGATGAATAGAACGTGCCTTTACCTGCTATCTATTGTTATAAAAATGGCTCTCTAATATATCAATATTAAATTCCCTTCACTAGAAAGGGAATAGTTTATATGTCCTATTGTGATTATTGGATGTCATTCACTTATGAGTAAATAATATTACCTTAAAATTGCTAAAATGTATAGAATTGGACATAGATTATATGTTATGGTTCTAATTGAAAGGAGGGACATATTATAAAATGCCTACAACAGGTTTGATCAACATAGAAGGCTCTATTATCAATCAAAAAAGGAGCTGTTACTATGGGGAAATTTAAAAAAACACTTTTTTCTATTTTGGGTTTCGTGTTAATTCTGTCATCTTTCACATTTGCCACTGGAAGTAAAACAGCAAGTGCAAGCGAAAAGAATGAGATCAATTCAATTCAAGAATATCAAGATTTGCTTTTAGTTACACTAAAAATCTCTAATCCTCAAGATGAAGAACAATTAGAAAATGCAGTAGATCAGTTCAATTCTAAAAACGAATTCACCGAAAAGGCTTTGACAAAATATTATGTTGAAACTAACAGCAAAACAATATTACCGAATGTTGACAACACAAAAAAAGAACTTGATATTGATAAGTACATCCAATCAAACGTTGATATAGGTCAATTCACCACACACAAACTTAACGAAAACATCTCCGTTACATTCACAAATACTCCAGTTTACTTCATTGAGTTTACCACCGAAGAAGAAACACCACCAACTTCATCCGATGTTGAAATAGCAGCAGCAAAATATAAAAACACAAAAACATACACACATAGCTATACGGCCAAAAACTTTTTAAATATGAAGCTTTTCACAGTTAAGACAAAGGGGTATTTCCAATATAATGGTACCGATGTTAAACCGAAGTTAAATGATGCCTGGTATACAAGAGGCTTCTTGTCCATCTGGCAAGTTTCCAACTGGCAAAAGAGCACATATAAAAAAGGATCTAATTACGCTGAGGTTTACGGAAGAGGAAATTTCCACTTTGGTCTCGAAATTAATGGTTATGGCTTGGTAGTCCAAGATCAATATATCAAAGTTTATTTAACAGGCAATAAAAAAGGAACAGTTTATAAGAAAACAAGCGTAAAATAAACAAAGGAGGTGATATTTTATTATGAAACAGTTTTTTCTTTCTAAGACCTTCGCATTTTCATTTCTCTTTTTTGCTTTGTTTTTCGGATTTCAATTAAACACTGATGGATTACAAGTCATTTCAATTTTGAATTTGTTGTTGGTTAGCTTGATTTGTTCATCGGCGTTCACCTTTATCGTACGATTATTCAAAAGTAAAAGGCCCATAGCGAATTAGCAACAGAATTTAACCAAATGAAGAGGAACGCTTAATGCATTCCTCTTTCTTATTTTATGTAGTGTTTATATTCAATACATCCTGACACTCCTTTAATTTTATTTTTTAGAAGAGTGGTAAAAGATTCACTATGAATAAAAAAGACATCAGTTAAGATGCCTTTCCTTTAACATTCTCATCTTTAACCTGTTCAAGCAGACTCTTTAAATAAACGGCGCTAATTCGTCTACGTGTTTCCCTAGCTATCATTTTCAACAATACTAATATTATTAATGTTGTTACAATGAAAGCCCACCAGAAGTTAACCTCTAAATAAAACTTTGCTGAAAGTGCAATTAAAGCAACAATTGCTGCAAAGTATTTTGAGTGATCAAATTGTGATTCGACTTTTGTTGCTTTTGCAATGCCATAAAATAAACCGTCATTGTCAAGACTTCTTAAAAGATCTAACATATCAATAGAATTCCCTTCAGACTTTATTGAAAAATTCGATTCTATAAACTGATGAAATTGCTCTTCAGATGAAGTTAAGAAAAAGTGTTTAGCGTCTTCTTTGGTCCATTCTTTAACATCTTTATACTTTATCTCGATTTTTTTCTTAAATGGCCACATTATCATTAATCACCTCAAAGTGATTATCGACTAAAATGGGGAAATTTTAACAATCTTTTATACTTAAGCAAAATCCCTCAGATGAGGAATCTTGATTCTGCATAAAAGAGGGATTTTATGCTGAATTGAATAGAATTTCTCTAATGGTTAACACTAAGCTCAAATTATCAATTGGAGGAGATATCGTGAAAGTAATCCATGGAATCAGAGTATATGAAAAAGGAGAAAAAGTCTTTTTTGAAACTGAAATGCCATCCATTCCAGAATACATGTATTCTAAATTCGGGTGGAAAATTATCGAAATAGATGGTAAGAACTATTGGGCTCCGATGGAGGAGGAAGAATATATACATATTGTTGCAAAATATTTAGGGATTTCACCGAGTGAAGTTGATTTAAACTTAGTTCATTGTGGAACGATGGGGGACAATGGTTGTTTTGGAGATTGTACCGGAAATAGATTTTGTAAAAGGTGGAGCACTGGAGATTCAACAGGATGTATTTGTGGTGCTTAAAACTAAACAAATATTTGATTTTTTTCTTCTTCAAAATCCCGTAAATCATAATGTTTGATTGTTGTTGAGACATCTTCATGATGAGCTACATATTTGCTTATCAATTCAATTTTGATTTTCTTAACTTCTAGGAGATAAGTGATGCACGAAGCTTTAAAGAGGTGGGGGTTTATACGTCGACCAAGGATGTCTGATAACACATCAGAGCAAAAATAATCAGCCCAAGACTCTGACATCTGTTTAGGCTCTCCGCCATACTGAGTAGTGAAGAGGTATTCATGATCATAGCCACGTTTTTCATGCCATAAGCGAAGATACTCCAGTGCTTCTGTGTTAATCATGTACTCAAGAGGTTTTCCTTCACCTTTACCTTTTCCAAATACCTTATGACTCATCACGTATGACTGACCCTCTGGAACAGGGTAATCTAATATTTCTGTTTTTAACTGTATGAGTTCTGCTCTTCGCCCGCCAACATTAAAGGCAGTAGCAAGCCATGCCATCCCCAAATAATTTTCGTCCTCTTTTAGGGCGTCCATCATCAGTTTATAATCATCATATGTAACTTTAACTTTTTCATAGGTAGTGGTTTTAGGAATAGCTGGAAGCCCGCGGGTGAAATTTCTGAATTTCTCATAATTATGATCATCTTCTGCAACAACATTTTCGATATAATTATTTAACGATGATACACCGGCTTTTTTTAAAGCAATCCCACTTGAAGACATCCCACGATTCTTTAAGAAACTTTGATACCTAATGAAATCACGCTTTGAGATCTTATAAAGTTTTTTCCCGTTAAGAGAGGTATGTACCCACCAAAAGAATTGGCGAAGGGAGGAGTAATACTGCTTTCGTGTTTTATCTCTAAATGAATGAGCATCTAAAAACTCTTGAACCAAGTTTCTGTGCTCTTCATCTACTTGCTCCCACATTGATTCCGTGACCTCGGGGAGTTTTATTGCTCGAGATCTGAGCATATTCTTTTCAATTGGTTTGGTCATTAATTCACCACCATTAGTCTGTTTTAATACCATCTGCTTTTAAATCTTTTTTTAGCGCTGCGGTTAATCGTCCATCTCTTAAGGTCTCAGAGGTATTCTTCATAAAAGGACGAGGGTTACCGTATCCATATCCATATGAATCAGGGTATGTATACCCCTGCCCGGTTTCAATAACTGTAGCAATGTCTTTTCCATCATCTTCTCTAATATTGTCCAATGACACCCCGTTGCTTTCGTTGGTGGTTATAAAGGCATCTTTAACTTGTCCTGTGCGTTCATAAAGTAGGGGATCATATGCACCGTAAACATCTTCAACAATATGCTCTTGTCCTGTTTTTACCATAATTTGTTTCACATTAGAGGAAGACTTATGAATTGATTGAATTGCAGCTTGTTCAACCATAGCTTTGATATCTTTAATTGTTTTCGCCACTAACTTCACCAGAACCAGTCTCTATTTCTTCTACCTTTTCTAGAATAAGCTTGTTGATTTCCTGGTGGCTCATAGTTAACAAGTCTTCAGTGATTTTTTCTAAAACTTTTGTTGCATCTTTAAGTTTCTTCATACTTTCTTTTGGAAAACTGTTAATAATCATAGGGAAGAATTCGGAATCTACAAGCTTAAGGTACCATTTAACTTTATTTTTGATGTCATTAGGAATCCCCAAATCTGAAAATTCTTTGACAATAGAAAAGAATACCCATTGAACAGTGTTGATTTTACTAAAATCAATACCTTTATCTTCAGCTTTTTGTTGATCAGAGATCATTTCAGTTAGCATTTTTGTTAACCGAGAAGGAGAAAAGTATGGGTAGATGAATACATGTACATCATCGGTTAATTGGACTTTTTCTTTCTTGTCGTACTTATTGACACTTTCCTCAATTAAACTTAAATTCAATTTTTTTGATGCCATTTAATATCCTCCTTAATATCCTCATTTTGAGCAAACAATGATAACGTGTTTATTCTGTAGATAAGGTAACTGAAGTATAGGCTTCCCCAACAATTTCTTGATATTGTTCAGGAGTAATTAAGTTATTGTCTACTCCTTCTTTGAGTTCTTCCTTAGTTACATCATCGTAATAATAAGCTTCTTTAACCTGATCAAGAGTTGCCCAGTTTTTGTTTAGGGCTATAACCCAAAAATTGCTCATGCTGTTGTCCCATCTTTCAAGTTTTTAACTTCATTTTGTAAATTTAAGATTAGGCGATTTTGTTTTAAGATTAAAATTCTGGCTTCAGCTAGTGATTGTCCAAGTAATTCCACATCAGAAGGTTCTTCAGGGAGTGGTGAGAGGCTGTCTATGTATTCTTGAGAGGCTGTTTCAATCCAAACTTGTTTTGATAAATCAAATCGTGGAAGGTAATAGGAGGGAGAGTCAGGTAATGGAACAGAAGTGCAATTATCGGGAAAAATATAATCTCCCTTTTCATCCATTTCAGTTACAACTAGGGGTTCAACGAACATAAAATTTTCGTCATATTTATAGACTTGTATCATGCCTTACCTCCTAATTCAACGGAACAACTACATCTATGTAGTAACCAGTTATTGCAGCACTATTGTCAGCCGATACCCCACTTAGCTGAAGGTCTCCATTAGGATTTACAAATAATTTGCTTTTGCCAAAAGTTCCACTTACTTCAACAGACTTAACAGCACCTTGCGTTGGAGAAAATTCAGTTGGAATAGAAGCAAATACTACATCTCGGTTAGTTACAACGTGCCCACTAAGCTGTAAAGTTCCAGCTACTTTACGATATAGAAGTGGCCTAGAACCAGTCTTTGCGCCATTTTTATATGTAACGCTTAACCAAGGCACATTATCAATTTCACTGCTACTTATCAATCGTTCCCAGCTTGACCATGCTCCGTTTATCAATGATTTTCTGTAAGTCTTATTATCATTAGTCAGAACAATAGCTTGACCATAAAGTTTATCAGCACTACATGTCCAAAATCCCCGCCCATTACTTGGAGGTGCCTCTAGGGCAGCCTTATCATAACCGAAATATGTTAAAGTAGGGGAATTCAAAAGTTCAGAATGAAAGTCGCTTGTTATAGAAACTAGCGGTTGTCCATCGTCGCCTGATATTTTTGTTAATTGAGCCGAATTCCATTTGTTTCTTTCAGCATTGGTGATATGGCGCTCATTATCTTTTGTGTGTGCATCAAATTCTAATTTTGTCGCTTGTTTATCATTCGTAAGGTTTCCTAACCCGACCTGAATTGCAGTTACTTTATGAGGATTGTTTGTGTTCTGAGAATGTGCGTCAGTATACTTTTTGGAATTACTTTCAGCTGCATTCCAAGTGGTTCTTTCGGCTGCTGTTATATGAATAATTGTATCTTGAGCATGTTGATCAAATTCAGTTTTAGTTGCTTGTTTTTCATTCAGGACATTTGCTAAACCAACTTGGCTTTTAGTTACAGAATGGGGGTTGAGAGTATCGTTTAGGTGTTCGTCAAATTCCTCTTTAGTTGCTTGGACATTATTTAAAACATTGCCCAAACCAACCTGCTCTTTGGTGACTAAATGAGGATTAGACTTATCATCAGTATGTTTCTTGAGCTCATTCTGTTGATACTCCATAAACAAATTTGTTTTTTCTGTTAAAGTTTGTTCGTGCTCAAGCATATGTTTTTCAGCTCTGTCATTAGATTCCCTTAATGAGTTGATCTGAATATTGTTTTGTTTGAGTTGTCCAACGTATCTACTACTACTCATCTTAACTCACCGCAATCCCTTTAACAGTTACATCACCAGTAACAGAAACAACTTCGAACATAACTTTAAACAATCCAGCAATGTCAAAGTCCCAATACTCATTAGTATTTAAAGTACTGCTTCCAAGTTGGAAATCTGTTTTATTGGTGCCACTAAGTTCAGTTTTTTCGCCATTTTCATCAACTGCATAAAACTTTATTTCTCGTGAAGTTGAGGAACCGGAGATCTTAACAGTAAGTTCCCGAAAATGACCAACTACAAATTCTTCACCTTCAGATGGGGAAGTTGTGGCTTCGTGAAATGTAAATGAAGTTTTGTCTGGAATCGTGATTACGACATTTTCAGTCGTTTCTGTCAACAACTCCACCTCCTTAATTTGAATAAAAACTGTCTTTTATCTAGAAAAACAAGAGGGGAGGACTTATTCAAAAAGCCCATCCTCTTGTAGCTTATTCCATATACCTTCCCAAGCTGGGGTAGAAGAAGGAGATGACTGAAGCGAACTTAAAGGTTCGTACTCATTGAAGTCGCCTTCAAAACGCTGCTTGAAATCATCAACACTGATATAGGATCCATCTGATAGCAATAGGAATTTTTGTTCCAGGCCATCAAATTGTTTGAACAAACCACATACTTCATCAAATGTCATTATTCCATCCCCCAAACAACGATTTTTAACCCAGTTAGATCAACTGTACCGGCTGCTTTAACGGTCAGATGTATTTTTGGGGCAGTAAAAGTTAATTGTTTTTGCAAAGGGTAATTCTGAACAAAGGCAATGCTGTTGAATAGAACAGAATTATCATTACCTGATGTAGTTGCAGAATAAAATGGGATGTTTTTCGGTACGGAATAAATACTTGCTAAAACTTTGCTGTTTGAGCTGTCTGTTTGAGTTGTGTACATAGCAACACCGTAAGTTCTGAAAACACCAAGTGAATCGATTAGATCAACTGTATAAGACTTAGTTGCACCTGTAGCTACGGTATCAGCATCAGTAACAACAAATTCAGAATAGGATTTTTGAACTTGGGTTTTAATTGCTGCAGTGTTTTTAACCAAAACAGGGACAGAAGCCGTATTAGTTATATTTACATCAAGTGCAGTGTTGGCCACATTAACATTAAGAGGCTGGTCATTATTTAGACCAACCTCCAAGGGGACAGTGGAACGTTCAATTGATACAGCTGTTATGGGATTACCTGTCCCATCATCTTTTGCAGAGGTGTATTTATCACCGTCCTGGTTTAAAAAAGCAATAATAAACGCCTCCTTAATTATTCAGTTGTTCCGCCAAGATCTGAACTTTGAGATGAGCCAGTTCCTTCATCACTAGTGACAACGCCCTTTGTCCCATCAGCTTTACGTTTCACACGAGCAAAGTTACCGATTTTTCCGTTATTATCAGCAAGGGCTCGATAGCCGATTTCCGGAGTGTATGCATTTCCTGCTTCAAATGACATATCTGCTTCACCAGAGAAGTTTACTTTAGGGAGCTGAATATAAAGGTCACTGTAGATTTTTGAAGTCTTAGGATCGTATTCAATTGTGTGAATTTCAAAGTAGTAATTCTCAGAGAATTTTTCACCGTTAATTTCAACAGTCTCGGCTTCAACTTCAATTTGATAATGAACTGCTAAAGCTTCACCCTTGGTTGCAAAGGTATCGGGCACAGTAACTGTTTTAGATGCAGCGTCAACTTCAATTTGATCTCCATCTTCGTTAGTTAATGAAACTTTAGACAATGGGAGATATGAAAGGGTAACTGTACCAGTATCACTAACATTTAGGCTTTCATCTTCCCACACAGAAATTGTTTCGTTTTCAATTTTTACGCCTTGCTGCATTGCCATGAAATCAAGATCAAAGAAAGCATTTCGGACATTACCCGATACTTCTTTACTTGAATTAATAACATACAGGTCTCGGTTACCCCATCCGCCTTTTAAAAAGTCTTGTTGAACTTGTTGGGAAAACTGAGTCATTTGTGTAACACCTGAAGCAATAACCTTATTATCGCTCAGACGTTTAGCTGTAATTTTTCCAACTTCATGGATTACTGTTTGTTTTGCCAAATTGTTTCCTCCTAAATAAAAATAAAAAGAGACTAAAGTTAATTAGCCTCCAAATAATTGCTCGATATTTTTAGCATCTTTAGTGCTCAGGTGATAAGACTCTTCCTTGTAAAGATTAATGTGACTGCTCCAATCACTTACTTTGACATCAGGAGAGACGGTAGCAAAAAGTGTGGTTGTGTTATAATTCATAACTTCAGCCATCCTGTAGAACGACAAATATAGTTGATACATCGTCATTTCAGATATTTCTTCATACGTGTATCCGTTAAATGCAGCAACACAGCTTACTATATCCTTTAAATCACTTTGAGAATCTTGTTGCTTGAGTGATTTACTTATATCATGGAACTCCTGAAGTTCATCATTGTCAACGACCTTGTCTTCAGTGATACAATGCATGTCTAGTATTAGTTTTCGGAGACGGGGAAAATTATGTTTTCCAATCAACGATAGGGAATCCTTGTTTATCAATACTTTTGAAAAAACTTTGAAATAAGCCTCGTGAAAATCAGGGAGTACCGAATGTACAATTTCATAAAGATCTCTCTTTTTCATTTCAATGATAAATGGGTCAAGCGAGCCATCCTCATTAAACCTAGAGTATTCTTTAATGAGACTTTTCTTATTCATCCTCAACATGCTTAGTTCTTTGGTGTAGAGAGGATAATCTTTTAAGCGGATGAAATCAATCTCACCTATTTCAGTCTGGATCGGTTTTCCTAAGAAAAAGAAATCCTTTAACTCATTCATTTATTTGCTCCAAAAGTAAAGATCATCTTGTAGCCCAAGTATCCGTCAGGGGGATTACTAATAAGCAAACGTTTATAATCTACTGTTACACCAAAACCAGCAATATTTTTATTGAAAAATAATTTTGAAACCCTGTCGATGATTTTCAAACTTCGATACTCAGATATCTCAAATGTATTAATGTGTGTGTATACATCGATCATCAATTCTTGATTTAACAACATAAAGCTTTGATTTGTCGGCTTAGGAAATGCATTCCCTAAATAAATACACATCCTACATAATGGTGAATCCGATAGATCATCTGTTTTAGGTGCTCGCTTGAATATGGTATTGATTATAGCGGGAGAGTCATTTGTGGAGTCATAATAATTTTCGAGTGATTGAACATCTGGATGAGAAGGGGAGAGAGGATCAGTTTTGTAATACAAGAGCCGATTCAGTTCAACATCATCCATAACTAATCTGAAGACTTTTGTCATCTGTTCAACAGTCATGCTCATGTCTTTTCACCAACTTTCTTTTTGGCAACCAATTTTATTGTTCCGTGGTCTCCATAAACTTTAGAATAGTCTATATCATCGACTTGATAATCTTCGCCAAAGAAGGTGAGGGTAAGTCCGATTTTTAATTTTTCATGAACAAGATAAGGAATTGTAATGTTTGCTTGACCATCCGGAAGATTTACCGCCAATTCAGTGCCATTTATTGAAGTTGTCCTTTCGAATATGCAGGGGACTTCAGTTTTTTCACCAGGTACTTTTTCACAAATTGGCTTACCGGTGATTTCGTTAATTTTGCCAGTTTCGATTAGCTTGTCTTCTGAAGTAAGAAAAAATGATGTTCCACATATTTTTATCTCAGCCTTTTTGTAAATCTTATTACTGAGAGGGTGGGAGGTGATGAGCCATGTTTCATCATTAAACTTAACAACTCCGCCACGATAAATGTCAGCAATTTCACCTAATATATATCTTGCAGAACCATCGCCACTAGAGTACTTAGAAGTGATCATTACTGTTTTTTCGATTCCATCAATTGTGACTTTTTCAGATTCAAACCCCTTAAGGCCTTGTTGGAAAATAAGCTTACCATCATGAAGAAGTTTATTATTAATGTTAACCTTGTGGTAATTACTGTAGTCCTTCATTCGAATCACCGTCTGTTACTAAGTTATCCCTAAGTCTGCTTAATTCACCACTTACTGTTAAAATAGTGTCCCTGATTTCTGTGAGTTCAGGATCACTTAGCAGCTTTTTATTAAGGTATTTCTCCAATTTGAAGAGGACTGAATTGTTTTTCTTACACAGTTTATTGCAAACAACATCTAAGTCCTCAAGCTTTATTTGTCCATCTTTATATGCTGATTTAACTTTAATTGTACTCATAGATAATCCACCGCAGCGTTCAATATCAAGCGCTCAATTTCGTCTTTCTGATCTATTACACTTTGTTTAAGTGAATTGAGTTGCGTACTAAAGTTCTTGATCCCCACGTCATTAGTGAAGGGCTGCCACGTATTCTCAAACAAGGTCTTTTTATTTAACAAAAAGATGTATCTCAAGAAGTGTGCAAGAATAAGAAGATCATCCTCAGATAATTCCCGATTAACAGTTTCAGTTGAATTATCAGCTTTTAAATTGTCTCTAAGCCGGTTATTGAAATGAAGGATTGCATTTCGAATTGATTTATAAATGTCCTCTTCTTCTTGAGGAACATCAAAATCGGACGTCTCGCAGTTGTTTAAAAAAGTTTCCCATATTTGATCATAAGATGTCATAAAAATCCCTCCTCTTAGTCAAAGAGAAGGGAAGGATCAGCGACTCCCATCCAATCAGCCAAAACTTTTAATTTGCCTGCAGCAATGTCATCGCTAAATTCTGAAGCAACGTCAATAATAAATTGTTTCTCAGAATCTACTGTGATTTTATCGAGCTTATTTTTTAGTTGAGCAATATTTCCTGTTTTAATCATCTTTTCAATTTCTTCTTTGGTATGGATGTTATTTTCATAAGCCTCCGACTCAACAATAGAATCTTTAATTTCTTTGGTGGTATCATTATCTTCAACAATAACTAATTCACCTTTATCGAAACAAACGCTGTTCATTGTGAGCCATTCAACAACTTCTTTTGGAACTTCTTTAATATCAGCCTTCCCATTTTTACTTCCAGCCCAAGTGTATTGTTTATGTCCGCCATCGCCGGTATACCCAACAAAATAAGACGTACTTCTGTATCGTGCTAACTTAATTTTTTCAGTCAAATTAATATCCTCCTAAAAAATCCTCATATTTTGATTTAGATAGATACTGCAGCTTGTTCTTCAATAATTCCGATTGCTTCTCCAAAAAGAAGGTTAACAGAAGCATCTTGAACAATTTTCATTTTGATTCTTTCATCTTCGATATCTTGTTCTGTCAATTGACGCAGTCCGCCATACTCAACAACAGAAAATGGTTTCTGTGAAACTCCACCTGCAAACATATAACCTTTGTTGACAGGAAGTTCGACTTTACTATTTGTATCATCTGTAAATGGGTTAGTAAGGTTAACAGCAGTTGTTCTGCCGATTGTAGTTGGATTTAGGGCAGTGAGGAGTTCTCCTTTAACTTCTTCTGTTAAGAAGTTCTTAAACGTAGAGTCTGTTCCTTGTTGGAATGCGAAGTAGTCAATGAGAAGAGTGTCAGCGACGAAGATTGGTTTTCCACCATAACGTTGAAGCACGGAAGCTACTTTGTTGTATTGTTGAAGAGTAAGGTTTGAGCCTGTTTGAACATTTTTTGCAGGGATTTTACCAGCTGTAATTGCGCTTGCAGTTAATTGATGAATTTTATCGAGGTACAAGCGGACTTTAGCATCTGCAATATCATTCACCAATTTATTGAAGTAAACAATTGAATCTGTTACCAGATCTAGGGGTTCATAATAAAAACCTGTGGACATAGTTTTCGGAACAGCTGGAACTGATTCTTGCCCTTCAACACGAACTAAATCAACGCCAGAACCAGTAGCAGACCAAATGACTTTTGCCTTATTCTTTTTTGGAATTTTAATTTCTTTAATATTGCCTCGTTTTTCTTGTTGGACATTGGCCAAAAGGGAGAGGAGTTGAGTTACTTTTGGTTTCGCAATTTCATCAGCTTGTTCAACGACAAGGTTATTAAATTGATGGAGCATGGAAGGATCAGGTGTAGTACCGCCGTCACCAAACACTTTCTTAATGTAAGTTTGGATATCAGCTTGATCTGTACCGTCCATTTTGTTATTTAATACACGGCTAAACAAGCCTTTGATTTTCACAGTATCTAATTTCATTTAAAATACTCCTTTTATTGAAATTTATTTGTTATGTATTAGGCCTCGATTACTTCAAGGCGAACAAGCTTTTGACCCATTGTGTAAACAAGGTCATCTTCATTATTTACAACTAGGAACTTAGCAGAAGAATCTGCATAATCCTCATGAGGAGAAGCAGGATCACTAAGAATATACTTTTGAGTAGCAATATCAAAGTGAGCTACTTGACCTTGTTTAACCTCAGTCACTCCTGTATTAAATGAAAATGCAGAAACATCAAAACGGGTATAAGCTGGCTCAAGGATAACAATTCGAGCATGCTCTCCTACACCGTTATAAAAATCTCTCATTGATTCGCCAAGGTAGCGTGCTTCGGGAGATGCAATTAAATATGCTTTTTTTGTTTTATCTGATAGCTTTGAAGCAGTACGATTCCCCTCAGCATCAAAATCAAGTTCAACAAGCATGAAGTTGTCAATGTCTGAACCAGTTACTTTTGCACCGTGAGCAACTGTTTTAATTTTTAAAGAATTCAAGTTTCCAGTAGTATGATTACCTACTTCAGTAAGGGCTTTTTGTAATCTTGTAGCCATATTTTATTCCTCCAAGTTTAAAATTTATTGTGAAAAGCGTGATTCAAAAGAGTCATCGTTAGGGATTAAATTTTCCCGTTTACTTGAAAATTCTCTAATGGTTGTATTTGTTTCAGTAGGAACACTAACTAAATCAACTAACATTGTGTTAAGTTGTAATACAGCTTTTTCTCCTTCTTCATCTTGTTTAACCGAAGCATGGATAAGGTTTTGTACTTCTTCTGTACTGAATTTTTCCTCAGCATTTAAAGCTTCAAATTTCGCTTTATAGAATTCATTTTTCTCATTTAGTTTTTGCTCTAATAAAGTTTTCTCGTGTTTTTCTTTATAAGGCTTCAATTGTTCCACTTCAGAATTTAATTGCACAAGCTTTTCACTGGCAGTGTTGAATTGCTGTTCAATATCTGCCTTATTCTTATTGATTTGGTTTACTTGTTTCGTTAAATCTTTAATCTGTTCATCTTTTTGGTTAAGTTGTGTTTGAATAGGTTCAGGAACAGCTTCCTCCCAGTTACGTGTCATGAATACCTCGGTTTTACTGTCAAAATCAATTGAAACAGTATCGCCTGTTCTTGTGTAATTGTACTTAAAGTATTTGTCATAGCTATTTTCATCTGACCAGCTATACACGTTTACGATGAAATAAGTATCATATACATCTGCAATATAAGATGCTGACTCCTTGTCAAGGGTTGGATCTAATTGGTTATAAAGAAGTGTTCGAACGTCAGAATGAGACAATTCAAACACTTTTCTAAACTTATTCATTTTTTCACCTTCCTCATTATTTTGTCTTGTAGCTGCTTGAGCAACTAATCTTTCAAATTGTTGAATTTCATTAAAGCTAAGAAGTTTGGAAGAATCATAAGCGGGGAGGACAATGTCATGCTCTCCTCGTTTCTCTGAATTTAAAATTGCATGACCTTCGAAATAGATAGGGGACTGTAGGTGTTCAATGCCATCTTGCATAGTGTAATTTGAATAAAGGATCTCACAACTTGTATTAATGTTAATACCCCGACCATACCATTCAAGTAAAAGTTCACATGCATCTTTAAATCGAGAGCTCCAAAGTATTGCATCTGCTGCCAATACTTCTTTTTTACCATCTGGGGTTTCAATTTCAGTTATGTATCCCTCGGATGTAAAGACACCGATTGGGGCAGTATCTCTTTTTACTTCAAGTTCTCCGTGCTTATCTGTGTCTAGATAAGCTTCATGAGTTCCCAATGCATCTGTAGAAGTATTTAATTCATCAACCTCGTAATATTTTGCAACAATTGGTTTATTAATAATTGTTGAAGCAGCTTCAAGAGCAACATCCTTAGAAATTACTGCGTTATTGTGAGAGACATCGAAATCAAAAATGACAAAGCTACATGACAACTTTGTTGGGTCATCTGATGTTTTAATCTCATTCAATTGAAGTTGGCATAGTTTTTTCTTTTGCTTCTTTGTCAAATAATTTCACCTCCCTTCAAATGTGAAGTTTTAAATAGGATTGTCATTACCGTTGGATGTAGCTGACTTCACTGTGTTGTCGTTGTTTTTATTTCCTTCATTTGGGCGGCCTGATTTATTCCCAGTGAAGGTATATGAAGTTTGATAAGGTCTAATTTTTTCTTGGAGTTTCAGCTCTTCAGTTTCATATAGAGTTTGTTCAAGGTAACTTTCCCAAGACACTCCTGCCAAATTATCAACAACGTGTTTAATAGACCAGCCCTTATCATTTAATTTAATTAAGATGTCCATTTTTTCTTTGAGAGTGAGCGGCTTGTCTTTATCGTAATTCATATAGTAATTGTCTTTTTGGGCAGCAGGCAAAACAAGGTTGAATAACTTTTGATAAACCTCTTGTTCAATATCCTCCATTAAAACTCCAATACGCTTATAAAATGTATCCAAGTTTAACGACGAAGTTGCGTAGTTACCCCCATCACCATTTAAAAGGGAGCCGGATAAGCCGTAAGCAGATTGAATATCGCTATTGATATGGTCAAATTTTGCTCCATCTAATCCATCTGCTTTAACATCAGGAAAGTTGATATCAGCAAAGTCAGGGATTGATACTACAGTTACTCCATCTTTCTGATTTTTTTCCAAAGCAGTTTTAACGCCACCATGAATTTTTTGTTTAACTGCTTTAGGCAGCTTCATGTTTGTGTATTCGCCATTACCTTTATCTGTTCCAATCGTTAGAACTGCAACAGCGTTAATAATTTTATTTGCGATGGATCTTTCAACATCTTTAAGCTTCTTTTTATGTAGAACGTCATATAGACCTGGGGTAACCCAAGATGTTCCCAATCCTTGATTTCTCTTTAGCGTTCCTGTGCGTAGTGGAAAAGTTCTTTCTTGTGGCAATTCCTTATATCGATATTTCTCTCGATCTTTTATGAAGTTTTCATAATCGCTTTGTTTAATATAAGGGGAGAGGCTTTTTAACAATTCACTTCTGCGATCATCTTCATATTTAGTGAACATCTCCATGTCAACTACACATACCCAGTCCCCATTTCTCCTAAAAGAGGGGAATACATATTTAATCTCATCAAAGATAAACGGATAGGGACTCTTAGCATCCCCAAGCCATATACCAACAAGAGTGCCAGCTGTAGCTACCTGTTTTAACAGATCCCTAGTAAGTCTTTTGTGTTTAACCTTATGTAAGGATTTATTCAAAAGGGAAATATGCTTATCTGAAGACTTAACTTTATTAAAGGAGTCAATTTTATAGTTGAGGGTAGGGAGGGCTTCAATCAATTCAAACAATTGGTGAATCTCTGCAGTCGAAATGTAAAAATACTCAGCAAGATCTTCAATTTCTTCTTGAAATTCATCGGGGTTAGAAAAATAATTCTTTAATTGTTCGGCCTCAATTTCCGTAACAATGCCATTGGAAAACATATTTGAGATAAAGCCGGAAGCAAATGTAGAAGTATAAGTTGAATAGTCATTCAGCATTTGCTTATACTCTTCAGACTCAATGTCAACTTTATTTAAGGTTACCATGTTTCACCTCATTTCTTTTAAAAATAGACTAGTTCATCTTCAACGTCATATTCAGTTTGTTTGTTTAACTGCCTTTCTAATACGGTGGCAATGTAGTTCCCATAAGCCACTGAGCTATATCTGTCTTTTCGTTTGCTCTTTGGCTCTTTAAGCTTAACTTGTCCGTTATCGCTATATTCAGCTTCTAAGTTGATCATTTCATTTATCAGAAGAGTAATCTGAGCATAGCTTGAAAGGAATTTCCCTTTAACTTCAGGAGATAGCCCTTCATAGCCTTTAAATCTTTTCAGATATTCTTTCCCTTCATTTTCGTTGATAGGAATTTTGATTTTCCCTCGTTTGAATCCATCTTTAAGTAATACAGCAATTTCACTGTTCAATTGTGCATTACCTTTAATGCTATAAATTACTTTTTCGGCATTTTGATAAGTGCAACGCTCAGCCATTCTTTCATCGTTAATACATGAAAATGGCTCATATTCTTTTGCACGTTCTTTATCATATAGAGGCTGGCATAATGCATCATACACACCTAGTCCGATACTCTGAGTATCCAATACAATATAATCACAATCATAATCTTCGTATATTTGTCGAATTCTTGTTGCTTGAGTTCCTGTATGACCGCCTACGATGCTCTCCATGTATACAATATGACGATCATATCCATTGGAGCTTGGAATCAGTCTGAATACAGTGTAAACACTGGCATCATTATCCTTACCGGCCATTCCAGCGATATCATTGCTTACCAGTCTAATTTCTCCTGGTTTCTTGCCTTCATATTTGAAGTTGGAATCCTTGATTAGACTGTAATAGTCAGGAGGGAAGAGGGGAGAAGCAAGCTTGCGGTTCTTTTCAATGTCTTCGAATTTAAAATAGGCTTTTTCAGATTCACCAAACCAGAGAGCTTCCATTTCCATAGACCAACCGATAGGATCAAAGTCTTCTTCGGCCATTTCATCTCTAACCTGATCTTTATCCAAAAGACCTTCTTTAATTGCGATCTGATAAGGGAGACCACACACAAAATATTTTGATCCTTTCATCATGGCATTGTAGTAAGTTATGAATCTGTTAAATGACCAATGAACCTTGTACCAGCAGGAAGACAAGTAAATTTCTTTGTTTCGTTCTTTTAAGTGAGCGTATTCTTCTTTTTCGAGATATTTAGGAGAACGGGGAGCTGTCAGGAATTTTCGAAGTACTTTACTGATGATTTCAAAATCAACCATTCTGAATTCATCTACAATAAGGAGGTTTGCACGCTTGGAGCGGGCGCCATCATTCGAGGCTACGATTTTAATCCAGCTGCCATTATGAAACTCCACTTTAGCATCATTTGTTGAGGTTTTTAAATCTTCAATTTCTCGCCTTAAATTAGGTGATTCTTTGCGTAAGTCATCAATCTTCTCTATGACTTCACGAGCTTGTCCCTTTGTGCCCGATGCGATAACTATTTTAGTACCTGGGAAGAGTATGGCTTGCACACAGCAGTATACAGAGGTTAGCCAAGTTTTACCCTGCCCACGACTGGCCAGGTACATAAAATAATGGTTATGTACCATCATGTAAATTAAAATACATTGAAACAATTTAAGTGTAATACCCAAGTATTCTTTTACAAAACGATGTGGGTTTGCTCTATAGAAAGAAGTCCATGCGCCGATACCATCCATTAATCGTTCAGATTTTGATTTCTTTTTAAAGTTGTTTCCCTTTTTAAAAATATTGATTCCTCGACTGTGCTTGTTGCGATCTGTTGTAAAATTTTTATGTGAGGTCATTTTCTCGATCCTCTTCTTCTGCAACAGGTTCTTCAACAGTATGCTTATTCATTTCTTCCCAATATTCCTCTGAATATTGATTTTTCAAACCAAGCATTCGAGACAGATGCCCAAGGAAAAATACCTTAATGTATTTCCCGATTTTATCAGGATCTTTCCATCTAGGCTCTGGCTCAGGAATAGGTCTCTCATTCTCATATTTTTTGATCAGAGTGCCAAAAGACTCTTGTTCAACTCCACTTGCTCCAGTTTCTTGAACGGGTTTTAAATTACTTGACCCAAGTAAATCTTGAAGAGTTTTTTGCTGCTGATCGACTTTTTCGCCATTTTCACGCCGTTTGCGGATATCTAGCCGAGTCAAACATATTTCATTTATAAGAAGTTCCATTCCTTTAGAATCACATTCATACCTATTCGTGAAGTCAATGTACTCATTCTGAAGCCAAATGTAATCTTCAACATCAAGACCACGACCCCAGAATTGCATTAATTCATCTATGTCTTCCTTAGATATATCTTCTGTACTTTTAGCTAGTAACAATTGTGTTGTATATTCTTGTTCTTCTTCAAAGTCAAACTCACTGTCTGCCCAAGTTTTTGACTTGTAATCTTTCATTCCGATATTTTTCATGTACGTGCCTAACACATTTCCAGCTGATTTTTTCTTGGACTCTGATTCATTAACAGCGGAAACCCACAAGTCGTAAACAAAAGGACGGTCAATCATTCTTAAGATGTTTTGAACATTCTTTAAGTTATCTTTGTCTTTTTGGAATTCATTTTGGAGACAGCTTTTACATACTGACAGCTTGCCGGTTGCAGAATTGAAAGGAGATTCCGAGATATAATATTGATTGGTATTTTGTTCTTTGCCGCAGCATGAGCATTTGATTTTCTCTGTAGACATATTTCACCTCCATAAAGTTGATGTAAACACATTTTATGAAACGCCCAGCAATAGAGCGGAAGGGGAGTACCGCAATCATCGCTGGGCGTTCTAAAAAGGTGTTTAACTATAGGTCAAATCACCACTGGGAGACATTTCGATATCTTGTGTTTTTAACTTTTCAATCACCATGTCCATTAACCCTTTACCAATTCCACATGTATCAATCAACAGTTTGTCAGGGCGTTTTTCTTTTAAAATCTTAACCAATAGGTCTGCTTGATATCCGAATGTCTGAGGGGCTATTCTTCTTTTAATATTTTCAAATTTGGAGTCTTTAATATTAACAAGTAAAACTGTTGTATAGTCTGTCCGGGGATCAACGATTAACAACCTATTTCCTTTTGGAAAATCTACGCCTATTTTATAATCAGCAATGTTTTCGTTTTCAACATTGCTACCTAAAGTGTAAAAATTAACTTTTGATTTTGATGCAAGCCCCATTATTTTATGTAATTTACTAATAACAGTAGATATCTCTTTATCACATTTGTATCCATACTGCTTGAGTTGGGCAAGTGTTTCTAAGTGCTTATTTAGATATTTAAAGTCTTCATTCGTCATTTTCTTCTTCATCCTCAATCGTTTTTTTGTATTACTTTAATAAACCTTCAATAGCTCCTAGGCTCACAACTGTCTCATAAGGTGAATAATGTTTTGCTGCCACACTCATGTTTCTTAAATCATCTAGGGCAATTCTTTTATTTATAAATGCTTCTCTATGAGACTCAATAACATATATAGGATCAACAAATGGCTTACTTACAGTATTACAAGTCACTTCTTCATAAACAGCAGGAATAGAATCCAATAGATACTTATAATCACATAGCTCTTTCATTAGTTGATCTTTGTTAATGTTTCCTGTTTCATCTTCAATGATTTGCTTCCAGAAAGACTCGTAAACCTCTTTGTAACCAGCCACTTGCACTACTCCAATCTGAATAAAATTAAAGTTTTATCAATAGTGAATTTTAAAAAATTCTTTATCAACTGGGTTCACTTTAAAAATCAAGTCTAAACCCGATACTTCTCCGTTAACACCTTTTAATTCAGCTCTAGAAATAATTTCTACATTATTAAATTCTAAGGTAACTCTATGGGCCTCTGATGACTCAGGGCGAGAACCGACAGTTTCAGCCAACAGTTTGAATTCATGCTTAGGTGTTTCAGTTAAAACAGAAATATATTGTTTCTTTCCCAACTTTGATTCAAAGGAGGTTGGAGCTTTATAATCACCTAAAAATTTAAGTGCATCAAAATTTAGCAGAGCATTCTTTGCAAAAACCAAATATGTTTTATGTTCATCACTATAAAAAATTTCAACATCTTGAAGTGTTGTTAAATCAACTAAAGATTCCTCAGTTTTTCTATCATACAAGTGAAGGTTATACACTTCATGCATTGCTAAATCCAAGCAGGTTCCTCCTTTAGTTTTCATTTTAAAAACGAATAATGTATGTAGCCTCGACACCGTCATCATCAAAGACCATAAACTTTTGAGACGGTTTCGTACCAAAGCGACCCTGCATCGCATAATCATCAGCGCCAACAAGTGCTCCGTTTACAACAACAGTTGTGCTGCCATATTCTTTTTCATAGTTGTGATGAATATGACCGCCGAATATGTAAGAAGGGATATAGCCTAGTAATTGAGGTAGGCGGGTTACGCATTGATCAACACGATCATAGTGACCGTGGACAAACACGACTTCTTGATTGTTGATTTTAGCGGGGATAAAACCATCTTGTTCTGGTTCAATGGAAATGTTTTTAATATCTCTTAATCTAGCTTCAAGGTACCAATTAATGAGGTATTCAAAGTTTTCTTTAATCCCGACATCATTCTTAGAAGGGGAGAGACGGCCGTGATTGCCTGCTACGTTGTAGAACTTAACTTCTTGAAACTCACTTGCCAACATCGCTAAAACCTCAGCAAGCGTTTCTGACACATATTTAATTTGCTCTACAGCATCTTCATTAGCCTGAACTCTTGTTGAAACATGTATAAGACCTCCAATTAAATCGCCAAGATTTGCAACGTGTAATGTGGAGACATGATTCTTCTTTCCATACTCAATTACTTTGTTTGTGAGGTGCTCAACTCGTTCATCGAATATTTCTTTATTGAACTTATTGATGCGGTTATCGATTTCCATTCCGAAGTGCCAGTCACTGAACAAAGCAAGCCCATGCTTTTCAGCAGTAGCAGGGAGGGGGAAAGTGAAACGAAGAGGTCTTTTTGATTCTAAATTAACAATAGCTTGGACTACATCATCCTTGATTTTTTCAAAGCGAGCTTGATTGGCTATACTTTTTCTATATTCTCTTTTTTGATCACGAGTTCTAATCTTTTCCTTTTCAGATTGAAGTCGCACTTCTTCGTATTTCCTTAGAATTTCATCATCCAAATTCTTTGACATTATGTAATCATTCCATCGTTCATATTGCTTAAAATCTTTGCGCCATTTACTCTCATCATAATTTGTACCTTGATCTTTGTTTAAAAGAGTGGCAATTGTTTTTGTATCAATGTGATAAGTGTCCTTGTTTTTGAAAAGTCTGATATGATAATCAGTAAATGATTCGTCTTTTTCTCGTTGTAAAACAGTATCTAAAATAGCTGTCATTCAGTCACCACCTACTCATTGATTTGTGGAAGTTCGTCTTCTTCGGTAATAGAAATTTTCACTTTCCGACCATCAAATGATTTTAAAATTGAATTCAGATCATAACGCTCGATGTCTGTTTTTGTTTCTTCTTCAATAATTCCATCAATGTAAGTATAATTACCTTTTAAATTTACTGTATGAACTTTCTTAGCCAAATTAAATTCCTCCAATATGTGTTTTATTTACATGCAATAAGCTCCTTCGGAAGCCCGATGATCCGAAGCATCGGTAACGTCCGAAAAGGGGATATAAAGGAGATGAAAGATAAGTCGGATAGGCGTTGGGGAGACGCCCGAAGGAGATTATTGATTGACATACTTGCGTACCGGAAGGCTCGTAAGCGTAAAAAGGCTCTATGTTTTTATATGCCCTAGTTCTAATTGCATAATTGACCCAATAGTCTTGGCTATTCATCTGTAAAGATACTCAAGGAGTGTATTTTAAAGATGATTGAAAATTTTTGAAGGGAAAATCGGAAAAATGTCGAATAATGTAAAGTGAGAGTGGATTAACAGACCTCTATAAACATCTTGGAAGGTTCAATTATAGAGATTGTTACTATACAGTAATCTTTATCTGCAATCTGAATAATTGTACCAACCGCAAGAGATTCATTGCTTAGAAAAAAATCTTCAGCGTCAAAACAACCCAGGAATAGTCTGTTAGTGAAAATTTCAATTTTCATTTCATTCCTCCTAAAAAATAAAAAGGGGTTATAGTATGAAGAAAAGTAGTAACGAAATATTTTCAGACTTAAAATTATTTTATCCTTACCTTAGAAAAGGTCTCGTAATGCAAAAGCTTGCTTTCATCAAAAAATATCCTCAATTTAACGACTGTTACAGCCAGGTATTAACTCAAAGTGACGATGAAGATAGAGCTATAAAGGTGGCGAAAACTTTAGTTAAAGGAATTGAGGAAGGTTTCTTAACAGAAATGGATTTAGATGAATTGCTCTTTCTCCTGATAGAAGACACCTTGTTTAATTCATATTTATATAAACTACAACCAGATAATATAATGTGCAACAATGAGACAGATTTAAATCAGTTGCTTAGGAAGTGGGGAGTCCCATCTGACAATAAAATACTGTCGAATGTAAATAATGAAGCTGAAAGCGACTTCGTTATTTGTGGATATAGAAGATATGATTTTGATTGCATAAGATTGCTCTTACTTGACAAAAATCCAGTTAAAATTTATAGGCAAGATGATGATGATTTATATGCAGCTTATCCGACAATAATTGATGTGGATTTTCGAAGGAATTTACTGCATATCAGGATAAAAGATGTTGACCTTATAGAAAGCAACTCAAAAGAAGTTAGTACTTTTAAGGGACGGATTGAAAACACATTAAACTTTTTATATGGTTTTGAGCCCAAGATACACTGTAAGGAAATTGACAATGTTAGAAAATCACTATTTCTAATTGAAGAAAATTTACTTAAAGGTCAACGTGAAAAGGCTCAACAAAAATCAGCTGATTTTCAACCTGAAATTGATGCGTTTGTAGGTAAAATTCACAAAGAATTTGGCCCAGTTCATGAAGAGGGGATCACATCTAAAGAACACATCTCTACATCAGTATTATGTATAATATCAAAAAGTCTTGATACTAATGAACAGGGCGATATTGTTGGGATTAAATTTAGAAACAAGCATGGTGAAGGAAAAGAGAACTACGCTGAGGTATCCATTATTGAAAAAGATTATAAATGTATCTCAACAGATGAACTTTATTGGATAAATTTATCAGTCCTTCTAAATCAGCAAGAGATAGAGTTTTTGAAAATAGGGAAATTGTTTAATGCTGGATTTGTAATATTCAATTTGACAGCTTCTTTAAATACTATAAATATTAGATTAATGCAGAGATCTTCTCATCCAGATAATGAACTGGAGAGGCAACCAACGGATCATAAGTATGATGAAGTAGTAGAGTTTGTAAATAAGTTTTTAAAATAATATTAACTGAACTTGTAAGATTAAGCCGTCTTTCATGGGCGGCTTATTTTATATGGTTGAGAAGGAAAGACCCATTATAAGCCTTCTCAATGGCATTTTCAGTCTCTCTTGTCAGGTTATACGCCTTATTGAGAAACAAAGCGTCTCAAACGCTCGCCATTTATTTTGCACAGTTTTCTCTGACCCGTGTAAGGAGGTATGTGCATGGGAAAGGTAAGTCTCCATTCAGAACATTGAAGGAGAAGTAGCGAATAAATAGTGAATATGTTCCTAAGTGAAAATGAAAAGCAAGACCGAAAATAATCCTTTTCTGTGAAATGAGAGCGGTGATCAAGCGCCCAAAACCATATCACTTATTTTACGAGGGTATGAATTTCAAAGCCTCGTTTACCCGGAAAAAATTTGTTGACCGCATAATAAGCATCGAAGCTTACAAGGGCATTATTTAAAGGGAAGGGAGACGCATCTACCTTCCCTAAGTGTAAGCCGAAGCAGTACACCGCAATTAATATTCAGGGCTACATGTCACCCATAGTAAGACTGTGATGGGATTCACCCTACATAAAAAACTTGAGTAGCAAAGGTCTTACCGACATGTTTAGCCCGATAATAGTCATTTACCTGTCTCCTTTAGATACAGACATCCGAGTTAACCTCGCACCCTCATAAATGACTATTATCCGACTTACTGCAATGACCAGCCGCAGTTTTGTGTCAGAATGATACAGAAAACAAGGGAGTAGATTTTGTTTAATCAAGAAAAGCTAGTCCACACTGGAGAGGAATCTCCACTAATATTCATTTAGATTGAACTTTACCTTCATAAATGAACATTAGTCGAGAACTGATATCCCATATATCAGTAATCAAATAATCTCTCTTAACACCTGAAGTGAATGCGGACGAGGATTTGCACCCCGCATGAACGGCAATTTGCCGACTATTAGTCTTCGTAAGAAGGTCGGCCCTGAGTTTCCCGAAGGTTAGCCATACCACCTCAGTCTACGCGTCTACCTATTCCGCCACCGCATTTATAGTTGAAGAGAGGGGAGGGATGCTAATCCCTCATTATAGATTGTTAAGCTTTCACTGCATCTTTGAGAGCTTTTGCAGCCTTGAAGGCAGGTGCTTTTGTTGCTGGAATATCAATTTCTTCGCCTGATTGTGGATTTCTCCCTTTACGAGCTGCACGTTCACGAACTTCAAATGTTCCAACTCCAGGAACCTTAATTGATTCACCTTTTGTTAGTGTTTCAACGATGACATTAAATACTGCTTCAACTTTAGGAGTAGCTTCTTTCTTAGTAACACCTAATTTTTCTGCAACTGCTCCAACAAATTCTGTTTTGTTCATGTTTTAAATCCTCCTAGTGATTTCGTTTATTTTTGTGTTAAAGTATAATTACGGTAACGTTTGTGGTTTTTTGAAAAAATGGGAGACTTACTCGCCCTTTTATGTGGAAATTAGCTTTCTTTCTCCCTTATGGCGATTATCTCAAAAGGGGCTTTCAGCCCAGTCGTACCAAGGGTTCAAGGTGCTTTTTTGTTGATCTTTTTTTGCCGAGAAATGCTGTATCCCTTGGGGGAGTAAGGCTCAAGGCACTTTCTATTGGTCGTTATCTTTTTTTATTGTAGCGTTTATGTTTATCTAAGATCATTTTTTTTGAGCAATTGTTACAGTATTTAGATTTATTAGAAGAGGGACTGAACATTTTTCCGCAATTCCCACAAGCCTTAAAATTCCTTAAGTTAATCTTTAAATTTTCCAATATATGTTCGCCAAAGCACTCCCACAAAGTCGATTTGAATTTACTCTTCTTTTTATATAGGTACTTAACTAAAACATCTGTAATAAGTTGCTCATCGTTATGTATTTCCATTAATCTTTGTTTGATAATCTTATAGACGTATAGCTTTTCTCCTGGTTTAATTTCTTCATTATTCATGAGCCACTTTTTGTTTCGGTCAAGACGTTTGTACTCATTGATAACCGTTTCATCAAGTTTCACTTTTTTATTTCGAAGTAAGAAACGGTAATCAAATTTTCCTGCAACTGCGTTAAAGTTGATTCGTTCATTAGGAATAATTGAGTCTAACTTATTTACTGTACTTTCATTAATCGATTCTACGCTATGTTCTTCTTTATCCTTGGCATTGATGAAGAAGTGGGGCACTTTATTTTTTATGTAATCTTTGATTTTCTCATCAACGTGATCAGGGCGGGTGGGCATGAACAAGGTTTTTGCGAACTTTGATACCCTCGGTTTCCCGATATTTATTAGGGAATAGACCATATCATCATCTGTACTAGACAGATGGTCAGCGCTTCATAATAAGGAATTTCACCTTATTATTACTCCATAAAGGATGGTCGTTGCACCTTCATTTACAAGTACTTCTCAGCATGATGTAAACGCTTGGCACAGGGTTTTCATATAATACATTCTACATTCAACATTCATTTCACATTTTTATAGGTTCTTCCTTGTTTAATTCCATAAACAACATTGGGTTTTATGTTACACATTTTTGCAACATGGGGTGCTGATAACCCTTTTTTAAGAAGTTCTCTTATACAAAATACTTCTTCTGGAGTAAGAGTGCTTTTCTTCTTGCTTTTGTATTTAAGAATAAAGTCGTCCCACCCAGTAACATGAATATGATTCCATACTTTACACTGTAATATTGATTTAACGATGGGGTAGGAAACACGCATTGATTTTGATACTTCAGACATCTTTTCCCCATTAATCAATCGAACTTTTATCTCGTGTGCTTTCGTTTCATTTATTTTTGAGGATTTATTTTTTGACCCTAAATGAGACTGACGCATCTTTAATCTAGATTCTGGCGAATGCCTTTTATTCATTCTAGATTGTAAAAGCTTTTCCTTATGCTGCGGAGAGAGCTTTCTGCCAATTCTTGCCTTACTCATTTTGGCTTTAGTCTCATCACTAAGCTTTCTTCCGATGTTATTAATCCTATTCTTTTCCCCAATAATCTTTTTGGTGGAGTCAGACATCTTGCAATTACTCTTGCCCTCTCCGCCGGTGGTCATGTTAAAGCCATTTAAATAGGCACCTAGTTCATTTATGTAGTGAGTTTCTAATTCGTTCATATCTGAGTTTGGATCAACTGTTTGTAAAACATGGAATTGGAAATCGTTTTCTCCATATTTATTCCAATTATTCTGCAAATGTCGATTACAGTGCGAATTGTTTTTCAGCTTCCAAGTGTGATGCCAGTAACGCTTAATAAATTTCATCTTAGTTTTCCCCACATATATTAAGCCGGTGCTTATCTGCTCAATCTTATATATCCCACTCAAATATTTATGCTCATCCTCATTTATAAACTTCACTTTGTCACCCCCTTGTTTTAAATATCATTGTTCAAAATGTAAAATGTATTAATTAGAATTCCCCTGTTAGCACACTCATTAACGATCATTTCCTATCGCTACTTTTCGCTGAATGCACACCCTAGTTTTCTAGGTTCACTGACTTTTCATCCGCATATCGCTATGCGACGCGACTATAAATTTAATCGATAGTAAAGTTATTCTCCATGCATAACCATTTGATCACGTCCAGGTTTATATTGTCACTGTTCCATATCTTAGTGATGTTGTTGCTGTATTCCCCGATATTGATTCCGTAGGCAAGAGTTAGTGCTTCATAAATGTTCCTGCTATTAATCTCTTGTTTCTGGGCTACTGACATTTCGTAATATAGTGGAACAATATCCTTCATATTACGCTTGGCTATATTAACGATTAGCTCATCAGAAATAATTAAGGCCTTATCTCCGTCGTTATCAAACTGTAGCAGCTTGGATATCGGATCATGTATGCTGGTATAAACACCTGGGGTAATAAACCACTTTTCATATTCCTCATCTTTTTTGTTCCACCTAACTCCATGCTCTCTGTATAGGTGAGGGGAGCGGAGGATATCAATATGCCCTTCATTATATAAAGAACAATAAACATTGCTGCCGGCGAGCAATCCTTTTGGATTTTCAATTCCAAGAAACAGTCTTTCACAAAAAGCATAAAGATCTGGACATAAATACGTATACCTGGCGTCACTAACAAGTAATTTTCCTGATTTGGCGTCCTTAATCATACTCTTCTTCTTATTTTTAATGATTTCTTTAGTGTGATCATCATTTAACAGCTCTGGATATATCAGTAGTGCTTCTTGAAGGCTTGTCTTATGTTTATTTTTCTCGGTAGCCCCCAAAACTTTCATCATTGTTTCTTTATCAGTGCCTAATTGAGTAATCTCACTAACAGTCTTTGAGCTGATTTGTTTCAATTCTTCATCTGTGATATCAGTGAGTGTTTGTAGCATTTGGTAAGTCAGTTTTCCCTCAACAGATGGATCTTCTTCATTTAACTTAGCCCCAAGACATCCATACTTTTTGAATTTATAACGATAGTCATCCCATGAATCATAGTACTTCCACATCTTAAACTGACTTTTCGTAAAAATTATTTGGATATCATCTTTAATAATGTCCCATTCTTTACCGTAGACGTCCTTAACTATAAATGAACTGTGTTTTTCAGCAAACCTTCTAAAATCAAATGGAACTAGCAGACCCTTAACCCAAGGTAATCTGACCATAAAGCTTTTCTGGCTCAAACTGGGAAGCATCATTCCGCAACCATCTGTATGTTCTATAGGAATATCCATAATCTTACGAGTGATTTCATATGTATCACGGTCAATATAATCAACCAGGCTAGAAACGTTTGTTTCTAAGTCATTTACCACAATTACTTTATCAATATCAATTTCCCATGGACTGCTGGCGCTATTCGATAAGGCCATGTAGCTATTCCATTTGTTTATGCTGCTTCCACCTTGAGCATTGATTTGCTCCACGCTAAGGCCACAAGTTAAAGCATTTTGATACTTATCTAAGGTGCTTTGCTTGATAAAACATGACTTTTTGGTTCGTATTTGACCGGCACTGCTAGTGAAATAAACGTATTTCTCATTGTTATGTATGAATCCTTTATCAATAATGTCCCTTAAAATTTGAAAGTGATAAGTTTGGACAACCATGATCTCTTCAGAGAGAGAGTTTTCTTTGATTCCCAACGTTCGAGTTAAGACAGAATCAAATAATGAAATCACATTATTATCTTTCAGGGAATCTGTTCTAAGTGTTCTTATTTGATTATGATTGTTAAAGGCGTTATAAAGATTTTCTTTTAAGGAAATAATCCTTTGCGTTATGTACTTCTTATGTTTTTTATCAACATGTTCAAGTTTTTTGAGATGATCTCTGTACCTATATGATTTTAAAATCTTGTTATGTAATTTGTTTTCTTGATCATTATAAAAAGCAGAAGTATCAATACTGTAAATATGTACTTGCTTATTTAGGCCATCTTTTTTTCCTTTCAATAAATTCTCCCCTTATTACTTTTATGCATATTTTTTGATTTAATAGTCGCTTTTTAGATACTTATGTACAAGATTTTTGTATGTATAGCTCTGTTTATCGATTGTTCCAAAAAGTTTATAGTCCTCATAAAGAGTGTTTTCTTCTTGTGAAGCAGTTCCTTCAATAATAGTAGTCTCTAAAAATCCAATTAAATTACTAAACATGTACGTTACTTTCTTTGAATCCTTTTGCATTATCTCACCTCCTTACCTATGAGATTATTATATACATATTATTTGTATTTGTCTATTGTTTTTTCACCAGTATGTTAACAGCTTCAAGTTATTGAAATGAATTGTGAGGCATATAGGGAAGGGGGTGATTATCGTAAGCTAAAAACATGCTTATCGTAAAAAATATTATAGAGTTCAAAAAGCCAGTAAACGTAAGGGTATTTGCTGTATCGAATGGTGATTAGGGGACAAACGATCGTAAAACATAAGTGAGAGTAGGGGAAAGTGGTTGCTTTATCTAAAAATTGAAGAAATCGAGTAAATTTGAAGAGGGGAAAATGTTGATATTTAAGGTTTTTACGATAGCGATTACGATGTGAAAAAGGGTGATTTTGAGGTGGAATTATGAAAATGAAATTTTGGATAGGGTGTGGAAATGGAAGTGCTATGGGTACATCCGTTCCCTTTATTTTACCATTAGATGTAAATATACCCCCATATATTGGTATTGTAATACGTGTATAAGGAACATTATACGTGCATTTGATGACTTGGGTAGGTCTACAACAGTGCTAACATAATTCCAGGCCAAACACAAGAATTAATTTTAAAAAAATAAATTGATTAGTAATTTGAAAATGAATACCCATTCATTAAAAATAATCGTATTTATAACGAATCCGAGGGAATCGAAGACATAATTTATTCTTATCCACTTACATTACTATATCATATCTTCATATATAACCCTTGTATTTACTGACCATCTCAGCCTTGAAAGGTACTCAGCAACTTGTCTTTAACTAAGGTTCTCTTTTTTAAATCAAAATCTCCTTCTGTAAACAGTTTGTTTCTACACTGTTAATAATTAAAGAAACCTTTAGTTTCTTCCGATATATTTTATGAAACTTTTTGCTTCTTTTTGTTTACGAAACTATTTGCTTATATAATAATTGTCAAAGTGAGGAACCTACTATGTTTGGAGAACGTTTAAAAAAATGCCGTACCTCCAAAGGATATAGCCAGCAACGGATGGCGGATTTCTTAGGAATTACGAGACAGGGATATGGGAAATATGAAATTGGTAAGGCTGAACCTGATTTAAAAACCCTTACTAAATTAAGCGATATATTAGGAGTATCTACTGACTTTCTTTTAAAAGGCACACATCCACAATTTGTTATAGATGAGATCTTAAATGATCCAGAGACTTTAATTGCTGGATGTAATGGAATGATCTCGGAAGAGCAAGCTAAAGAGTTACTGTATTATCTTTTAAAAAAAGAGTTCGACGAACATCAGTAGCTATTCTTAATTCTTTAATTCTTCTGGTAAAACATTTGTTTAATAAAAAGAAAACAAAGTGTAAAGTTAAAGTTTTGACACCCTCAAAAAACATAGATATACCAAGGGTTCAGGACGGGTTTATACTGTAAAACAAACTGTTTAACATTCATTAAGTTAGACGAAAGAAAAAGAAAAAATAACTGGAGTAAAAAGGGGAAATAAAATTGTTTAAAAAATTGGGGATTTTACTATTAATCACTTCACTGATATTGCTCGCAGCTTGCAAAAATAGTGAAGAGTCTTCTTCATCATCAGAAGACACAAACAATGCAACTGATACCAACACATCAGAAAGCCAAGACATCTCAGTTAATGGTCCTGAAAAAGTTGGGGATGTTTATGAAATTGATGGTGGTACAGCTAAAGTAATGGCCATCAGCAATAAAGAAACCACTGTGAAAACTGGCCCGATCCAATTTACTGTAAAAAAAGTAATTGCGGCTGTTGCCAACGAACAACTACCTTTTATTGATGTTCAAATTGAATCAGAAAATACATCTGATGAAGTAGTTCGTTTCAGACCAAGTCTAGCACAATTAGCAACAAGCACTGGGGTACAAATCGATGAGCCATCTTTGTTGGAAAGTGACGAGCTTCTTGACGAGTACGTGGGGAAAGTAAATGATAGTGGATCCATCATTTATGTTTTTGATAACGAAGAGGATATAAAAGATTTAGATTCAATTCGTCTTAGAATCTCTGCTCCATTTAGTGAGGACATAAAGGCTTTAGGTGACAAGCTAGACTTAAAAATTAACTTAGAGCATTAATAAAAAGCCCTATTTTGGGGCTTTTCTTTAGAAAACAAAAACGAACATAAGTTTGCGTTTGGTTGGTAGGAGGCTTTACCTTGTATCATTTATCACTTCTTGAGGAAAGAATACGGAAAATTTACACCGGCATCAGTATTACAGTGCATGGTTCATGGGACTTGGAACTAATTGCAGATAGGTTAAAAATAATAGTTCATTACAAAAACCGTTCATCTGAGTAATACTGCTGGGAATGGCTTGCATTAGTCTTAATTCACAAATATACAATAAAAGCATCTTATTAAATGTTCCTAATCCAATCATATATCCTACACTAACCACTCATCACACTCACACGCTCTCAAATTGAATATAACACGTCTCTAAGCATCCTTAATCAATTCCCAATCCAATTGTATTTCTTCCCAATCAAACAGCAGACAAGGCATCTTAATACCATCCATCAACACACAAATATCTCACTACAAATATAAAAAATATGTATATAAAAATCATGAATTATGTTATAATAGAGTCATAGGAAAGGAGGTGTACATAGTGCTTGAGAAAGTGGGTATCATAGTTGCTTTTCTCATATCTTTAACGGTTCTTACAATCAACAGTCTAACAATAGTTGAGAAGGTAAGAAACCTAAAGAATGGGACAAGCAAAAAGAAAAAGCGTATACGCAAGCGGCTCCGACCAAAGAGACAACGCCAACGTATACGCCGATGAGAGCTAAGCTAAAGGGGAATGAACTTCTCCTTTAGTTCCTACCCATATTATAACATGATCAAGCACATTGCAAACATGAAACGATTCTCATTATGGTTTACCCATATCACATTCATTGGCTTATTCTTAATGTTTCAACTCATTAAGGATTACTTCAGCAGCGAAGCACAAACACTAATCAATATAATATTCATAGTCACATGTATCATTGCCATATTGTTGTGGATCATCTATTTTGTATTCCTTAAACTAAGAAACAAGTCACACTAATCTTATAGGCCTCATGGTATAATTAAATCATTGAGGTGAGATGATTGGAGAAAAAATTCCTGGATGCTATTCAGCAGCTAACAAAGGAATTGGAAATGCTCAAGAAAGATATTGACTCCATCAAAGAAGCAACTGTCAGAATTGATAAAGACCTTTTTGAATACAGAAAAGAAATAAACAAAGTAAAACAAGATGATTCAGGATTAATCGTGCAGCAAAAAGAAAAAGGATAATTAAATATGCGTTATAAATAAGGGAGCGGTAAGACAATTATCGTTCCTTATTTTTGAATACAAATTAAAAATATAAGGAGATTATATGGAGAGAATAAAGATGTTAAAAGGAGTCAATGAATGAGGGGGATTTACCAAATAACAAATAAACTTAACGGGAAGAAATATATAGGTAGCAGTATAAACGTATTTAAACGATGGAAGCAGCATGTAACTGATCTACATTATGGTTTACACCATTCACATCTTCTTCAAAAGGATTGGGATAAATATAGTTTAAATGATTTCACATTTGAAATATTGGAGTATGTTGAGAACAAAAATGATTTACTTACAATTGAACAAATGTGGTTAGATAGAGAAGACATAAACAACCTTTATAATGTATTAAGCTCTACTACAATGCACAATATTTCGGCGCCAACTGATTTTGTGGAAGATGTGTTCTATTGCAAAAAACTTTCAGAGGAAACACAACAGCTTTTAAGGAAGAATTTAATGATTCATAAGAAAAGAGGTAAGTTACTTCATAGCGGAAAATTTAAATATGATTACAGTAAGACCTGGTTCAGTAAGAACACTAAAGATGTGCAACAACTAAAATTGAATATGAACAATTATTTTTATAATCAAACAAGTTCAATGAGTAAAGATCGTTGCTGGACAACATTCACGCAATACGCAAGGCAATTAGAATTTAAAGGGAACAAGAAAAGATTTGTACCACTCAATGGGCAAGATCTAAAGGAAAAGAAAAGTTATCTTTGCTTTGCAGCTAATTGTTTTCCAAATTCATTTTTACTTGCAAAATACAAAGAGTTATCATCGTTGGATGAAGATACATATGCTTTATCATTGATCTTAAAATGGATAGTAAACTGTGGAAATATCAATAAACCTTTAACAATTTTCATTCCTTCACTACGAATGGAAGAACTACTTTCAGAATGGTTGAAAAATGGTTAAAAGGAAAGGATAAGATTTATGACAAGGATAAAAATAGTGGATTCTATTATGGGTAGCGGTAAAACATCTGCAGCAATTGACATGATGAATAACTCAGGGACAGACGAAAATTTTATTTTCATTACACCGTACTTGGATGAAGTGGATCGCATTAAGAAGAGCATAAGCAGTAAACAAATTTATGAACCTAAAGTAAAGAAGAAAGGTGACAAAACACAATATAAGTTTGAGTCATTTCATGAACTTTTATCTCAGAACAAAAATATTGTTGCTACACATAATCTATTCAAAAATGCTAATGACGAAACAAAGGAGCTGATGCTTTCAGGCAACTATACATTGATATTAGATGAAGTTATGGAAGTAGTTGAACAGTTACGTGTTAAGAAGCATGATCTAACTACACTATTTGAATCAAAGTTAATATATGTTGAAGGCGGATTTGTCAAATGGAATGAAGAAAAAAAGGACTATGAAACACGTTATGATGATATTCGCGATATGGCTTTAAACAATAATCTGATGTACTTTAAAGACAATATATTGATTTGGAATTTTCCTGCAGATATATTCAAGTTGTTTAAAGAAGTTTATATACTCACTTACATGTTTGATGCTCAAATACAAAGATATTATTATGATATAAACAATATCAAGTATCAAAAATACGTTTCTGAATTTATAGATGGGCAATACAGGTTTACTAAACATAATACTGAATATGAGAGTATTCTAAAGGCTCAATTAAGAAATAAAATAAAAATATATGAAGGTAACTTAAATACAGTTGGCCAATTGGATTATTCATTATCATCTAATTGGTATAAAAATAAATCACCATATACGATCAAGAAGGTAAAGAACAATGTATTCAATTACTTTAACAACATTGTTAAGTCATCAAGTGATGAAGCTATGTGGACGACTTATTCAGAACACAAAAACAAAGTAAAGGGGAATGGATATACAAAAGGGTTTGTGTCATGTAATGCAAGAGCTACCAATGATTTTAAGCACAAAAAACACTTGGTGTATACAATAAACAGATACGTTAACACTGTTCTATATAATTATTTTAAAGAGAAATATCAAATAACAATTGATCAAGATGCATTTGCATTATCCGAATTAGTACAATGGATTTGGAGATCTGCAATTAGAGATGGTGAAGAAATAACATTATACATACCCTCATTAAGGATGAGGGAGCTGCTAATTGAATGGTTAAATGGGTAGTTAAAGAGAATAAACCTCTTAAACTCTTAAAAAAGCTCAATAATACCAAGGGTTTTTCCGTCTAAGTCTTTAAGAGAGACAAAAATAAATTAAATAATAAAATAAGAGAATGGGGGTGCTGCTAATTGTTCAAAACGGTTCGTTCCTCACCTGAACAATTTTTGCTCACACCACCCCCAAACCCCCTCATGAGCAATTAATATTAACACTATATCAAATACAAAAAATATGTATTTAATTATTGAACATTATAGATTATCAAGTTATAATATAAATAACAAATACAAATAATATAGAAAAAAGGGGATATTTAAAATGAAAACAACACTTAAAAAATTGTCTCAAAAAGAACTTCATAATCTAATTGGAAGTACTGTTATATTAACAGAAAATCACACGACGATTTCTGGAGACAGAGTTTTAAAGAAAAAAGGATCTCAAGGGGTACTGGTTGATTATCAAATGTTTTGGGGCGAGGCCACCATCCAATTTGGCAAAAGAAATTACAAAGTTAGCATGGACATTGTTCAGCTTTTAGAGCAATCAGGGGAAATCGAACAAAAGAGCAGCGATGTATCCAAAAATGCAGAAACAGAAAAAGCTATTGAAAAGGAGTACATTTTAAAAGAGACAAGAACAGTAGACCAAATTCTTGATAAACATAATGATTATATGACTTTGTATAGAATCTTTAATGATGATGCTTATTTAGAAAAAGCAAGACAAACGTTACAGCAACTGAAAAAGTTATAAGTGAATCTAAATAAAACAACAATTTTATACATAAAGGAGGGCGGAATGATGAAAGAAGGCACGATCGATTTATGGGAGAAAAAAGACGGAAAAATTAAAGTGATCATAACTGATTTATTGAAAATGCATCCGTACACAGGCAAAGGAAATAGATCGCCCGTAAGTCTATTTGATTTTGACGGAAATTACAGATGTCGTATAGACCATATGCAGAGTGATATGAATTTAGTTATAGATATTCTTGAAGCGTTAGAGGCTGATGACAGATTCAAAGACTTCAAACTGGCATTCGATAAGGATATCAACATGTACGAATTTGCGATAAATGAACATGAGGATATGCCGTATAGGTCATACAATACAAACAGTGTGACAGCAATTATCAATACAACTTTCGAAGCTCTAATCGATATGAGATACATGTCAAATAACGGAGGTGCGCAGTGACAGTAGAAAAAACTCTTACATTATGGAATGATACATTTAGGATTGAATTAAAGCTCACACAGTATGACAGTTCAGGTTCAGTGTGTAATAAAACTGAGTATTTTACTGGATCACTCAAGTCAGCAATTAGAAGCATTATTAATGGCAGTCATAAAGGAAATGTGGTGGCTAATTTTTACACTTCAAACGGGTGTTGGCTTAAAGAGATATCTGTATAAAACAGCAGTTTCATTTAAATGCACATTTTAAAGAAAGCTATACAGTGGTCAAGATCAATCTGGAAAAGACGGGTTTAATAAATAATCGCATAGAATTAAGGACAGAGAATTAAAAGCAGCAGGTCTGGAACTCTAAGGGGAATCACCTCCTTAGTGAAGGAATTAGAAAAGTAATGAAGAACTTAAATAATAGACTTTAAAATTCGAGAAAATAATTAGGTGATAAATTTGGGAAATATAGCTCTTGAATCCTCCTTCCTAGAGTACGATATTAATGAACCGATTAAAATCTATATTGGCCACTTTACAATTGAAGTTGCTGATGATTTTTTTGAAATCATCGGAGAAGTTAAAATTGCATTTTTACCAAAAGCTAGACTAATATTTGAAGGAGCCGTTTCAGGTAATCTTAGCAAGCCTTTAGAATTTAGAAAGGCAATGAAAAGTAATAATATAATGATTAATGTACCTGGATTTATGAAATCTGAAGTTCTTATTACAAGTATAACAGACGGAAGTAAAGAGAAAAAAGTATCGGGGGTACTAAAGCATTCTGTTTTAACCTCAGCTGAAACTAAAGTGACTAGAATGGAATTCACGGTGGTTAACTTCGTAAATGATTTTGGTAGAGGAATTGTGAATGGAAGGTTTAAATTTTCAGGGAGAACAAATTTAAAATATAAAGATTGGGAAATAATTTTGGATAAGCGATATGACTATTCAAACAAAAAAATCTTTAATAGATTAAAAAATTCGGGCGGATACTTAATAACACATGTGGGATATTTAAAAAGAGTGGATGATAAATTATTTAATACTAAAGAGGTAGAACCACTCATCTCAGGGCTTTATTGGTTATTATCCTTTTCAGTAGGTAGACATGTTGCTATCCCCACATTGGAAGGATACCACAACCAGGAGGTAATATGGAGGAAATACCAAGCTCCATTAATAGATGGCTGGACTAATAATATTACTTGGTTCCCAAAACAAAAATCTCTATCCTTAGAACATTTATTTCCAAAGGTGATTGAGAAGCAAGAAGATCCTTTTTGGAATAAGGTTTTATGGGAAGTATTGAGTTGGTACTCCCAAGCACATTCATCAAGTATAGTGGAAAACAAGGTGGTATCTGTTCAGGTTGCATTGGAAACTTTGGCATGGGTATATCTTATTGTAGATGGAAAATCCAAGATTAGTAAATCTAAATATAAGTCTATGAATGCAGCAGAGAAATTTAGAGAAATATTATCTAGATTTTCAATTGACTTATCAATACCAAAACTCTTTATTGACAATAAGGATTATTATGACGATGGACCACACCTTTTTACTGTATTTAGGAATAATATAGTCCATCCTACAAGGGAACTTGATTTTGACAATCCGACAGATAAGCTCCATGTACTTTATCTTGGTGTTTGGTATCTTGAATTACTAACACTTGGAATATTGGGGTATGAAGGAAGTTATGTAAACCGTTTGAAGGTACCTATAATAGAAGGAGTGTATGAACTTGTCCCTTGGAAAACAAGAGACAATCAAACATAAAAACGTCTTTATAAGGATTTACAGTTAGCGAGAAAAATTTCTCGGAGTTGCCGTAAAAAAAACATTTGCTTTTGACTAAGTATCTATGTTGTAAAAAGTTAAAAAGGTTTAAACGGTTTTCGGTTTGGTTCACGCATAAGAACGAAAAACACTTAGATTTATGCATTATTGACCAAGTCTTATCTTGGTCTTTTTTATGAATCAATTGATTACTATAAGATATCAATAAAAGACAAATGAAAAGAGTGGAATTTTGATTAAATCTAATTTAAAGCCCATATTAGACGAAAGGAAGATCAGTATTAGGCAGCTATCCAGAGATATTGATCATGAGTATCCGACTGTCAGAAAGCTATACAGAGATGAAATGGAGCGGTATCCGAGAGAGCTGTTGGATAAGGTATGTACATACCTAAACATCGAGCTGCATGAGTTATTGATTTTCCAAAAAGATCATAACCATATCGATCACTCAGGATGAAAATGGTATACTAAAGTTACAAGCATAGGAAGGAATTACAAGTTTTCTAGGTCTGCATAAAATCGTACTTTTATTCAGATTCCAAGAGTAAGGGTGTATCAGTAATTCTTATTTTTAATATTAGGGAGATTTGAATTTATAAATGACGATGATTGTAGCAGTAAAATGGAGCAATAACATAATAATGACTGCTGATAAAAGACAGACAGAAACAGACAGCTGCTCTGGTGAATTGTTAAAAATTAAATCAGATGACTATATTAAGATAAAAATAATAGACAATAAGTACATTGTTTCGTTTGCTGGATCCACTCTAATAGCAGAAAAGGCATTTGAATTGCTAAATCAAAATGTTGATGTTTTAAATCTGCATAGCATTGACCCACTTGGTATTTTTAGAGACTCATTTAAATACGGGAAAGCACATTTCGAAGCGGTCTATCCTGGAATCAAACCAGTATCTGTATTTTATGTCGGGTTCATGCGACAACACGAACCAAAATTATTTGGTTTTTCATCAGATGATGATTATAGTGGTCTAGAAATTGAAGAATTAAGTGTAAAATTGAACTCAAACAGCAACGGAGATGCAGAGAAAGAAGCTATAAGGTTTATATCTGCAGAAGTGTTAAAGCGAGATCACTATTATAAAAATCCGAGAAACTTTGCACGACTTAATTTTAAAGCAATAAAGCGGGCAGACGATGAAATGATTGGTAAAACAGCTTATTCTGTTGTGATATCTTCTGATGGAATTAAAGAATACCATCATAACTAGTGATTAAGGGTTCAATATTACAAAAAAGAGCATTAATCTATATGCTCTTTTTCATACCGCAACGCCGGCATTCACGCAAGAATATTCCACTCTTCACAGAGCTTTTGAACAGTGTGTAATCACAGTTGTCGCAGCGTCCGTATTTTACATCTGGATATTCTTTGTAATCATAAACGATTGAAGTATCATACCCGTTTGTTTCAAACTTCTCTTCCACAAGATCACCCACATAATTTATTCAACATACTCAAGAATAGCAAATTTCGTTCGATATAGGGAGGGAACAAATGATTGGATTAGCTTATTTTTTAATTATCTGGCTTGGAGTTGGATTATTGACCGACATTAAGTTTATTTTTGTTGATCAGGTCTATGATGAAGAGTTTAAAGAACTCATGGATAAAGAAACAGCAGCGGGCATGGAAAGGAATTTGGCCAGCCTGTTTTTCAAAAATAAGCTTAATGTGATTGCTTTTTTTATGCTAATTGGTTTACTGCCATTGGCAATGAGGATTACAAAATTATTTAAAAGAGGTTGATTTATGCCTTTGATTGATTATTTTTATGTATTGCAGTTTGAAAACAATGAATACTTCAAATCATTTAAGTTAGATGAGAGCGGTTATTTGACATCTAGCGACCTCCACGGTGCTTCTAAAATGCATAATATGTTAGAAGTCATTGAGGTAGCAAGTGAGCTCAAAACGAAGTGTAATGTGCAATGTGAGGTAAGGGAAATACAAGTCGTAAAACGTTAGGAGTGCTCAGGTGTATTGGATAGAGTGGATTGAGGATGGGGACAAGAAAAGCATTGTTGCAGAAGGTTGGATTGAATGGGCTGCCATACTGGAAGACCTTTATCAAAAGCAGTTTGAATACGTGGAATGGAAGCGGCTTTGAAAAGAGGTGAAACGCCATTAAAAATTTAGCCTTATTGTCCAGCTTTTTGGGGATTACATTATCAATTATAGGGCAATTATTTGGAGTCCTAACAGATTTTTTTGTTCCAGGTATTGCACGGCTTATGGGAGTTTTAGCTGGCCTTCTAGTATTACTTAGCTTGAAGTCAAGAAACACAGAAATGCAGACATTTATAGTGAGTTCAAGTACTGCATTAGGAATAATAGGTGCAGGAGTTTTATATCTTCCAGCAGCTATTGTCAATATCTTAATTGGGTTCAAACTAAATAAAAAGTTAAAAGAAGAAAACAATAAAAAGCAGATCTGAATAGACTGCTTTTTGTTTAGTGTATCTATGGAAAATTGTAGTATAATAGTAATAAAATAATCATTTTATTTAGACATTATTTCTTAAAGGAGTAAGCTTATGGATTTACTTAATTGGACTTACATTATATCTACAATTATAGGAGCTGCTGGGTTCATTAGTTTATTGTGGTTCTCTTATTTTAATGATAAAGGTGAAATATAAAGCAGAGCATTGGGTTAATCTGTATATTGATTATGATGATCCAAAGCTAAAAAGTAAGGGGGGATTAATGATGACAGAAGACTTTTATTGCGATGAAGTATTAAGCGGAAAAACAAAAGTAAATAAAGTTTTAGAAACCGATAATGTATTGGCGTATCATCATACAAGACCTTTTTGGCCGGTGCATATTGTTGCTATTCCTAAAAAACATATCTCTTCTTTAATCACTTTGGAAGAAGACGACAACGAACTTTTACTCGAGTTGATGGGTGTGATTAAAAAGGTTGCAGCGAAGGTGACAAAAGAAAGTGGATCTTGCAGGGTGCTTACAAACTTAGGAGATTATCAGGACTCAAAGCATCTGCATTGGCATATAGCTTCAGGAGATCCATTGAGATAAAAGAATCCTTTTATGGAATTAAGCGAGGGAACAAATGAAAAAACCTAATAATATTGAACAAATGATAGTTCAATCTATGGAACCAATTAGTGTTTCTCTTAATGATGTTCAAATGTACTCGATAAAACAAATAAAACCAATATATGATACTTTAACTCAATTGAAACAATCAAATGATAAGAGAGAGCGGGTTAACGGATATTTAGTTGAAATGGGATATCCGCCAATGTGGGATTCACATCTAATTAACAAGATAGATGATAAAATCAATCAGTATAATGCAAAAGATAGTATGGAAACAGATATTGAAGAAGAAATATACCAAGTTCTGTTTGGATTATTAAATCAAGATGAAATGCAGCGATTACTGGTAAATTGGGGCAAACAAAAATTTTTAGCTGAGAGATTCAAAATATTGGAATCAGCAATCAAGTGTCACAATTCAGGTTTGTACTATTCATCGATAGCAACATTAATGCCTCAAATGGAAGGAATAATTTTTGAGGTATTTAATCATAGGAATTTTTACCAAGAGAGGTTTTTAAACATTTATTTAAATGTTTTATTTGAAACAGAAGAAGAAAAGGATCAACAAGTTGATTATTTCACTTTCAATTATAAAATGAGGACTTATTATAAAGATGTTGTTTTAGAAAAATTTTATGGGAGTGAGACAACCTCTGAGCTAAGTCGTCATGCATTATCACATGGGTACTTAAAAACTTATGGTACACCTAGTAATTCATTAAAACTCATTTTGTTTTTTAACCAAGTAATGAACTTTTTAAGCATTTTGACCAATGAGGATAAAGTAAGAGCACAAGGTAAAGTTCAAGAACTAATAGAAGTTAAAAAGTCTAATCATATAACAAAAGAGCGTCTTAAAGTACTGGAAAAAGAAAATGAGGCCTTTAAGTCTCTCTTACTTGAATTTATTGGTTATGAGGACGAATGGTTGCCAACACGACCAGGACTTGGGAAGAAAAAGAAAGACGAACTAATAGAACATATTCAATACCAAAGGCAACTTATGAAAGAACTTTATAAAAAGCTGGATCATAAAACACAAAATGAATTTAAGATAAAAGTTGAAAGCTGTATATGGCCAATTATGCACAATGAGGATTAACCCTCATTGTGTTTATATAAAATAGGAATTTTAAAGAGAATACAAATACAAAAAATATGTATAAAATAATTGACTCGTAATGTGATCTATAGTATTATTAAGTTAACCAATAAAGACAACAAAAAGAAATGAGGGGAAATAATGGAGTTAATAAGGATAGCTATGAAGAAAGACTTGGAAAATGACAACTCTTTAATGAATAAATGGGCAACAGTAGCTGGCCTTAAAAACCCCAATCCTCTTTATGACTTCTTAAACCATGATGGGAAAACATTTAATGAATTTTCTTCAATAGTCAACATTGTTAAGAGTCAGTATCCAGACCGTGAATATGAATTAATGAAAGATTACTGTTTAAACCTAGATGTTAAGACAAAGGCAGCAAGAAGTGCATTGGAGTATGCTGATGCAAATATGTTTTTTGAAATAGAAGATGTTTTAATAGATTCAATGATTTCTTGCAGCAATATGAAAAGTAAAGAATATGGAAAAGTGTATAAAATACATAGAGAACTGTCTAACAGTGTTATTACTGAATTTGAGGCAGTGAAAAGACTCGGCAAATTAAATATAAAAACACCTGAAATGAATTCTTTCTCAAGACTCTTGCTGCTTTATCATTATTTAAGCACTGGTAACTTTTCTCCGATGGCCCAACTTATAAAACAAATTGACCTAAGTGAGATTTCTGAGAACATGTACATTAGAAATACATATCAAACAAGAGTTCATGTTCTAATGTCTAATATAAAGTTAAATGAAAATTCATTAGAGGAGTGCAGAGAGTACTCTAAAAAGGCATTGGAAAGTACAAATATCCTGAGATTTCAGGTTTTCAGCTACTTAACTATTGGCAACTCTCTATTATTTTCGAATTATGAATTGGCTCAAGAAAACTTTTTAAAAGGGCTAAGCGTTTCTGTTCAAAATGAAAATTACAACATGATTTTCCAGCAGGCTTTGTGCTTCTTAAATAATGTATGGCGCAAAGAAAATAAGTGGATTAATTTTGAATCTGATTCAATTATGGATTTGCAGGAGCAAGCTCATTGTTTTATCAACTTTAATGAAATTTCCAAAGCAAAAGAAGTTTTGGATAAACTAGATCTTTTAGTTCACAACGATAATGAGCTTGCAATGCATTATTATTTGAAAGGAAGACTCGAACAAAATAAAGCATGTTTCTATTCTTCAATCGAGTATTTTAAAAAGTCTAATGACAAATTCCTTATTAGGCTGCCACTGTTAGAACTGCAAAAGATGGGTGAAAATCAAAAACTTTTAGAATTACTTTTACTTTAAAGGAGGTGAGACAATGAAAAAACTTATTATGGCTTTAGTTATCTTGGGCGCACTAGGCACTTCTTACATAAGTGCAGATTCTTCAATCCAACAAGCTTCAGGTGATTATGAGGTTGCTGGAATGCCACGTGGAGCATAAAATCCATTGACACATAAAGTTATTAGTATTATTATTTATTTAATTAAATTAAACAGAGAAAAGGAAGACGTTTGGCTCTTTTGAGCTAAGCGTCTTTTGTAGTTTTAAGGCCATCACTTAAATATTAGGTTTTAATAACATCTAGTGATCAACTTCAAATACATACACCCTAATTAAATGAAATGCATTACAAAGCAGCACATTCGCAAAAAAATTGCGTAGAATGTGCTATTTGTCGTTAAAAAAATCTTTACTTCCCTTTTGTAATGCATTACAATTGCTATAGATGCAAAAGATAAAAAATATGTATATAGGAGGTTGGTGGTATGTCCGCAATTAGTTACTTAAAAAACAGTATGACAATGCATAAAACCATTTACCAAAAGAAAGTTGAAAGCTTAGTTAAAAATGATTTGTTTTTTCATGAAAAAAGCATTGAAAAGTCAAAAATAATGAAGAATGAAAATGTTCGAAAACAACTAACTAAAGGATACATGAAATTGCTAAGTGAATACAAGGAGGATTAATAATGCATGTTGTAGAACTTAGGTCTACAAATCATAAAGATATTGATGCCGATTTTGTTTTAAATGCGAAACAAACTTACATAGAGAGTGTACTAAACATAAGAAATATGATTGTTAATGCAAAAACTGAAGATGATCTACATGGTGCAAAAATAGAGATAGCAGCATTATTAAAAGATCTAAATAGAGTATTATTAGGTGGAGATGGATTAAAAAGAAGCATTGAAAATAATCCGCATTTTAGATCCCTAATACATTTTGTGAAGAATTTAAAACGACACATTGCAATTGAATTTGAAGAGTTTATTTATCAACCATAACATATACGCACTACAGTCTATAGTATACATAAAAATAGGAGGTTGACATGTCAGAGCGAATAAAACAGCTAATGGTCAAACGTGGCATCACAATAGAGGAATTGTCGAGGGAGACAATGATTGATATTCAGAAATTAAACAAAATCATTGAAATGCCAGATGAATCAGATGTTACAACCATAAAGCTTATCGCTCTGGTATTGAATGTCTCTATTGATGAGTTATTGGATGAGAAAGGAGGAGAAGATAATGCAAAATAAAGTTAAACAATTAAAAAATTATGCGGTTTACGATGATATCGAGGGCTTTTTAATCAATAAAGATATAAGAAGTAGCTCAGGGAATTCTAACTATATGATGCCTTCATCAACTAGAAGGGTGTCGAACACCAGAAAGAATTATGAAGGGGATATTAAGCAGTTCTTTAGTGTGATTAAAGGTAAAGATGTCAAAAGTTTAGTTCCCGATGATTTAGTTGTAAGTAAAAGCGAATTAAGCAACTATGTGAAGTATCTTCAGGAAAAGGGATTAGTTAATAATAGTATTAACAGAAAAATGACCTCCCTGAAGATGCTCTATACATATTTGGAGCATGATTATAAGGACTATATTGACTTGTCGGTGTTTAATACTGTCGAAAGGCTTAAAACAGTAACTAAAAACTGGGATAAAACAACCCAGACAGAAGCCGAAAGAATCGCTCAGGATATGTATATAAATGAAAGACAGAAACCTTTAATGAAAAAGCTGTTTGTTAAATTCGCCATCAGAACTTCTTTTCGTGTAAGTGCGATTTTGCGAGTAAGATGGAAAGACATACAGCTTGATGAAAGTACAGGCCATTATATAGTAACAGTTATTGATAAAGGATCTCAGGTTGTGTCTACAGGCATTAACCAGGTATTTTATGAGGAATTGTTGCAGCTGAAGGAAGAGGATGACATCGAAACTGAATTGGTTTTTCAGGGGCTTTCGGAACAATCTTTACGACACTCCTTAAAAAGGTCGAAAAAAAGATTAGGAATACCTCCTGAAAGAGAATTAGTCTTACACTCATTTAAGGGTGTAGGAATTGACTATGTCTATGAGAATTCTGGTCACGATTTACTTGCAGCAAAAGAACAAGGAAATCATAAAAACACATTAACAACAGAGAGATATATGAGCAGAAAGATTAACATAGAGAACTCTGCTGGTGTAACAATGGATGAAAAAATCGATTTAAATCCACTATATGAAGCAACCCAAGAGGATTTTATTAGTTTTTTTGAAAACGCTGATCTTGTTACATTAAAAAAGTTTATAAAGCATGTAAATGAGCGATAATCATTTTTTCGGTATATTACTCAGTTCAAATGATAATTCTTCTTGATTAACCAGATTGCCTTTGGTAACTTTAAATTTAGCAACATGACATGAGGTGAAAGGCTATATGACAGTGATCTTTGATCAGTCTGCAAATGAGAAACTGCTTTCAGAAATGAAAGATGCTATCTCGAAAAATAAACACATAAGATCTTTTATTAACGATATTCAATTAGAGATGGCTAAAAATAAAATTACTCCAGGGACAACACAAAAATTAATTTATGATATAGAAAATCCAGAAGTCGAAATTTCTAAAGAATATATGTACTTTTTAGCCAAGTCCCTATACTCAGTTCTTGAAAGTGAAAGGTTTAATCCACGAAATTACTTCACAGAAACGGATATGAGAGAAATTGAAACGTTATGGGAAGGATCTGTGGAGGAAGATATAAAATTTCCGTATACATTCAAACAAGTTGTAAAGTATTCGGATGATAATTATTTCTTCCCCATCACTGCTAAAGAGTTGTTTATGCTATTTGAAAATAAGTTATTGCACTATAATCCTAATGCTCAAAGAACGAACAAAACGAAAAAACTAGAGGGCTCAGATATTGAGATACCTGTACCGCAGCTCAATAAACAATCGGTTGAAGAAATAAAGGAACTGTTCTTAGATGGGAAATTAATTAAATCAGTTTTTACGTTTAATGCACGTGTTGGAAGCGCAAGTTGTGGCGAAGAATTAAAATATGATGACGACACTATGTCGCTTACAGTGACTGAAGACACCATTTTAGACGTTTTAGACGGGTATCACCGGCTAATAGGCATTACTATGGCTATAAGACAGCATCCTGAGTTAGATCATTTGTTTGAAGAAACCTTTAAAGTGGACATCTATAACTACACTCAAAAAAGGGCGAGAGAGCATTTTGGGCAACAAAATACAATAAATCCAGTGAAGAAATCTAAAGTAGCTGAGATGAGTCAAAATGTTTATTCAAATAAAATTGTTAAGTTTATTCAGGATAATAGCATAATTGGTGATTATATAAAGACAAATGGAGACTGGATAAATCAGAATCAAAACTTACTTATAACTTTTTCTGACTTCAAAAAGGCAATTGAAAGAAGCTATTCTAAAAAAGATTTTTCTACTCAGGCAGACATCTTAAAAACTGCAAGATACCTTACATCTTTCTTTGATGCTTTAGCTACACAATATGTAGATGAGTTCTTAGGTGATATAGCAAAAGAACGGAAGAGAAGTTTTGTAAACAACTATTTGTTCTTTAATGGTTATGTGGGATTAGCTAAGAAATTGCAATTAGATGGGGTAAGCCTGGACGAGTTGGAAAGTAAGATTACTGATGTTTTAGGCTCTATAGACTTTAGTAAGAAAAATAAGTTGTGGGATGAATTAGGTGTAGTAGACAAGAATGGAAATGCTAAATCACCACAAAAGATATGGAATTTCTTCAATAATTTAAAAATAGACGAGTAATTACTTAGGAGTTGTTTGTTGCAATGTTCAATAGTGAGATTAAGGAAAAATATTTAGATACCTTATCTGAGGGTATGGTTTTGCAGATGAGGCCTATTTTTGCTAAAGCAGAGATTACTGAGACTTTATATAATAAGGACATTTATGATTTCACATCAATGCAAATTTTAGAACTTATACGATCATTTGATCAAACCACTATCGGTAGTGTTCGGAGAACCTTAGCATTATTGTCATTGTATATTGATTGGGCAATTTCATATAAGTTAAGTAAAGGATTAACCAATTTAGCAAGAACTATTTCAGAAGAAGAGCTTTATGAGTGTCTTGGGGATAAAAAATTATATATTACCTATAGTGAATTAGAAGAAATGGAAAGTCAATTAGTTAATTATCAATCAAAGGCTGTATTAAGGCTGTTGTTTGAAGGGGTTTCAGGTTTAGCTCATTCTGAATTGCTAAGTTTAACGAAAAAGCAAGTTGAGGATGCGATGCTAAATGGTAACGTTTTAACCCTCTATGATTCAAAGCACGGTGAACGAAAACTAAAAGTTAGTAGTGAATGTCTTGTTATTGCCTTAAATGCAGCTCAGGAAACTAAATATAAATTAAAGAATGGGAAGGCAAAAGGCCAAACAAAAGAAGTCTTTTTAGTTGAAAATGATTATGTAGTTAAAACAAAAAGAACATCCAACAAAGGAGACGGCCAAGCAAGTAAATTTGTCATAACTAATCTAATTACTGATATATCTGAGTTCTTTAAAATTAACTTTTTAACACCAAATACTATTGTTAGATCTGGTCATTTGTATAGAGCATATCAGCTTTATAAAGAAAAAGGGGTTATTGATAACTCTGTAAGGTATCAGATTATAGATGACTTTAATTTAAGAGTGAAATCCAAATATCGAGCAGTTTATTCAATGCAAGATTATATTAATGAGGAAGAAGTTAATAAATATTACGCAGAAGAACTAGGTCTAAAAGAGACGACCATTTAAATATGAAATCCATTTGACTATTTTGGTTAAATGGATTTTTCTTTTATCTCAAAAAAATTGTGAAAAAATTCGCATTTCGACAAAAATAGACAAAATAATCACTTTAAATACATGTTTAAATGTAGTAAGATGGTCATGTAAACCATATGGTTTACTAAGGAGGAGACCAAGACCAAAGTCTTAGTCGTTTCAATGCCTTTCAACCTTGAATTCATAGAGGTCTTCGACATTACAATCTAAAGCAGCAGCAATTCTTTTTGCAGTTCGAATAGACATATCTACTTTAACTAATCGATTATAGTCGCTCAGCTGCTGTTTCTTAATCCCAGTTATCTCTGAAAGTTCATTGATTGTAATGTCTTTCTTTCTACATAATTCAGGTATCAAGCATTGCCCGATCTCAACTTTAATCATAATCGGACATCCTCCTGCGTTCTGTTATGGAAAGACATAATACATATCATACCATACGAAGCCGATAAATAACCACTAGCATAACACCTACTTTCTATGTATAATGATTATACAAAACAGAACGCACGTTCCCTTAACACCTTAAGGGTTTATCACAGAAAATTGAACATAGGAGAATGAGGATGGCAGGTTATTTAAACAATATTGCACTGAATCTGGAGATTGTACTCAAAAACAAAGCAGATAGTCCAGAAGTCTCTGAAACATTGGTAACCAGGATTTGTGAAAATTTACTTTTATCTAAAGAAGTCTCGTTTTTAAAAGCTGACGGATCAGTTGAAAATTTTAAATTAAGTGATATGGAATATGAAATAACAAATACAGAAGAATTGCCTGAGTAAAAATAAAAAAAGAAAGACTCCATTAAACATAATGTAATCAGCAGCAAGAGGAGAATGAAGGTATTGTTTTGAATATATTTGTTGATCAAGATAATTACAAAGAGGTTAGTCTAAGACTTACAAAAAAATTGCTGACTTCAGAACATTATCAATTCCTACTTGGTTTCAAGGGAGAGAAATTAGATATTACAATTTCAGTTACACCACAAAGCCTCGTTAAGCTTAGGGATGACATCAATGAATTGATCTTTATGTTCTCAGATTAAAATTAGATTCGGTCACATAAATTGGCCGAATCTAATTGACAGATATTAAATGATGGGTTATAGTTTATTCAAATACAAATAATATGTATATAGGAGATGGTAAAGGGAGCTATGTTGCTTGATGAAAAGCTCGATAAATTAATGAAAACGATTCTGCGATTAAAAGCATACAAAGAAGAGGGAAATTTACGAAGAGTCATCGGAGAATTTCATTCAATAATTGATTATGCTTACGAGGGGATGTATATAGCTGAAGATATGTTAAGAGAAGAAGAAAGTAAGGGCAAAGAAGTAAGTACATATTGAATTGTGTAATTTTCACTAAGGTAACAAAAATAAAATTAGTGGATAAAATGTAAGTTTTATCGAGATTCAGATAAGGGGGATATATGTTGAAAGAAATAAATATGATTGAACGTTCTTTTTGTGGAAGTGGAGGATGTATGAGTTGTCCCTTCTCGCACAGTGATGAAGCTGAAATGGCTCAAAATTATGGATGTTTGCCCACACCCCAGCAAATTGTAGAGATGAAGGAAAAGAGTGGCCATAATTGGGCTTGTCATAGCAATGAGACGGTTTTGTGAGGAGGTTTCGCTAAATATATAAAAAGAAATAGACCTGATTTAAACATTAATGAAGGGCAGTTAATTTCATATGAAACTTGGAGTCATGAAGGTGAAGCCAAAGCCATACAGGAAGCAAATACAAAGGAACTCCGGCAGGCCCAGGAAAAAATTCAGCGACTTACAAATGAGAATGACAGGTTAAGAAAAGCCTTTCATTTGTTCGTAAATATGAAAACAGTTAGAACGGCACCTGAGTTAGTAATCCAAAGATATTCCCGATATGCAAAGGAACTTCTTGAAGGAAAAGTATTGGAGGAGGATGCACAATGAACACAACATACAGAGTTTGGGACGGCAGCCAAATGCATAATTGGGATGATGAAGGGCTGAGTCTTATTATCTCGGGTGGAGAATGGGGGCTGTATCGCAATATCGTTGGAGCTCTTTATCCCATCCGTATTGCGTCTAGTACTCAAAAAAATACAGACAGGCAAAGATATTTATGAAAAAGATATTGACATGACAGAAGATGAACCGATGATAGTCATTAAGGAAAATGGTCATTATGGACTTAAATTCCCTGATGATAGTGCCTACTTCGATTATTCATTGGATTGGGGAGAATGCGAGATCGGTGGAAACACTTTTGAAAATCCTGAGTTATTGGAGGGTGTGGAATGACAATCAATTTGAAAGTGAAACAAGAGAAGCGCAAAGGGTTATCAATTAATGATATCCAAGATGGATTTTTCATTTTAAAAAATGACCATGTTCGGATTGTGAAAATGGATGTTACAAATAGAAATAAGATACATTTAATCGATTTAAAGACGTTCCATGTTAAAACTGTCGCATCAATAGAAGAGTTGAAATATGTATTTGAAGATTGGAGCCGAATCAAGATATTAAGTCCGAAACAGGTGAATTTAAATATCGGGTTCCAATGGAAAGAGTAAAGGAGGGCGCGGAGTGATGGCATTTCATAAAGAAGTGGTCAAGACTATATACAAAACGGTTGTTATTTGCGATAAGTGCGGTAAGGAAAAGGTTTTAAACATAGGGAATCCGTTATCGTGGGAAGGTCATATGAATGGCGCTTTGCACTATGATTACACATTCAAGGAGATATTAACGGAGAAGGGGAACGGTTTTGCAACTCTATGCCCTGACTGTCAGAAGGAGGGCGTGGAGTGATTAGAGCAACAGAAAAACAGTTGAGACTGATCGGACGCATGGAGCAATATATAAGTGCAAGATTCACCGGTAATACAATTAGAGAAGCGAGTGAGTTTATTACTAATCATATGGATGAATACCAAGAAGAGAGAGAAATGACCGATGAATCAAATGTTTTATATGATGATATTTTCTATGAAGAAGGTTGGTAACCTTGCTGAGAAGTATTGAGATCATAGTCTAAATAAAAGATGCATTTTAAACAAATTAAATGGAGGAACTTTATTGGAAAATAATTTAAAGGTAATTGAGCAGAATGGGCAACTTTTAGTGGACAGTAGAGATGTAGCTGAGATGGTTGATAAAGAACATAAACATCTTCTTAGAGATATCGATGGATATTTAAAAATTCTAGGAGAGTCCAATTTTGGACTTACCGATTTCTTCATTGAGAGTACATATAAAACAAAGCAAAATAAGTCAGCGAAACATTTCTTCCTCACACGCAAAGGGTGTGATATGGTCGCTAATAAAATGACTGGTACTAAGGGAATAATCTTCACAGCACAATACGTTACTCGCTTTGAAGAGATGGAGAAGACATTAAAAACAAGACCTTTATTAGTTGATACATATCTAGACATGAATGAGGATGAAAGAGCAATAGCCTACTTCACTGAAAGAAAAGAGAAGCGAGAATATCAAGAGAGACTCAAGTTAGCTGAACCAAAAGTAGAGAAATATGATCGCTTTCTTAATACAGATGGATTAATGAAAATAGGACAAGTGGCAAAAGCGATTGGCATAAAAGGAATGGGTCAAAACAATTTATTTCGCTTTTTGAGAGAAAATAAAGTTCTTATTGATGGAACAAACAAAAACGCTCCATATCAAAAATATGTAGAAAGAGGATTCTTTCAAGTGAAGACCCAGGAGACAAGTGTTGGAATTAAGACAATTACTCTTGTTACTCCTAAAGGTGCCGATTTTATTGCTGATCTTCTAATGAAACATGGGCACAAAAGAGAAATAGCATCATAGATTTGAAAACTTTTAGATAAAAGTAAAATTTTATAGAGAGTGGAAAAGGGAAATGGGTGAATAAAACATTATAGAAGGTCACCAAGAGTCCTCTCGATGACCTGATAAGTTGTTGCTATTCTGTAATTTATCTTTCGCTAATAGTGGCAGTAATGGATCCGCTAGACCAAGAATCAGTTAAAAAATTACTCGAAAGAACATAAGTTTCGTTTTTATTCAACCATACATCGGTTGATCTAAATGGTTTATTAAGATTACCGCCCCCAACATTTAGAACAGCGACATTTTCACCTTGTCTTGTTATCTGGCATGCTCCTGCATATGCCTCAGTGATTCCAACATATTTGCAAGTGAATTTCATATACTTGCCTGCACCAGTAATCATCTTAGAACTGGTTCCCGAAGATGAAGTTACACTTCCAGTTGTAGCTGCACTAGCAGAAGAAACAAAAGCTGTCAAAGTAAAAATCACGGAAAAAATTAAAACGAAAAGCTTTTTCATTTTACACACTCCTTGTTTTTAACATAATTTTTAAATATTCGACATTTTGGACTTTATCACCTGTAAAAAAATGTAGAATTTTTGTGAATAAATGTTCAACAATGATTAGGGAAAATGGATTGAAGGGTGCTATTGAGGAGCAACAATAAAGATTGTTATAGAAGGATTTATAAAGATGAAAACCCTATAACTTGTGTACAGTTTATATAAAAATAGTATTTTTAAAGAGAATCGGAGGATGGAAGATGGAGAATAATGTTTTATACGGAATTTACAGTACTAGATCACGAAAGTTTTGTTTTGGAATTGAGGAGCCTTCAAAAACAAAAGCAAGAAAAGAGCTATTCAATCGAATTGGTACAGATGCGTACAAATGGCGTTTTGAAATTAGAAAAATTAAAAGAAAGTAGATGGAAAAATGAAATTTGCACCAATGGATAAAGTTCAATTTAAAACAGCTAGTCATTTCAACAAACTTCGAACTTTAAAAAAAAGAGTACCTGAATTAGATGATCCTTTACTTGGCGAATGCTGGGAATTTGAAGAAGACGGTTTGAAACAATTTGATTGGGAGGAGAACTACGAATTTGTCGCTAGACCCAAACATTTTAATTGGGATTAAAAACAGAATCTAATTAAAATTGAAGTTTTAAATGAAATACAGGAGGGGATCAGTGATTGCTGAAAAAACTAATGCCTCAGTAAAGATGTATCTAGAGGATGATATAGCAAGGTTATATCAAGATCACTTTCGATTGATAACGGGGCAAAACCTAAATAGTAATTTGATAGAGAATAAATCATCTGTAATAAGTGCAAAAGAGATTGAGAACTGTATACAGCTGCTACATAAAGATTATCATAACCTAGGGATTAGAATATTTGTGTTTCAAAATAAAATTCAAGCAGTACTTAATTTTTTGAATCCCCTTGGAGCACCTTTTTGCTTAAAAACCATAAGAAGCATCTTTAGAAAACAACTGGTTGGTTTAAATGGGTTTGGAATTATTCACATTTATCCATTCAATTATCCAAACGATTTAACTTGTTACAAGCAGACTATAAAGCTCTTTATTCTCGAAACGCTGTACCATGAACTTAGACACACTTACCAAGATGAGTTTATGACTTGGATTAAATATTCGAATTATGTAGATGGAGGTCAACCTGGCTATTTTGCACAGAAAAGCGAGCGAGATGCAAGACACTTTGCGACTAGAATGATGAATAAGTTTCATGATGACATTAATGATATTCTAGGAATAAAGTTTAAATGGGAATCTTGCTGGGGAAGATTAGGGATTTATGAATAAAATTAAAATAAAAAGACTGTTTTAAAGAGAAAGGAGCTGAACTATGGCAATTGATTTTGCAAAGCTAAATGATCCAGAATGGAAAAAGCAGTGGGCTGATGAAAGAAAAGAACGTGAGCGGTTATTAGAAGAACAAGAAACACTGAGGAAGAAGACAGTTTGCTTTACCGGTCATAGACCAAATAAATTGGGTGGCTATGATATGAAAAATCCCACAATGCTCAAACTCAAAGATAAGCTGCTTGAAGTGATTGAGGAGTTAATCATAAAAGAAGAGAAGTCCAGGTTTATAACTGGAGGAGCGTTAGGAACTGATCAGGCTGCTTGCTGGTGTGTACATATTCTAAAGAAGAAATATCCCCATATAAAAAACATAATTGCTACACCATTCAAAGGACAAGATAAAGTTTGGTCTGCAGACCAAAAAATGTGGTACAAACGTATGCTTAATGTGGCAGATGAGATTATTAATGTTGAAGAATTAGATAAATATAAAATTAGTGGAGAGAAACCAGGAGAGTTTTCGCCAGCTAAGATGCAAAAGCGAAATGAATACATGATTGATCACAGTGAGGCAATAGTAGCTGTTTATGATGGAACTAAAAGTGGCACAAGAAACTGCTTAAATTATGCCAAAAAAACTTACTTAGGACATCAACTATGGAGACTTCATCCCAATATTAATTTTGAACTAGATATTACTTATCTCAATTAAAAAAGGAGCCATTATCAAATGAAAATTCAAGAAGCGTTGTTAGACAACAAATTAACTACAGGAAAAAAATGCTATTTAAATCAGGAAAAATATACGTATAGAGGAGTTTCTGAAGACGGTAGACATGTTTTAGAAAAACAAAAGCAAGATGGTATAGAGATTATTTACACAGACAAACGTCCTGTTGTGCCTGTCTTACCATTAGAGTTATATTTTAAAAATAAAAGAACTGGAAGCTTTGCTGAGCTTGTAAGTTACACTCATATGCTTGGGGAAATGTATTATAAGCTTAAACTATATGACAATGTATTTAATGGTTATGACAATGAAACGTTAGGAGAGTTAGAGCAAGACTGGGAACTACTATCTGAAAATCCATTTAAAGACGAAGAAATTTTAATTGATGAATTAGAAGAAGTTAACGAGAAAATCGAGCAGTTTGAAAAAGAAATTAGAGAGATTAAAAAGAAAAAAATCGAACCATTAGTTAAACAAAAAAGTGAACTGCAAAAACAATGTAAGCATGAATGGTATAAGAATGACGAAGAACAAGTTGGAAGCAACAGTTACGAGCAGGAATGCGTTTGTGAGATTTGTGGACTTGAGAAAATGAATAGATACAGTAAGCTATTTTGATGAAAAACAAAATAAAAAAATCATTTTAGTTTGAAAGAATGATATTAAGATATTTAGAGGAAGGGAGACAGCCAATGAATCCATTTAATTTTAGATCAGAGCAGAGAGAATACGAGCAAGCCTATTACGGAGGCTATTGTAATAAAGTCAGAAGCCTTGGTTTAAACCCAATTCCATTTCACTTGTTTCAGGACATCTTAAAAGAAAGCAGAGATTTAACTAAAACAAAGAAGGAAAGAATGGGATTTTTAATTAAGGCTACAGAATCACAATAAAAGGATTATTTTATTCAGAACGGAGGACAAGAGGATAGGCTACATTAAATATATAATTGAAACAGCTTGCTTTAACATAGTTTGGTTTAAATGGCACCTAGGAGCGGACATAAGCGTATTTGATGGCTGCGGATGGAATACATATAAATGTTTAAAGAGTAAAAATAAAATAAGTGGAGGTTACAGAAATGATAAAGAGGAATCTGCTTAGCAACCACGTTGATGAGATTATCGGAGAATATTACGCTGCTAAAGGATATTCAGTTCAGGATATTGATCGCCAAGAAAATGGTCAACTAATTGTTGTTATGCACCGAGTACCAGAGGAAAGGGAACCGGAGAAAGTTGATTTAGCATTTGATTTCATACATAAAAGACCGCATAGAAAGAAATATCTTGCTTAAAGGGGGATGAGAAATTGGACAGAATGAAAGAGCTTATTAGAAAAAATCTGAGTCTGAAGAAGATGTTAGAAGCCAACGATAGAGAGATACTTGAGGAGAAACGCAAAATAAGAACTCAAAAATTTTCTCGAAAGTTGATCGAAAGACAGAAAGAAAAAGCATTAGTCTAGGTGAAGGAGTTAAATTAATGAATACATATGTAGTCGATAACAGTAAATTTAAATGCATTTATGCGGGATCCGAAAAAGAAGCAGCTTTTAATGATGAATTTGAATATGGAACAAGAGTAAGGGTTTGGTTCGAAGGCCATCACATAAAAACGTTTGAGAAAGAGCAAAGAGAAGCCTGTGGAGTAGGAGAATGGATTCTGAAGTATGATGCTGCAACTGAATTGCAAAAGGAAGTAGATCGTTTGGAAAAGACCTATTTCAAGAAGAAAGAGTTGTTAGACACTATTAGACAAGCTGATGGAGTCGGAAGGGAAATCAATGAATAAAAGAAATCAATACTCAATTACAGTGGATGTTAATGGAGGAGAATATAATCAGGAGTTTGTTATTTTAGCGGATTCGCTAAGTAAAGTTGGGCGAGATAAGATAATTGTTGATGGTGTGACAATTCAATTTAATGACCAGATTCTTGAATTGAATAGTAATAAAGAAGATTCGAATGATTATTATAAGGGTCAAACATTAACTGTTAAAGAAGATTGCCTAAATAACTTCTGGAAAGGCGGAACCGTTACTGTTGAAGATGTAGATGTACATAGAGGCATATTAATAGACGGTGTCGTTTACTTAGAAAAACAAGTGGTAGATAAGTATTTTTCAAGAGAAGAGGAATGACATGTACAGAAAGATTTTCGATACGGTTAACGTTATTGATGGGCAATCAAAAGTAACTGATTGGTTACATAAATTAATGCTTGAAGATGAAAATTCACTATACAAAATCGATATTAAAGTTTCTAAAAGGAGGGTTGCTGAACAAGGAGAGGTGTATAGAGAGGAAGGAGAATACATAGAGAACGCAGATCTTCGAACTTTACCAATTGGGACAAAATTCTTTGTGCAAAACGGTTGTTGGAAGGGTGAAATTGTTTCGGTGAATGAAAAGAAACATTTATATATGCCACAGATTGGAGAGATGAAGGAAATTAAAGTGGGAGCAACTGGGTTGAATATAGAGATTGAATAAAAGATAGTTTTTAACTAAACATGAGGATGGATCGTTATCGGAAAAAACACACGTATCGATAACGATCATAGAAGGATGATTTAGTTTCTATGGCGGCGTCTTTCTTCGAAGTGATCTGGATACTCAGTCTGTTTTGATTTGTTGAATACAAACCAAATTACAGCAGCTAGTGTATAATCCATGACTTTATCGAAAGTCCAATTCGCAAAAAAATCCAGTAGAAATCTCATTACATTTCACCTCCGAGACAAAATGTACAATCTCTTGAAAGGCATACTTATGAAATGCCTTTCATTATTAAAAAGTGAAATGAAATATGGGAAACTAAAAAGGATTTTAAAAAAATCACATTACAATCAAAATAAAATATTTATTTTAAAGGAAGTGGGTGATCTAGTTATGGTAATAAAAAAGGATTGTTTTACTTGCAGAAGCTGTAATGAAGTGATTTTCTATCCACCTTCGATTGAAACAACTGTTTCATGTCCAAGCTGCCATCAAAAACACCTAGTACAGAGAGAAGTGAATATAATTCCGTTAGAAAACACTAAATGACCAATGTACTAAATTTTCATTAGCTTTTTAATTACTTGGTGCTAAGGAGTTATGTAACGGAGAGTTTATACTCTCCAGGATTCGAAGGAAGGGATGCGGAGTTTGCCGTGCTTAGTCTTAAATCTGTGCTTAACCTTACATAATATAGGTTCAATAAATACATATTCATCAGATTCAGACTTTACTTGTTTCATAGAATGAAATTTACCACGTTCTGCATTGGGCATGAATTCCATAAATCCAGCTGCAGTTCCATCAGGATAAGACAAAAGGAATTTTATATCCTTTTTGGTGTAGCCGGTAATAAGAACTTCGGTGTAATCGTAATTGATCACTTTCAGCCAATTATGTGAACGTTTATTGATCTCGTAAGGGGAGTCAGCTTTCTTGAGTACGATTCCCTCTAAATTCTTTTCTTTGGCCAGGTTAAAGTAAGCTAGTCCGTTACCTTGAATTCCTTCGATTACAAAGACATTAGGATGATTTAGCTCAAGTGAGTTTAGAGTTATCTTACGCTCAGTGATTGGCTTAGCTGCTATTGACTGACCGTCTTTATAGATAACATCAAAAACACAGTAAACAATCTTATGAGCTGACTTTTTGGACATGAAACGTTCCATTACAGCTTCAAAGTCAGGAGCACCACCTGGGGCAGCTACAATAACTTCACCATCGAGTACTGTTCCATCTGGAATATCTAAGTCCAAGAGTTCTGGAAACTTGTTTGTTACTTCGTTGTTGTGACGAGTGTATAGCTTAATCTGATTATCAAATTTAGAAAGGATGAGTCTGATTCCATCAAATTTGAGCTCAGTGATATAGTTCTCGTCGTCAAATGGCTCTTTTATTGAATGCAATAGCATTGGCGATACAAACAAAATATCACCTCCTACTTAGAACATATTAGCTAAGAGAAGGTGATATATAAAGCGATATGGCAGTGGTACTTAATGGGATTCTATGAGCTCAGGTGAATTGTTTTTAGGTGAATTCACTAAAGATGAAACCTGGTATGCTTCCATGTCATCAGCATCATAAGGCTGCAGTAAGCTTTGTAGGTAATCAGGGTCAGTATTTTTAGGGTTTAGCCATTCCTTTTCGTTCTCATCAGTAAGGATAACTGGCATCCGATCATGAATGTCTTCCATAAGCTTATTAGGCTTTGTTGTGATGATTGTGCAAGTGTACAACGGATTGCCTTCTGGCGTGTTCCACTTTTCATATAAGCCGGCAAAAGCGAAGATATTAGATGATTTAAGCTTAATCCGCATAGGAATCTTAGTCTTTGGATCTAGGCGTTTCCATTCATAAAAACTGTCAGCGGGTATGATACAACGTTTGCTGACGAGCGGCTTTCGAAAACTTGGTTTCTCAGCCAATGTTTCAGCTCGAGCGTTGATCATTTTATAGCCGATCTTTTCGTCTTTAGCCCAAGGAGGGATAAGGCCCCATCTAAGCTTGCCTAAGCGATTATTTGATCCATCATTGATGATTGTCAGGATGTTTTGTGAAGGAGCGACATTATAGCTAGGGTGATATTCATCTTCGGGTAAGAATTGATCTATATTGAATTGCTCAATGATGTCATCAAACTCAGAAAATAAAGTGAACCTGCCACACATGTTCATCATCCTTTAGGGTTTTTGAATATTGTACAGGCTTGGTACATGAAAATCAAAAAGGAGGAATGTGATGCTGCAGCAAACAATTGAGGTTAAAGAAGTTGATGTGTTGATCAGGGGAATATGGAGAAAGAAAAAGTTCACCGATATTCAAAAGGGACAAACCTTTAAGATTGAGGAGAACGGAAGAACAAAGAAATACATAGCGAGAACAGATCCTTATTGGGATGACATGTATGAGACTTACATTATTGATTTGTTGGATAAAAATAAAATTAGAAGAGGGTAAAAGTGATCGGATTAACACAAGAAGAGAAAGTTAGAAGAGCAATTCAAAGGAAAAAGGACAAATACAATAAAACGCACAAAATAATCAATGGTGTTGAATACAAGCTTTGTTCGATATGTAATGATTGGCTGTTAACAGATGTGTACTATAAAAATAAAAGTAATAACATAGATGGATTATACCCATATTGCAAATCATGCGCTATCAATAAAGCCCATAAATGGGCCATTAATAATCGAGAATCTTCTAGGATCTTGAAAGAAAAATATGCTAAGAGTGACAAAGGAAGAGAACGGAACAATATTGCTTGGAAGAAGAGAACTCAAAACGGTTATATAAGAGAATACCAAAGGTTAAATAAAGAAAAAATAAAGTTTTACCAGTTGAAAAGGAAAGAGAAAAAACACAAAATTTCTGAAGTTGAGAGAGACAGGTGTAAATCATATTTTAACTACAGTTGTGCCTATTGTGGATTATCGGAGATAGACCATTTTAAAGTTAACAATCAAAAACTCCATTTAGACCATGTTGACCCTAATGGTGCAAACGATTTAAGTAATAATGTCCCTGCTTGTAAATCTTGCAATTCAAGCAAAGGAACTAATTCACTTTATAGCTGGTACTTAAACAAGTCCTTTTATAGACAAGAAAGATATGATTTACTACTCAAATGGCTTAATGAAGATTATAAAATAGCACTGGAGTAAAAATAAAATTAAACATTCAATAAAAACGATATTTTAACCAGATAGGGAGATGTTTAAATGACTTCAGAAGAAGCAAGAAATTATTTTATACAAAAGGGAATTAGTTATGAAGACATTACGGAGGGAGATATTTGTGCTTTAGTTATGCTGCTCAATAAGCATATTAAACAGGCAGTTAAAGCACATACAATGTCTGTTGATACAATGAGAATGAGTCAGAAAATAAAAAGCAAATACAAAACAAATGGAACTTTAAAAAGTTGTTATCTTTACATAAACAGTCACTATTTTACTCAAAGAGAAGCAATTAGCTTTAATCCAGATGGTTTTATTGGTTTCGCAGGGTGGGCAGATTCAGGCAATAGACAACCTATAATTAGTGCTTTTACTGAATGGGTTGGTTATATGAGTGAACAGTTAAGACAAATCAGTTAAAAGTAATTTTTTATTCGGATAAGGGGGTGGTACTAATGTGACTGCTTATAAGATGAAAATAGGGAATAAATATAAAATTATATAAGGAGAGTTGTTAATTGTTGAAGTTCAAAAACAGAATAGAGGAAAAAGAGATTAAGGGGGCAGAGAAGGCTAGCTTTGGCGGGCCTGACCTTCTCTACCGCACACTTCGCAAGGTTACGAAGCTATATAAGTATATCACAGCCAAGAAGTCTTTTCCAATCCTAGTTACCTCACTGTTTGCATTGTTTAATCAAAGTTCAGTTCTAGCTGCAGATAAGTATAGTAATTTTAAAGAGTTGAAAGCAAATGAGTCACCTTTGAGCTATAACATTCTAACTACCGATGTTGATAGGCGTGTGCTTATTTTGGCTCCTCATGGTGGAGGTATTGAAGGAGGGACTAGCGAGCTTGCAAAAGAACTAAGTAAGTCTTATTCTACCTATCTATTTGAAGGTTTAAGAATACCAGGAGCTTCTGAGTTGCATATTACAAGTACGAATTTTGATGATCCTCAAGCTTTAGATTTATTAAGTAAGCATGATTTAACAATCTCAATTCATGGGTATGCATCAAGTAAGAAACACACTTTAGTTGGTGGGACAGACAGAGAAAAAGCAGCAAAGATTACATCGTTGCTTACTGATGCAGGCTTTTCTGCAGAATTGCTGTCTGAAGATTCCCGTTTAGCTGGCACAAATGAGCAGAACATTGCTAATAAAAATAGCACTGGTATGAGTATTCAACTTGAAATAAGCACTGAACAACGAAGAGAAATGTTTAATACTTTTACACTAGCTGGACGGAATGGAACGCAGAATCAAGTTTTTTATGACTATATTGCTGTTCTAACTAAATTCATTAATGAAAATGTGTATTGTATGGCTGGTGTAGCACCATGACATTGTTGAATAAATCCATACGATACTATGTTGACTTTGATCAGTGGGGAATAAATGCATTTAACTCGAATCCAATTGAAACAACTAAAGGATTTAATGAAGCTCTTATATATGCATCAGAGAACAACTTTTCTATTGTTGAAATTCCAAAAGGGAATTTTATTATTGATTCAGTAAATACATTAAATCAACGAAATCCTGAAATTGGTGGGGGAATTAAAATCCCATCAAATACGGAGCTCCTTTTGGATCCAGAAGCAGTGTTTCAAGTTAACCCTAATGGGTATCAGGGCTATTCTTGTTTTTATATTGGGCTTGCAGAGAACGTAATAATTAGAGGAGGTCGTATTATAGGTGACCGGTATCAACATGATTATTCTCTAATTGATACCAATAGAAAAACACATGAATGGGGATTTGGAATACATGTTCATGGAAGCAAAAATGTTTTGATTGAAAATGTACAAATCTCAGATTGTATTGGAGACAACATTTGGATTGCAGCTCACGGAATGATGAATTACCCAGGGATGGTTTATACGCCTTCCAAAAGTGTGACCGTAAGAAAATGCGAACTGAAAAGAGGGAGACGGAACAATTTAGCTACTAACGGTTGTGAAGGATTATTGGTTGAAGACTGTGATATAGAGGAAGCTGGAGGAGATACAATTGGCCCTCAACTAGGTATTGATTTAGAGGGCTACGGAGAAAACGGAAGAAAGTATGATCATCCTTATGAGTTAACGATATCGGATTGCAGGTTTAGAAAAAATGGTCGTGGTTCGGTTACTGCTCATACAAGCGGTAAAGTTTCCATCAAAGATAACTACTGTGACAATGTTATTTCATATGGCTACAGTACAGATGTGAGTATTAAGGGTAACAAGATAATAAATGAAGGGGAATCTAAAGAGTATGGAATAGACTCTGTAGGCGTTTCGAGCACTGAGACTAGCAACAGAATTCAAATAACTGATAACAATATTCAAGGGTTTAAAATAGGCATGATGATTAGAGGAAAAGGCGTATCGGTTGATAATAATACCGTAAAGAACGCTTCAAATTGTGCGATAGCAACACATATGGCCGAAGATGTTTCCATTTCAAACAACAGAATACAGGACAGCGATTGTATTCAGATCCAGGTGAGGAATTCATCAGATATTAAAGTAAGCAATAATAAAGGGAAAGGGACAACCTCAACATATGCAATTAAAGTGATGGATTCGAATGACGTTAAATTCTTAAATAATACGTTCTCCAATCTTTACGGAGGTCTATATTGTGAGAGATCTCAGGCAGTCAGAATTAAGCTAAACGATTTCTTATTGAGTGGAAAAGGTTACGGGATATATTGGGATAAAGATTCAGAAGTCTTCCTAACAAGGAATGAGATATTTGAACCAAGAAATGTTGCAATTATGGGTGCAGCTGATATGTACAATATCAGAATAAGTGATAACCAGATATATAATTGCAAAGCAATTATTGCAATCCACTTAATAGGTGGTTCTGAGCATATGGTAAGGGGAAATGAAATTATGTTTAACAGAGATTCAGATCAAGGCTATGGGATATATTTAAACGGGACAAAAAAGGTTCGTTTAATTAGGAATGATGTTCAAGGTATTGGCACAAGAGTGCTTTCACATCCATATGCAACGTTTAATGCTTCCAGTACAACTTTAATTCATAATACATACGACAGCGGCACACCTAGATTAGCATTAGATGATACAGTAATCGATTATAAATAAAATATCTCAACAAGAACACTTGTTCCCTTTATGGGTTTTGGTATATAATTTAGTAGTACCAAAAATTTCAAAACAGGGGATGAGAGTATGAGTGAGCAGAAGCTTAGAATCGGAGAAATACGGTATGAGGTTTTCGATGATTATGATCCATTAACAGAGGAGTATTTGGGAAAGAACCTAGCAAATGCTTATTTTATTGCTCAAATTAAAAAGGAAAATGTAGTTCAAGTAGGGAATAGGAAAATTAATTACTCAAGCGATGTTAAAATTGGTTTTGATGCATTCGGGGAAGAAACAAAAGAGAAAATCAAAGAGCATCTTCTGGCTGCCTATAGTCTAATAGCAGAAGGGGCTAAAGACGATGGTCTAGTAGAATATTTATAAGGCAATGCTGGGCTAGTCTCTAAGATTAGCCTAGTTATCATACGAATAAAGGGGTTAACTGAATGTCAAACACCATTTCTAAAGAGCAAGATGAAGCAATTAAATACTTTAGAAACAAATTAAATTTATCAGACAAAGACTTATACATACCGTTGATTAATTTTGAACTACTTAGAGACAAGAACGAACAATATGCGAACATTCTTTATGAGCTGTATAAAAATGATCCCTATTTATTTATTAGAGCTTTAAAGGAAGGTTATGTGGTTAATCAGCCAATTGCATTTGATGAGGCCATTGTGCGATTCTTTAATGGAGAAGAACTGGCTATTGTACATAAAACAACCGGCAGAAGATACAATGTAAATGTGAAAATGAAGCAGCTACCCGACGGATTTACATTGCAAACAATGGATGTATGGTTATGGAGTGAAATTGTTTAATTATTATAAATCCATGATATAATTCTCTTTAATCCTAAGGGAGAGAATTAAAATGGTTTTGGGGGTTGAAAAGTGATTAATATTATTGGGGGATGAGCTAATATGGAAGTTAGAGTCGGAGGCTGATCAACTCAGGAGCTGCCATTGTGTGGCTCCTTGACCCTTGTAACTCAATAAAATGATAATTTTATTCGAATTAGAAAGATCGCAATGAAATACAAAAATAAAAAATATAAAAGTTTATAAAACATGTAGACAAAGATAAAAAATATGTATATAATAAAATCAAGTTAAGGGGAAGGAGGCGAATTACTTGGAGGTACTTGGGATAACAGAGAAGGCATTAAGCTATTACAGAGAAAACGTTAAAGGCAACAAGACAATTACTCCTGATCAGGCACTGTTAAAGATGATAAGGAATGTCTCACTTGTCAAAGAAACTCATCCTGAGCGAGTTAAAAAACGTTTATTCTTCACAGAGTATGCTTACGGAAACATGACAATCAAAGTTAACAGAAAAAAGCAGGTATTTGAAATTGTAAATAAGTCAGGATGTTTTTCTGACCAAAATGATTGGAAGTTCCCAAAAAGAAGGTACATAGAACTTAGTAAAGAACTTGGAATCAAAGACTGCGAGTTTAGCAAAATTACATATTCAAAGAAAAATCACAATAGACAAAAATAAAAATAGAGGATGATAAAAATATATGACAGAAAACAAAACGGTATTACGTGAAGCATCAAACGTTGTAACAATTGAAGGAACCCTGGCAGAAGTAAGACACACTGAGTGGAAAAATGGAAATGGACTAAATATTGAATTAGATATTGAGGTTGCACCTAACGAAGTGCATACAGTTAAAGGCTTTTCAAAATATAAGAAAGCTGATGGTACAGATAATGCTATTGCAAAAGGGTATCAAACTATTATAAGTGACTATAAGTCCATTGCAGAACATGGGAGAGATCAAGCTGATAAAGTGAGAATCACCCAAGGGAAGATTGGATTAAATGAATATTACTCTCAAGGGATTTTAAAGGCGTATCCACAGTTAACTACCAACTTTGTAAACAGACTCGATGCTAATGAAGAATTTAATCCTAAAGCTGAATTTGATGTTGAACTATTTGTTAAAAATGTAACTGAAGAAAAAGTAAAAGGAGAAGAAACAGGAAGAGTTAATTTAAATGGTTATATCCCTTTGTATGGCGGGAAAGTCATTCCTTTTACATTTGTAGTAACTAAGGAAGGTTCTCAATATGTTGAAAATAATTATGAAAAAGGATCTACGGTTAATGTCTTCGGAAAGATTATTAATTATAAAGAACAAAAAGTAACAACCAAAACTGCTGCATTTGGAGAAGACAAAAAAGAAATCACCTCCATTACAAAAAGAGAGTATCTAGTTACAGGTGGGAACGATCCTTATGATGAAGATAGTAAAAATGCTTTTAATCCAGAAGTAATTAAAAAAGCATTGACTGAAAGAGAGACTTATCTAGAAGGACTTAAGAACGAAAGCAGCAATGAAAACAATAAAAAGTCTGGCTTTGGTGGAAGTGCTCCTAATAACAAGCCTTCAAAGCCGGTTGAAATTTCAGATGATGATCTCCCTTTCTAAAATAAAATAGATCATCTAATACATAACTGGGGTGAGCTTTGACTCACCCACCAAATACAAAATAAAAGGAGAGCTAAAATGGCAATCGATATTTTCAACCCACAAGTTTCTGTAGTAGCAAAAGGATTAGAAGGAAAAGTTATCACAATCTACGGTCCTAACAACTTAGGTAAAACTAAGCAAAGCACTCGGATGAAGAAACCGTTATATCTGCCATTCGAAAAAGGATTAAATGCCATTGCCGGTGTCCAATTCATGCCTATCAATAGTTGGGCTGATTTTAAAAAGGTAAACAAACAGTTAACTAAAAATGCTGAAAAGGCCAAAGAAATGTATCAGACAATCATTGTTGATGAAGTAGACGCTTTTGCTAAATACGCGACTAGATATGTATGTGAGCAATATGATGTAGAACGGATTAAAGATGGTAATGATGGGTTTGGCCTTTGGAAAGAGTATGAAACTGAAGTATGGGAAGAAATCAATAAATTAATTGGCGTAGGATTTACGGTTATCTTTATTGCTCATGCTGCTGAAGACAAAAAAGGCAAAGTATATCCGAAGGGGGATAAACGAGTTTTAGCTCCAGTAATTGATAACAGCGATATTGTTCTTTATCTAAGTTCTAATGGTGTTGATGAAGATAGAAAAGTAATCAAATCAAGTGCTTGGTTAGCTGAAACTGAAGAGCATTTTGCTCGTAGCCGATTTGATTATATTGACACATACCTTCCTGAATTTACTGCAGAAAACTTAGAAAAAGCAATTATTGAGGCAGTCGAAAGACAGGAGCAAGCAGAAGGAATTGTTGCTGTTACATACGAAGAGCAAAAACAAAACAACGCTTCAGAAGAACTTGATTTCAACTCATTAATGGATCAAATTAAAGAAATTGGTATGAAGCTTAATGAAGAAGGCCGTTTAGAAGAAGTTAATGAGATTACAGAGAAACATTTAGGTAAGGGTGTAAAAGTTACTGAGTGCAGCCGTAAGCAAGTAGGTGTCATGTCTGTAATTCTAGATGATCTAAAAGACCTTCTAGCAGAATAAAAGAGGAGGGATTATTCTCTCCTCCTTATTAGGAGTGATTATTTGGGGAGACAAGTTAAATGTCCTTATTGCGAGACCAAGTTAGACAAAGACTCAGCAATTCCTTATAAAAAAAGATATTACCATGAAAAGTGTTTTAATACCTGGAAGCAAGAATCAGATCACAGAAAAGAGTTAATTCAATACATATGCAATTTATATGGTCTTACATCTCCAACTGGCATGATGTTGAAACAAATTAAAGAGTTTCAAGAGGAATATGAGTATAAGCTTAAAGGCATTGAACTAGCGCTTAGGTACTTTTATGAAACTTTAGATAATCAACCCAGAGAAGGTGATGGCATTGGAATCGTTCCATTTGTTTATGATGAAGCAAAGCGGCATTACATTAGACAAAAAGCCATCCGAAAATCAGCTGAAGATCCAAAGAATCATAAAAGAGAAGAAATTACGTTAGTCATAAAAAAAGGAATGAGAAAGAAAAGAAGACTAGTTGATATCTCAACGCTATAGGAAGGAGAGTCCATTTGCTACAAGACAAACAGGCAATAATTCAAGTTTTAGGGAGCATTTTAAAAGATCCCACAATCTTGTCAGAGAGCAATAAATATAAGATAACTTCGGATGATTTTCCTTCAAGGTTTCATTCAATATTGTTTTTTGCTATGAGCAATCTATTTCATCAAGGAACTGAAGTATTGAATGAGGTTGAAATAGATGGATATCTTAAGGATTACGATATTCAGTATAAAATTTTCCATGATAATAACGGTCTTGAATATATAGAAAGAATTCAAGAGTTGGCAGTTGTCGAAAACTTTGATTACCACTATAAAAGATTAAAAAAGTTTAGTCTGCTTAGAGAAATGGATGGATTGGGATTCGATATTAAGGAAATATATGATGAATCTCTGATTGACCCAAAAGAACAGGAAAAGATGCAAGAACAGTTTGATAAGAAGTCGATTGATGAGATTTTAGCAGCTTATGAAATGAAGATTGTAGACATAAAAGAAAAATTCAGAACTTCATCTGAAAGTGTAGGAATCCAGGGGGGAGAAGGTATTAATGAATTATTGGATTCATTCGAAGAATCCCCGGATATTGGAGTTCCATTAAATAGCGAAATGCTCACCTCAATATTTCGTGGATCACGGAAGAAAAAGTTCTATCTGCGCTCAAGTATTACAGGTGGCGGTAAAACAAGAAACATGGTCGCTGACGCTTGTCGCTTAAGTGCAACCGAACTTTATGATCCTAAAAAGAAGGAATGGGTATCAAACCCATGGAGTGAAAGTTCTACGGTTATTTCAACAGAAATGATGGCCGAAGAATTGCAAAGCTTAGCACTTGCCTACATTAGTGGTGTAGAAGAGAAAAAAATCCTTAGAAACACAATCAATGAACAAGAAAAACAACTTGTGCGTAAGGCTGCTAAAGTTCTTCAGGAGTCTAACATATGGTTTGAACATCTGCCTGATTTTAATGTTCAGGAGATTGAAAGAACCATTGAAAAGAACGTCATTAAAAACAATGTAGAGTACGTTTATTTCGATTATATACACTCATCAGTAACCATTTTTTCAGAGATGAGCAAAAAAAGTGGGGTCAATTTAAGGGAAGACCAAATTCTTTTGCTTATGTCGGATAAGTTAAAGGGCTTATGTAACAAATATGATGTCTATATGATGAGCGCAACTCAGTTGAATGGTGATTGGAAAGAAGCATGGTTAAAAGGACAAGTAATAGATGCTTCTTATTTGAGAGGAAGTAAGGCTATCGCAGATAAAACAGATGCTGCAATGATTATTCTTCCTTTAAGTAAAAAAGAGAAGGATGCAATTGATCCAATTTTAAAAGAAGGATTTTATCCAGAGCCAAATTTTGTTACACATGTATTTAAAAATAGGGGAAATGAGTATGACAAAGTTAAAGTCTTCTCTTATATCAATATGGGCAACATGCGGATAAAGGACTGTTTCACAACAAATCTTGACAATGAACTAATCACAGTTGAGAAATTGAATATAAAAGCAGGATGAGGGGTGTAGCGCCCTTTGAAGTATGATAAAGACAGAGTAAAAGAAAGCCTGACCATTGAGGATATACATAAGATTTTAAAAGATTTAGGTAGTGAGAACAATCAGTGGGATCAACAAGGAAACCCAATCTACAGAACCGTTTGTCACAATGCTGCTGGTGGAAGTTATAAGCTGTATTACTATCATGAAGCAAAACAGTTTCACTGTTATACAGAGTGTGGAGATAATTTTGATGTATTTGAACTTGTTATAAGAGCAAAAAGCCAAAAAGGAATTAATATTTCTTTTAACCAGGCTATCGAATATGTTGCCAAAATAGCAGGAAGAACATTTGGATTCGGGAATAGAGAGACATACATAAACAATGATTTGATTGATGACTGGGAATGGATGGGGAAGTTCAAAAAGAAGAAAAAAATACATATTGAGCTCCCCAGCTTTAATGAAACTGTTCTAGATGTGTTTGTGCCTTATCCTCACCAATTGTGGCTAGGTGAGGGAATAAGTCATAAGACATTAAAAGAGTTTGAGATTGGGTACTATTTTAGACCACATACAGAAGGGATTACCATTCCCCATCGAGATTTAAATAATAGGTTGATTGGTATACGTAGGCGCTCAATGATTAAAGAAGAAGTTGATGCAGGCTATAAATATATGCCTTTAAAAGTTGGCAATATCTTATATAACCATCAAACAATGATGAATCTATATGGATTACATAAAACAAAAAATTCGATAGAAAGGTTCAAGAAAGTATTGATTTTCGAATCAGAAAAATCAGTATTAAAATGCCAAGACTTTTACGGTGAATCAAACTTCACCTGTGCTGTTTGTTCAAGTAATATTTCTAATTTTCACCGTGACATTTTATTGTCTCTTGGTGTTGAAGAAGTTTTTATTGCTCTTGATAAATACCGACCACCAAAAGAACATGAGACAGAGGAGAAATATCAAGAAAAATTGGTTAAATATCAGAAGAAAATTCTAAAGCTCGCAGCAAAATTTACTCCTTATGTTCGTGTGTATGTTTTGTGGGATTATGAAGGCTTACTGGATTACAAGGACAGCCCAGCTGACAAGGGAAAGGAAACTCTAGAGGAGCTAATGAGAAGGAAAATTGAGATTGGTACAGATGAAGGGGGAGTTTAATGGAGTATAGACTAATTGGCGACAATGATTATAATTTCGATCCTTTAGCTACTATCTTAAAAAATAGAGGCATAGAAGATCCAAAGTTGTTTGTTAATGTTGATCACAATTCAGTTATTCATTATTCAAAGCTTAATAATATTGATAAAGCTGCAGATTGTCTTATCAGGCATTTAAATAATAAAAATAAATTGTTTGTTCAGGTAGACAGTGATGTTGATGGATACACATCCAGCTCAATCATTATAAATTACATAAAGAAGATTTGTCCGAAAGCTAATATACATTACAGAATTCAAGATGGGAAAGAGCATGGGATTTTTATTGATACAATTCCTGATGATGTTGACTTAGTCATAATCCCAGATGCAGGTTCAAGTCAATTTGAGGAACATGAGGCTCTTAATAAGAGAGGCACAGAAATAATTGTTATTGATCACCATGAATGTGAACGAGTGTCTGAACATGCGATCGTAGTAAATAATCAACTTTCGCCTAATTATTCGAATAAAACTCTGACAGGTGCAGGAATGGCCTATAAATTTTGCCAGGCAATTGATGAAAAGCTAAATAAAAATGAAGCCGAACAATTCTTAGACCTTGTATCTATTGGTAACATTGCTGATTCGGCTGATTCAAGAAACCTTGAAACCAGGTATTTTATGAATGAAGGCTTGAAGAAAATAAAACATCCATTATTAAAGAAGCTGTTTAAGAAGCAAGAGTTTTCAACCAAGGGTGACAAGAGCATACAGAATACACAGTTCTTTATTAACCCTTTAATTAACGCTGCCATTAGGGTTGGAAGCAGTGAAGAAAAAGATCAAATGATGAGAGCATTCCTCCTTTCTAAAGAAAAGGTACCCTACAAAAAACGTGGACAAAGTGAAACTGAGCTTGTGTCAATACATGATGACACAGTTAGGATTCTAGGAAATCTAAAAGCAAAGCAGAAACGGATTGCAGATGCAGCTGGAGCTGAAATTAAAAATAGAATAGAGGAGAAAAGTTTAACAGCGAATAAAGTACTGATTGTTTACATTGAAGGAATTCTAGATAAAAGCCTAACTGGACTGGTGGCCAATCAGCTTGCAGAAGAATATAAAAAGCCGGTCTTGTTAGCCAGAAACGATCCCGAAAAAGGTAAAGATATCTTGAGTGGCTCTATACGAGGATATGATAAAGGGTTTATAAAGGATTTTAAGAAAGAGCTTATAGATACTGGATTATTTGAGTTTGTTGAAGGTCACCCGAATGCAGCTGGCTTTGCAATTAAACGACAGAACTTAATCCTGGTGAACAAAGTGCTGAATGAAAAATTTAAAGACATAGATATCGAAGAAGATATTCAGAATGTTGATTTTGAGATACCAGCAAAACGATTGAGAAAAGAATTTATCCTTCAACTTGATGGTTACAAAGACTATTGGGGTTACAAAGTAGAAGAACCATTAATAGCTATAACGGATCTTGAAATTGATGTCGAACAAATTGAGCATTTAGGGAAAAAGAATAAGACAACTGTTAAATTTAAGCATGGCGATATTGAATACATAAGGTTTAAAAGTGATGAGAACTACTTTAATCAGATTACTGCATCAAATGGAACGTTAGTCATTAATGTAATTGGTAAAGCAAAGGCAAATGAATACAAAGGCAAGAAAACACCTCAAATCGAGATTTATGAATTGGAGGTGGTTCGCACAAAACAAAAAGAACTTGTGTTTTAAGGGGGAGAAAAGTTGATAGGATGTCACTGTCACACAGATAGGAGTAACATAAGGCTTCTAGACTCAACAAACTCAGTTAAAGAACTGCTCAAAACTGCAGTAAAGATGGAATATAAGGGACTGGCCATAACAGACCATGAAGTCCTTTCAGCACATTTAGATGCTATTCGAACAGTTAGAGAAATGAAAAAGAAGGGGGATATGCCAGAAGATTTTAAACTGATATTGGGCAATGAAGCGTACCTAGTCGATTCTTTAGAGGAAGTTCGAGATAACTATAAATCGGGAGTGACAAAATTTCCGCATTTCTTGATGTTGGCAATTGATCCAAAAGGACATGAGCAGTTAAGAATACTGTCTTCTCAAGCCTGGGAAAACTCATTTTATACAGGAACAATGGAAAGAGTGCCGACAGTAAAAAAGGATGTAGAGGAGCTATTAAGTAAAGATCCAGGCCACATCATTGCTACCACAGCTTGCCTGGGGTCTGAGGTAAACATTCACCTGTTAAAGATAAAGGCTTTTGAAGAAACTGGTGATTCTCAGTCAATTAAGCAGCACAAACTAAAGATTCATGAGTTTATAACTTGGTGTATAGAGGTTTTTGGGAAGGATAAGTTTTTTATCGAGCTTCAACCTGCACTGAGTGAAGAACAGATTTACTGTAACAAGAAGCTGATAGATATAGCCAACGGGTATGACTTGCAAATGATTGTTACAACAGATGCTCACTATCTAAGACCAGAAGATAGAGCAATTCATCAAGCCTTTTTAAACGCTAAGGATGGAGAAAGAGAAGTTGATTCCTTTTATGAAGCCTGTTTCGTTCAAAACGTTGATGAAATTCATGAGAGAATGGATTACATTGATAAAGAAGTCATCGATCAGGCCATAAAAAATACAATGCTCATTGGTGAGATGATTGAAGACTATACTATAGAGCACGAACCAATTATCCCTAAGATGGAGCTTCCAAACTTTAAATTAAGACATTTATTTAAACCAGCATATGATCAATATGAATATATAAAAAAGATGTCTGAATCAGCAGATGAACAAGATAGATATCTTCTTAAGTTAATTGAGGACGGATTTGAAGAGAAATTAAAGACAAGCGAACTAACGAGAGAAGCTTTTCATAAAATATTGAATAGGATTAACGTTGAGCTGGGTGAACTTTGGGAAATCAGCCAAAAGCTGAGCCAGTCTATGCCTTCTTATTACATAACAGTTAGAGAAATCATTAATATTATTTGGGATGATGAGTGTGGAGGAGACAGTTTAGTTGGGGCAGCCAGGGGAAGTGCTGCAGGTTACTTAGTTAATTATCTTCTCGATAACACTCAAATTAATCCAATGCAATATGATTTACCACATTGGAGACATATACATAAATCGAGACCTGACCTTCCAGATATCGATATTGATACTGAAGGATCAAAAAGACAAAAAATTCTTAAGGCACTTAGAGAAAGGTTTGGAGACAAACGTGTTCTTCAAATTGCTACTTTTGGAACTGAGGGTTCAAAATCAGCGCTTCAGACAGCGTGTAGAGGCTTAGGAATCGATAATGATATATCCCAGTATTTAAGTGGAATGATTCCATTTGAAAGAGGATCTAACTGGCCTTTAACACATTGTTTTTATGGTGACAAAGAAACTGGCAGGAAGCCGATTAAAGAGTTTATTAGGGAGGTTGAACAATACCCTAATCTTAAAGAAACAGCTCTAAAAATTGAAGGGTTAACTAATAAGCGCTCTTCTCATGCAGCCGGAGTAATTATCTTTAACGATGAATATACAAAGTCGAATGCAATGATGAAAACTCCTAAAGGAGCTTATATTACACAGTTTAATATGGGTGACAGTGAAGCCATGGGCTCAGTAAAGTTTGACCTTCTTACAATTGAAGCTTTAGATAAGATTAGAGTAACATTAGACCAATTAATCGAGAATAAAGAAATTGAATGGCAAGGAAGCTTAAAGGAAACCTACAACAAATACATCCATCCAGACGTAATTGAGTACGAAGCTGATAAGCTATGGGAAATGGCTGGTAATGGGGAGATCATGGATTTGTTCCAGTTCTCAACTGAAGTCGGTCATCAATCAGTTGTCAAAGTAAAACCTAAGAACTTACTTGAAGCAGCAGTAACCAATTCTTTAATGAGACTTATGTCAGACGGTGAAGAACAGCCTGTAGATACATATGTAAAATACAAAAATGACCTTAATAAATGGTATGAAGAAATGAAGCGGTACAGCCTAAGCGAAAAGGAAATCAAAGTATTGGAGAGGCACCTTAAGGACATTTATGGTGTTGCTGATACTCAAGAAGTGGTTATGCAGATGGTTATGGACAAAGATATAGCTAACTTTGACATTAAAGAATCTAATTATCTTAGGAAATCCATAGCAAAAAAGAAAGAAGATGTACTAAAAGAAGTAGAAGAATTGTTTTTCAAAAAAGGAAAGGAAATTGGCACCTCAAATAACCTTTTGAATTATGTCTGGAATGTTCAATTTAAAAGACAGTTTGGCTACAGTTTTAGTTTACTTCATACCTTGGCATATTCAATTATTGCATTACAGGAATTGAACTTAAATTATCGATATAATCCTTTATACTGGAATACTGCTTGTTTAACGGTAAACAGCGGAGGAATAGATACCGAGGATACAAAAGACAACAAAAAGACAGCTGCTACAAACTACGGAAAAGTTGCTTCAGCCATCGGAAACATCAGACAAAGAGGGATTAAAATAGACCTTCCAGATATAAATAAGGCTGATTTTGGTTTTAGGACTGATATTAACAACAATTCAATTTTATTTGGACTTAAAGGAATGAATGGAATTGGAGACGATGTTATTCATCATATAGTTCTAAATAGACCATATAGTGACTTTAACGACTTTATTGAAAGAATGTTTAAGAGCGGCATTATTAAGAAAGGACAAGTAATCCAATTAATAAAAGGAGGCTGCTTTGATTCTTTTGGAGACAGGCAAGAAATCATGAAGGCCTTTATTAGCTTAATATCAGAACCAAAAAGTAAGCTTACGTTGTCTAATTTAAAAATGCTAATTGAAAACAACATTGTTCCTTCAGAATTTGCACAAGAAGTGAGATTCTTTCGCTTTAAAGATTACATCAGCAAAAAGGTGTACAAAACATTAAAGTCGCCAAAAGATAAACTTCTTTTATTGGATGATGTATCAGCTTCATTTTATAACCAGTATTTCAGTGAGGATAGTGTTGTTGACATGTTAAACGGGCAGCTTGTCATTTCTGAAAAAGCTTTTAAAAAAGAATATGATAACAAGATGTCTAATATAAAGTCCTGGATAACAACAGAAGAACCACTGAAGAAATTGAATGATTGTTTATTAATAAAAGAGTGGGAAAAATACGCCGATGGATCATTAGGTAAGTGGGAAATGGATTCATTGAGCTATTATTATAATGACCATGAGCTTTCTGGTGTAAACTTTGCCAAGTATGATATTGCTGACTTTTATAAACTGCCAGCAGAGCCGGTCAAAGGTAAACCTTATCAATGGAGAGGGAAAACTCTCTATGAATATGAGACTACACGGATTATAGGCACTGTTTTAGATAGGGATAAAAACAAACATACAATTACTCTTCTAACACCAACAGGGGTGGTTACAGTTAAACAGTGGTCGGGCAGCTTTAGTCATTACAATAAACAGATTTCTAGATCCATTGGTGGCGGAAAGAAAGAGGTAGTCGAGAAATCTTGGTATACCAGAGGAACATTGCTCATGTTTACTGGTTTCAGAAGAGGTAACAATTTTATTCCGAAAGTCTATAAAGATAGCATATATAATCACACTGTCTGCAGAATAGACAATGTTGATAATGAAGGAAATATGAGTTTGACAACTAAAAGGGCAGAAATATAAATCTTAGCTGATGATAGGAGAGATGAAAATTTTCAAAAAACTTATAGACAAACACAAAAAATATGTATATCATAGAATTAACGAAATGACACTTTTTGCTACAATTGGTTTGTTAGGAGTAGGGCTCGTATATAGCGCTAAAAACTTGTATACACATCAGGACAATCAAGTCTCAATAAAAGAGTCATTTTATCTAAATAAAAAAGAGGTGACCCAAAAACTAATTCATGAAATTGACGTTCCAAGAATCCTTCCCAGGCTAAAGAGTGAGGAAGAAAAGCAGGCTGAAAGTAGAAAAAAGTATCTTAATGCGACGATTACATATCTAACAGAAGAAAATAAAAAAGCAGCAAAACATACAAAGACAAAAAAAGTGCAAAAAACCAATAAAAAGAGAAGTGAAGATAAATCTGCTTCAAAAAGTACTAATGTAAAGGCAGTGAAGAGTCATGAAGTGATTGCCACTGCTTACACAGCGTTTTGTTCTACAGGGTGCACAGGGAAAACAAAAACCGGCTATGATGTATCAAACACATCCTATTACAATGGAAAAAGAATAATCGCTGTTGATCCAGAAATAATTCCTTTGTATTCATTAGTGCAAGTTTCATATGAAGGGAATAGCTTTCAAGCATATGCAATAGATACAGGAGGAGATATTAAAAACAATCGTATTGATATTCTAATGGACAGTGAGCAAGAAGCAAATGCATTTGGTCGTAAAAATGTAAGAGTGAGCTGGTAAATCGATCCAAATAACTGAAAGGTATAAACATTTCAACAATTCGTTCGATGCAATACATAACATGAAATTTATCCCAAGGAAAACTATTACATAGAGAGAGTGAAGAGGATGTTCATTTTAGATAAAGAGGCCAGGGTCAAATCAACTGGGGAGTGCGGGGTTATTGAAGCCATTTACCCTGAAACAAAGACAGTGGAACTTTGTTATTATGATGGAACTTATGATGAAAGGAGTTTTGATGATGTTGTTATGGCATCAAGTAGTTAAAATTTCAAGACAAAATTAAAAAATAGGGTGAGATAATTGAAGTGTATTCAAATTGAAATGTCATTCACAGACGAATATGGACAGGTAACCAAATTAAATAAGACTTATAAACCGTCGATTATTGAAGAACATAAAGGGGAAATCCCTGGATTGTTGTTAGATGATTTTAAGAGGTTCTTGTCGTCCCTTGGGTTTAATGAAAAACAGGTTTCTAGAATAGTAACAGAAGATTAAGAGGTTTTTTATTGAGGGGAGGTGGTATTAAATTGCCTAAATACTGGAGTTATCCTGTTGGGCTAGCTGTAGAAATTAACAATAATGCACGATACGGATGCCCACATCATGTGGGGAGAAAAGGAAAGATTATCGAGCATTTACATTCAGCTACATATGACTATGCAGTTAGCGATGAAACAGGTGACGTTACTTACTTTAAAGAACATGAATTAACGCCACTAAGGGGAGGATTAACTTATGTTTAGAAAAGGTCAAAAGGTAATTGTTGATTTTACAGATGAGATTGGAGCTGTTGCGAAAGTTGATTACCGATACAACCAGGTAGAAGTGAAGTATCCTGACGGTACTTATCAGGTTGTTGGATTTCATAAAATAAGAAAGGTGGAGGATTAATGGCATTAATTATCTTGGAGGGGCCTGATTGCTGCTTTAAATCAACAGTTGCAGCAAAGCTAAGCAAAGAACTGAAGTATCCAATTATCAAAGGTTCAAGCTTTGAGTTGGCCACAAGCGGGAATGAGAAATTATTCGAGCACTTCAACAAATTAGCTGACGAAGACAACGTGATTATTGACAGGTTTGTTTATTCTAACTTGGTTTATGCAAAGAAATTCAAAGATTACTCGATCCTTACAGAACAGCAGCTTAGGATTATTGAGGATAAAATTAAAGCAAAAGCGAAGGTTGTATACTTACATGCTGATCCAAGCATTATTAAGGAACGGTTAAGCGTACGGGGTGATGAGTACATAGTAGGAAAAGACATTGATTCAATTTTGGAGTTATACAGAGAAGTTATGAGCAGTGCTGGATTACATACATATTCATGGGATACAGGACAATGGGGCAGCGATGAGATTGTTGAAGATTTGATTCAATTATTTGAGTAAAACAAAGAGGGAAGGAGTGAACTAGCACTCCTTAGTTAACTACCGTGGTTCTACTGTGATTTTATAAATAACATAATTATCATTAATATCGTATGCATAAATCACTGCTGTGCCCAGTGTTGAATGAGAAGAAACAACACCGCCGGAACTAATGCTAATGAGGTTACTGCCAGATACTATTTCCCATCGGGTGTAACCTGTTAATAGGGAAACGTTAGAATTCCTTAACATGTGGAAATCAACTGTACCAATCGGATCACCTAGTTGTTTAACTTGGTCAACTGATTTAACAGGCGTAAGAGCTGAGGCTTGTGATGTGAAAGCAGGGAGAGCCAGAGTGGTTAGAGATAAGGCAGAAACAATCAATCCTTTGTAAAACTTTTTCATAAGAATTACCTCCCAGGTTTTGATTGTGATACAACTCTAGTCTAGCATGTAAAATATTTGAAATGTGTGAAGTGTTTGTGAAACTGATTAGAATATCTCTTTTATAGAGTGGAGTTAAAATTTTTATGAATACATATTTCGCAAAAAAAAACGCCCATATAGGCGCTTTAAACAACTTACAAACCAACTGCCTTAATACCAACACTTCTGTTAGAAGAATCGTTAGTATATAGTTCAACAATGTAATCACTACTATTAAACAATGGCTTTTTAAGGTTGAAAGTTACCGAATCGTTACCAGCAATAGTACCCGATTTCATATCTGTTGAGCCTTTGGTAATTTTATAGTTTACTGATTTAGAGCTGTAATTAGTAAGAAGAAATTTAGTTTCATCATAAACACCATCAATTTTTGCGGAGGCAGAACCTTGGTACCAGCTAGGAACGCTATTATAAATTGTCGTTCTCTTAATACTAAATGGTGCATCTTCACTTACTTTGCTTTCATTTAAAGTTGCTGCACTTGCACCAGTAAATGATGCACTTACCATAGTTAATGCTAAAAGACTAGTGGAAAAAATCTTTCTTTTCATAATTACCGTCTCCCTTGTAAAATTATGTATTACAAATTCAGTATAGAACTTAAGGATAAAAATGTAAATGAGTAGAAATATCTGTAAAATATGCTTTGGAACTATATAAAAGATCAATTTTATTTAATCTTTTTAGTTTACTTTCATCTAATTCTAAAATATTGCCTAGTTGAACTGTGGAAGGATAGTTCCTTTGTGTTACAGTGATGCTCGATTTTTCGATTTCACTAGCATAATATTCATAATTAGTAATGCCAATTTTATTTAGCGCAATTTGTCCGCAACTCATTCCGTCAAATAAACTTAGTACTCTCACTAAATCACTCCATATATTTTATTTTTATTCTGAATAAAATTGATCTTTTGTTAGGCGGGAGTCCATGTCAGAACCTCTCTATAACTGTAGCGGATCGTGAAGAGCATTTTACAGGCTTGGCAGGGGATAAATCAAAATTGTTCTTTGAGTATGTGAGGGTGTTAAAAACAGTTAAGCCCAAGTATTTTCTATATGAAAATGTTGAGAGTATGAAAGAGAAGGACAAAGATACGATTACTAAAAACTTAGGCGTTGAACCAATAATGATTGATAGTGGACTACTTTCTGCACAAGAAAGAAGAAGATATTACTGGACTAACATTCCAAACGTTAAACAACCTAATGAAAGGCACCAGGTCTTAGCAGATATTCTTGAGGAAAATGTTGATGAAAAATATTATTACAATCTTAATTATGATTTTTATGGGCTACATAAGCGAATAGCTGCAAGGCTTGATTTATACAACTATGATATTTTACAAAGGGTATACAGCCCCCATTTTAAAGCTCCAACCTTAACAGCATGTAGAGGAGGCCATAAGCAAAAGAAAGTTATACATAATGGTAGAGTTAGAAAACTTACTCCTCTGGAATACGAGAGACTGCAAACTGTACCTGAAGGTTATACAGGAGGTGTTGCAGACGGTCATAGATACAATATGCTTGGGGACGGATGGACAGTTGATGTTATAGCTCATATTTTAAGCTACGCTGATTTTTCAGAGTCAAAAGGTGTACATACAGAAGTAGCAATTTAGATAAAATTTGTCTTTTAAACAAATGTAAAATAAGAGGAGTGTATTGATTGGAAAGTTACCCTGAGTCCTTAAAAAGAGAGACAGAGGAGATTAAAGAGCGTGTTAGGAATGGAAATATCAAAGAAGACAGGATTAAAGAAATTGCAGAAACGACAGTTGAGTTTTTGAAATCAGAGGAGAAAAGACATAGATACTTTTCTGAAGTTGCTGCAGCTATGGCTGATAACTTAAGTGAGTTTTTCAAGTCGTATTTAAAAGGAGAGTGAAATATGCTAACTGATCAAGAAAAAATTGACTTGGTAAACGCTCTTGATTTTGTAGTTATTGAGCCACATACACAAAGCATTTACGTACATAACGATGAAAAGACCAATGGAGTATTAGCTAGGGTTTTGCACACTATTTCAGTAGATGAGTATATTGAGAGCTTTAAAAAAGGGAGTCTAATTGATATCTTTCCAGCAGCAATGCAAGAAGCAGGTGCGGAAGGATTTAAAAATGGCCAGTTTGTGATTATGCCAAAGAAATTTTATGTTGATCAATGTTATGCGATGAGTAAGGAAATCGAGCGGTTAACTAACCTAATCAATTTACACAATATTAAACCAAATACAAATCAAGGCTTGATTCATTAAATTGTTTCAAGAAAAAATGAAAGGATAAAGGGATGTTTATTGAAAAAGTATTATGTAAGGTGTAAAGACAGCAAAGGTGAAAATGCGTCTCTAGTTATTGAGGCGCTATCACCTGAACATGCAAAAGAACAAGCATACGAAGTACATGAGGTAAGGGATATTTATAATGTAAGTCTGGGAGAAGGAAAGTCAAGGAATTATCTAGAGCGAAAATATTCTCCATACATAAAAAATGACAATGGAAAAGCCATTACCATATTTTCATAGGGAGAGGATATCATTAAGGATATTGTTATTGATGACATTGATGCTGCCGAAGAAGTATTAGATAAACTCTATGTTTATTTAGAAAACACTTTAAGGCCTGAAGAAAAGCGTGTTTGGGAGCGGTGTGATAAAGATATAATGTCTGTTTTTGCAAAGCTGAAAAATATTAAAGAAATTATTTAAAAACCGATAGACAAATACAAATAATATGTATATAATAAATTTACATTAAGACAAAGGAGAGTGTTAATGAATCACATATGTGACATCTGTAAAGAGTACATAAGCGGAAAAACAATTTGTCTTAGGATCAGCGATGAAAAAACTTATGTAGACTTCAATTGTTGTGAAGGTTGTGCAAAGGGTTATTCCGATAAAGTGAAAAATGAATGCAGCAATTTAAGTGTTAAGAAGACATTAGAACATTTAGGATTAAATAACAAATGAAAAATAAGAGGATAAAATATTCCTTTTATCGTGATTTGTTTTCAAAATTAAAAACGCCATAAAAAATTCTTATGGCGTCTGTCGAACAGGGAGGTGCTTATACCAAACTAGATTGGAACACCCTCTGGATAACCACCAAAGAAAGAAGCTCCAACAATGATTAACAAAATGAATAGCACCACGATCAAAGCGAAGGAGCTGCCATAACCGTTTGAGTAACCGCTATTTCCGTTAGAGTATCCACCGAAGAATCCCATATTTCCACCTCCTTTAGGGAGATAGAACATGATATGCGGAACGATATATTTCGACATGGATTTAAGTCTATATAAGAAAAAATGAAGTTTTTGTCTAAATTTAAGAGAGATAAGGAGAGATGATAAATGAACATGTTCGTAATTGCTGCAAAGAGTGAGGGGAAATACCTTTATGGTTACCACCCACATATTTATTCAAACCGTAAACAAGCAGAAAATGCATTGAAGATAATGAGAGAGAATGGAAAGTTAACTGAAAGAGACAAGGTGTATGGGTTAGACGGTCTGATGTTGGTGGATCTATAAAAGGGAAATAAATCTCAAAGAAATATTCATAATTTCCCGGGCAAGCGCAGTATACGACAAATCAAAACAAATAATGGGGTGGAAGAGAATCAATATGAGTGCCAAAAAAGGAGACAAAATTAGAGTCACAAAGGAAGTGCAAGGTTATTGGGGGCACATTATCTATCCCGTTGGAAGCGAATGGGTAGTTAAAGAGGTGGTTGCACGAGAAACTGGAACGGTTTTTTGCAAAGGAAATGATTATGGAATATCACAAACGCATTATGAAGTAATCTAAATAAAATTCAATTTTTATCGTGAAAGGAGCAACTGAAATGCAGGATAAATTAACGTCAGCAGTTCACTTTATTGAAGTCAATCGGGATGAAATGGGTGACAAGAAATCACTAAATATGCTTCTAAAAGCATTAAAGAAAATCATCAATGAGGGAAGATAATGAAGTTTCATATTCTTGAAGATAAACAAATGAGGGATATTGGTTTTACGAATCACGTGAAATCAAAGTGGTACTTCATAAAGTCAATTCAACCTAACTTCACATTTAATTTAACAATACATAAAAAGAGCCTCAAGGGTGAAATTGACGTATTAGATGAAAGATACTTACAGCCATATGATTATCAATACTACATGGAAGCTTATACAAGAGAACAGCTTGAATTTCCATATATCATACATGATAAAGTCCAAGAAATTATGAAGGATTTTATTGAACAAGGAATCATAACAGAATATGAAATGGGGAGCTATATTTAAGGAGGTGAATAAGTGGGCAGACATCAAGCTAAGTTTGAAGGCAAGATAATTAAGAAATCTTATGGATTGGATGCACTCGGTCGTTTTTCTGAAAACGAAAAAATTGAATTCAACTGTTTCTTCGAAGGGAATATTGATTTAGAGCCGATTGAAATTGGAGGCAAAGTATTCATTCCTGGTTTTAATGAATATGTAGTTGTTACTGATAGGCAGCGGAACACCAATAATGAATGGACGTATCAGACTGATAAGATCATTAAAACAATCGAAGACAAAGAAAGCCTTGAAAGAGCCATTCAGGAGCAAACGAAACTTGAAGAAGAATGGCAACAGCGTGTTAGACAAGAGAATCATCGTATCGTTGAACAAAATGAAGTGAGTAAAAAATCCTGGTGGAAACGTCTCTGGGGATTCATTATAGCCGATGAGATTTAGAGATCTAAATAAAAGTTTTATTTTATAGACAAAAAGGAGAGAAACTTAAATGATGAAGATTAAAAATATTAGATTATCTTACTTACAAGAAAATGACTATTTGCCAGATGAAGAAAAAGTTGTTTTTGATATTAAAGATGCAAAGTTGACTGAAGAAGGAGAAAGCATCTTTCTTGAAACTAAGCAAATATTAGGGTTAGGGAATTGCCCACTTTTAAAAAAGAATCATAGATATGTATTAAGAATAGCAACTAACAAAGAAGAAAAATCCATCGATGTTGTATTTGTTAAAGACCTAAGCACAAATACATTTTCGAAATTAGAGTTTGAAGTTTATGTCCCAAAGGTCAAGTTTATAAGTTTTTAATAAAAGGATGATTTTAAAGAGTTAAGGAGAGGAGTAACAATAAGGTGTATATCGCAAATGAAGGCAAATTAATTAATCCAAAAATCAGTGAAGTTATCAAGGTATTACAGGAGCAACTTGATTTTTATGGGGATACTCCTTTTAGGTGCACAATTACTGGAGAAGATACTGGAAATGAGATTCAAGTGGACTTTTATGAGGATGCTTTATTGTTTCACTTGGAAGAAGTTTAAATAAGGAGCAATCGAATGGATACATACGAAGTGGTTGGTTGCCGGTTTAGACATTATAAAGGTGGTCTATATAAGGGTATTGGAGAGGTAATTCATACTGAGACAGAAGAGAAACTTGTTACATATGAAGATATGGATGGCATTCTGTGGGCAAGGCCTAAAGACATGTTCTTTGGAACAGTTGTTGTTGATGGAAAAGAGATAAAAAGGTTCACAAAAATAAATTAGGAGTTGATGTAATAACATGAAATTTTTGAGGTGTGTGACCCATATTATGCATTAATTAAAGCTAATACAAAGGAAAAAGCATTGAAGCTATATACAGAAGAAGTTGCGGACGATGACGGGAACTTAAGAGATGAGATCAAAGAAGTTGGTATGTTGTACGCAGCAGTTAAACACAGTCGAACAGTAACCGAGGATCAAGAACTGTCCCCAATATCAGACGTTCTCGAAGAACTTCAAAGTAATGAAGAAAGAGTTTTGATTATGGACGGAAGTTTACTTTAAAAAATAAATCAAAAGGATGATGAAAATGAATAAAAAATACGGACTTTTTTGCATGGGAACACTTGTTAACACTTATGATGATGCAATTGAGGCTCATAATGATGCTGTCTATGCTCAAGAAGAAAGCGGAGTACCGCATGAAGTAAGAGAAATTCAATAAAAGAAGAGGAGGATATTATATGATTCCAGGATTTTATAAAGATCAGAAGCTTCACCTTTTAGAAGATCCTATGCAGCAATACACTGTCATGAAAGTAGAAGAAAATGCTGTATGTGTTTACCGGTGGATCGATGATTATAGACACAAGATTGAGAGATTCACAGATGTTGAAGGGGCTAAAAAGCTTCTTGGCGAAGGATGGCCAAACAAAAAATCTTGATAAAATCACAGCTTTATTCAAAATAAAAACAAATAATAAGGAGATGTAAAATGGGGGCAGCTAGACAGTTATACGTAAAGCGTAATGATCTGGTGACTATGGAAGAAGCAAAAGAAAATAAGAAGATACATATGCAAAATGGTGAATCATTTACAGTATTTAAGGGAGAGCTTATTGCAACTGACTTAGAAGGATACCAAATGGTTATTCCTCAAAGCCAAAAGGATAACTATATCCCTGTTGAATTAGAGGAGTTGTCTCCATATGAGGCTCAAATGGCCAAAGGTTATGCTGAGATGGGAGCTATTAATAGTGAAATAGCTGAAGCATATTACCATGTTGAAAATGAAGCTGAATCTGCAACTACAAGATTAATTACAGGAGCATATAACGATTAGTGATCATTACATATGAGAGTAAAACTGGCAATGTAAGAAGGTTTGTAAAAGCGTTGCAACAAGAGTTAGACATTGAGGCAATTGAAATAACTGATGATACGATCATCACTCAAGAGTTCATACATATTACATATACGATAGGCTTTGGGGAAGTACCTAAAAGGACTTTGAGTTTTATCAATAAGAATAAAAATAAAATAAGAGGAGTTGTCGTTAGTGGTAACAAGTTTTGGGGTGATAACTATGGTTTAGCTGGAGACAAGCTTTCAGCTAAGTTCCACACACCATTGTTATTAAAATTTGAACTAAGTGGAACGAAACATGACTTACAAAAGATCATTCAGGAGGTACAACTTATTGACAAACACAATACCAAAGTGGATCAAGCTCAATAATGAGATCATGATTCAGAAAGACGGTAAGTTTCAATTTGAGAAGGATAAGGAGGCAGTACATAGTTACTTTGTTGATTACATAAATCAAAACACAGTCTTTTTCCATGATCTAAAAGAGAAACTTGATTATTTGATTAAAAATGATTATTACGAAGAAGAATTCTTAAGCAAATATACATTTGAACAGATTAAATCAATTTATAAGATTGCTTACAGTTACAAATTCAGATTCCCATCTTTTATGAGTGCGTTTAAGTTCTACAATGACTACGCATTGAAAACAAATGATAAAACAAAGATCCTGGAGAGGTACGAGGATCGTGTCTCAATTGTGGCTTTGTATTGCGCGGATGGTGATTACGAGAAAGCAGTTGAGGAAGTACATACTATGATGAAACAAGAGTATCAGCCGGCAACACCTGCATTCCTTAATGCTGGACGTAAGCGAAGAGGTGAAATGGTGAGCTGCTTCTTACTTGAAGTAGGCGACAGTTTGAATGATATTTCACGTGCTATTGATATCTCCATGCAGCTTTCTAAGCTAGGTGGAGGAGTAGCATTAAATCTAAACAAACTAAGAGCCAAAGGTGAAGCGATTAAAGACGTAGAGAATGCGACCAAAGGTGTCGTAGGTGTTATGAAACTTCTAGATAATGCCTTCAGATATGCCGACCAAATGGGTTGATTTGGCCCCTTTCATCAGCAATGGTGATCGAAAACCTCTTTAATTCATGGGAACTCCTACAGGGACAATCATGAGCGAAGCAAGACTAAGTCTTGAACGTGCAACGACTAGCCGAAAGGCGTAGGCTGCAAGCTATTGGCAGTCGAAACAGGAGGCACCCTTAGAGGGTGAAGATATAGTCTAACCTTCATGGTAACATGAAGCAGCCATATGGCGGGGCGTGCTTAGCGAACACGTTTGAATGGTCTGCAAAGACAAGGATCAGGAGCAGTTTATCTAAGTGTATTCCATCCAGACATTACAGACTTCCTGGATACCAAAAAAATAAGTGCTGATGAAGATGTCAGAGTTAAAACACTGTCTATTGGTGTAGTTGTTCCTGATAAATTTATTGAACTTGCAAGGGAAGACAAGGATTATTACAAGTTCTATCCGCATTCAGTATATAAGGAATATGGGCAGTATCTTGATGAGATGGATATTAATGAAATGTATGATGAGCTTGTTGAAAACCCTAGGGTTAGAAAAGCTAAAGGGAATACTCGAAAGCTGTTAGAGCAATTGGCCATTCTAAGAAGCGAATCAGGCTATCCGTATATTATGTTCGCTGACAATGTAAATAAAGTGCATCCAAATGAACATATTTCAAAAGTGAAGTTTTCAAATTTGTGTTCTGAAGTCCTCCAATCATCACAAGTATCAGTGTATACGGATTACGATAAAGAGGATGAAATTGGTTTAGATATCTCCTGCAATCTTGGCTCAATGAACATTGTAAATGTAATGAGTAATCAATCAATTGCTTCAACAGTAAGAATAGCAATTGACTCATTGACAACTGTCACAAGGAAAACAAACATTGTAAATGCTCCAGCAGTTGCGAGAGCAAATACACTAATGAGATCAATTGGTCTAGGGCAGATGAACCTGCACGGTTTTCTAGCTCAAAATAAAATTGCTTATGAAAGTGAAGAAGCAAAAGACTTTGCAAATACATACTTTATGATGGTTAACTTTTACTCCCTGCAGCGTTCAATGGAAATTGCAAGAGAAACAGGGGAAACGTACTACAAGTTTGATGGATCAACCTACAAATCAGGCGCGTATTTTGATAAGTACGTAACAAATGATTATAGCCCTAAATATGAAAAGGTTAAAAACCTGTTTGGAGATCAACATATTCCTAACATTGAAGATTGGATGAAGCTTAAAGAGAATGTTATGAAATATGGCTTGTATCATTCATACAGGCAAGCTGTTGCACCTACTGGAAGCATCTCATATGTTCAATCATCTACGGCCGGTGTAATGCCTATTATGGAGAGAATTGAGGAACGTACATACGGAAACAGTAAGACATATTATCCAATGCCAGGTTTATCGGCTCAGAATTGGTTCTTCTATAAGGAAGCGTACGACATGGATATGTTTAAGGTAGTTGATCTAATTGCAACTATTCAGCAGCACGTCGATCAAGGCATTTCGTTTACGCTGTTCTTGAAGGATACGATGACGACAAGAGATTTAAACCGGATTGACTTATATGCGCATTACAAAGGAATTAAGACGCTGTATTATGCGCGGACAAAGGATACTGGGCAGGATAGTTGCTTGTCATGTGTTGTTTAAACAAATAAAGGAGTCAGCATATGTAACTCTGTCTGACTCCTGGGTTTTTAATTAAAGTCCCCTTGCTTTAACAAAAGCCTTAATATCTTCACCGTCATCATTAGTTACACGGACTTTATAAGAACCTTCTATATCTTTTACGTAAAAGGTTGTTTCTTTGAACTTTCCTGGTTTCACTGTAATACCGTCTGCTATTCTCTTGCCGTCAGGGTTCGTAATTCTGTACTCAAAAGGGTAGGCTCCATCATTCGCAATGTAAATTCTGATTTGGTCGTCTTCACTTCCATAATAATCGAAATAAAAGGTTCCTTTAGCTGAAAATATACCAGTTTCACAAATTAGAGTGCCACCGCCTTTACACCTATCATCTGCTAAAGGATTTATGACTTTCAGAGGATTTTGAAGCGGCTTAGCTGAAGCAGCAGTATTACCAATAGTAGGCATTAGCCCTAAAACCAAAGCACCAATAATCAGTTTCTTTTTCAATTTTTATTCCTCCCTTAATAGTGAATATGTTGCATTATAAAACTTACAACATTTATAAAATATTTCCTTCATTTTACAAGTGTTAAGGGAGGAAATATATCTAGGAGGTCACATTTTTGTCACAACTAAACAAAAACAAGATGTATACGGCAGCAAACTGGTCAAAGCATGAAGATGATTTCACCCAAATGTTTTACAACCAAAACGTAAAGCAGTTTTGGCTTCCGGAAGAGATCGCATTAAACGGCGATCTTCTAACTTGGAAGTATCTTGGAACAAAGGAACAAGACACTTATATGAAAGTTTTAGCCGGGCTTACATTATTGGACACAGAGCAGGGGAACACTGGCATGCCGATTGTGGCCGAGCACGTAGAAGGGCATCAAAGAAAAGCAGTATTAAACTTTATGGCCATGATGGAGAACGCTGTCCATGCGAAATCCTACAGCAACATCTTTCTAACTTTGGCTCCAACCGAGAAGATTAATGAAGTCTTCGAATGGGTGAAAAACAATAGGTTTCTTCAAAAGAAAGCAAGAACAATTGTTTCAATTTATAAAGCAGTTGAGAAAAACGATGACATTTCCCTATTCAAAGCAATGGTTGCATCTGTGTTTCTGGAGAGTTTCCTTTTCTACTCAGGTTTTTATTATCCACTTTACTTTTATGGACAAGGGAAACTCATGCAGAGCGGGGAAATTGTGAATTTAATTATCCGTGACGAAGCCATTAAGTGCTAGTGGCATTTAGCAGTAATGTTAAATGAAAACCTATCTAAAAAGGGGAAGTCTTATAGCTAAGATAATCCTTTGCTAAATTCTAATCATCATTAAATTCAATATTTAGGAGTGTTGCCTTGTATTATGTCTATATGATAATGAATAAACAAAATAAGAAGATTTACATTGGCTTAACCAAAAATGTTAACAACGCTGACGATAGATTTAAACAACATATTCGCTATTTAAAAGGAAACTATCATCATAATCATAAATTGCAAAGAGACTTTAACTTGCATAAATGCACTGATATGTATACACATCACTTATTATGCAAATGTTCTAGCATCAAACTTGCTGAAAAAATGGAGAAGTTTTTCATTGCATACTATAACAGTAAATATTGTGGATTTAACCTAAATGACGGCGGGCTTTCAAATAAAGGATACACGCAATCTGATTATGCAAAAAAGGTTGCAAGTGAAGTTCACTCTAAGCTAATTGGAGAAAAAAATCCTTTCTTTGGAAGACGACATTCTGAGAAAACAAAAATGATTATTTCTAAAAAGAACAAAGGGAGAAATAAAGGTATCCCTAAGAGCGATAGTCATATAAAGAAAATGATTGAAAATAATGCTAGAGCAAAAAAAGTCTTCGTTGGCGGTCAAATATACAGCAGTTGTTCGCAAGCTCAATTACATACGGGCATAGATAGGAAGAAAATATCAAAGCTTGCATCAGACGATTCAATAACAAACATATACTTTATAAAATAAAAACAATTTTAATGATGATTAGATAAATGCCCAACGACTATTCCATTGGCGGTGGAATTCCGCAACAGAAGTAGGGCGCAAGTGATTGGCGTGGGTGAGAATCCCTTAAATCGAAACGGTAGGAATCCTAAATTAGGATTGTGATATAGTCTGCTCTGCATGGCGACATGCAGCTGTGGTTAGTCCACGCTTTAAGTATAGCGAACTTAAGGGAACATCAAGGACACGGCGTATATGTCGGATTGTTAGCTCAGGAGATTTATAAGAACCAAACTCCTCAGAAGCAAAAAGAACTGTATGCATGGGCACTAAGCTTACTGCAGGAGCTTTATGAAAATGAATTGGAGTATACAGAAGATGTTTATGATCAGGTTGGCTTAGCTCCAGATGTGAAGAAATTCATCAGGTACAATGCAAATAAAGCTTTAAACAATCTGGGATTCGACCATCTGTTCGAGGAGGAAGATGTTAATCCAATTGTTCTCAATGGATTGAGTACAAAGACTAAATCCCATGACTTCTTTTCAACTAAAGGAAACGGGTACAAAAAAGCAACGGTTGAACCATTAAAGGATTCAGATTTCATTTTTACCGAGAAAGGATGTATGCAATGAGATTGATTAAATTAGAGCAGCCTAATTGCAATCCATGTAAAATGGTGTCCAATTACTTAGAAAAAGCAAATATTCAATTTGAGACAGTTGACGTTACACAGGAACCAGAAGTGGCAGCTAGATTTGGTGTTATGGGAGTACCGGTAACTATTTTGCTGAGTGATCAAGGAGAGGAAGTAAACCGAAGTATTGGTTTTAAGCCTGATGAGCTTGATGAGTTAGTAAGGGAGGTTGTTTAAAATTACAGAAGAACAAAAGTCTTTAATAAAGATTGGTGACAAACTGAAATGTCTAAAAGGCGATTGGTGTTTTGAAACCAATTGCAATTACACAGTTTATGGAGATAGTGAAGACAACACTGGTACACCAGTTATCTGGTGTGATGAAATTTCTCCTCATACAGTAAGGAGTTTAAATTTAGAACAGTGGGAAATCGTTCAGCAAACAACAATAAATGAAGTTAAAATGGAGGAGATAATTTAGTGGGATTATTGATATTGGCTGGAATTGTGCTTGTTATAACAACAATATTTGTTTTAATAGATACATACGGAGAATTGATTTTATCTATAATCTGTGGATTCGTTGCTGCATTTGTTGTACTATTTTTTGCTGGGCTAATTGTGGTGTTTTTCCCCTTTAATCATCACGCAGTATTAAAAGAAAAGGTAAATGTTTATTCAATTAAAGACTCCTCGAATGTCAGCGGTAATTTTGTACTTGGTTCAGGAATAATTGACGATACACAATATTTCTATTTCGTTAGTGAAAAGCATGGATTTAAATCAGTACATAAAGTTAAAGCAGAAGCTTCTAGAGTGAAAGAAGGAGATTATAAAAATCCATATGTGAAAAAGTATGTCTATGAATATTCGAATAAATTTGTAAGGTTCATGTTTGGAGAATCTCCACCGTTTAAAGATAGCGCATACGATTTCTTTTTACCGAAAAATACTGTGACCAAGGATTATAAAATTGATCTTGAATAGTCAATAAAAGGGTAATTTTAAACAAACTTAAATTAAAAGGAGCTAATACATAATGCAAATTAAAATCAAATACTTAGATGAAGCACAAACAAGAATTAACAAAATGGAGCAAGGTGATTGGATTGATCTTCGTGCAGCTGAAGATGTAACAATCAAAAAAGATGAATTTAAGCTTATCCCATTAGGTGTTGCAATGGAGCTACCTGAAGGTTACGAAGCACATGTCGTTCCTCGTTCCAGTACATATAAGAACTTTGGCGTTATTCAAACAAATTCAATGGGTGTAATCGATGAGTCATATAAGGGAGACAACGATTTCTGGTTCTTCCCTGCTTATGCATTACGTGATACTGAGATTAAAAAGGGAGATCGGATTTGTCAATTTAGAATTATGAAGAAAATGCCGGAAGTTGAATTGGTAGAGGTTGAGCATTTGGGGAATGAAGATCGTGGCGGACACGGTTCAACGGGGACGAAGTAAGTAAAATTAAAAACCTTGGCTGTATTCATGCTGTGATCTGAACAATGGAGGTTTCAGCCAAGGTACATATTATCATATGAGAGAATGCATAAATTATTCAATGTTTATTGATGACGAGTTATTTTTAATACGATAACTCAATTTTTCATAGAGCATTCTTAAAATGTAAAAGAACCAATACCCTATTAAAGTACCTAAGGTGTTAAGGATTAAATCATCTACATCAAAACTTCTGTAAATCGATCCTATATACACTGAAAACGAAAGCTGTATAAGTTCAATAAATAGAGATATGAAAAATCCAGTTAGCAAAATCCTTTTTACGTTATTTAACTTCGCGAATAAAAAAGGAAACAACAAGCCAATTGGCAGTAATAATATTAGGTTTCCTCCAAGTGATCTAATTACATAATATTGCAGTCCTTCATGGTAAACGTCTACAAAAAAGTAAAACGGGATAAAGTTATTTCCTGATACAAAAGGGATATAAGTGTCATCCTTCATATCCTTAATTAAATTAGCATCTATTGGCATAGGGAAAAGTGTAACACTTATCAAGTTGAAAAAGTAAACCAATAAACAGAGGATAACGATATGTTTATGTACTGGCAGCCGACCTTTTTTGTAAAGGAATCGTCTAATGAGTCTATAAAATATGAAGCAAAAATAAAGAACCATAAAGTATTGCAAGAGAAAAGCTGAGTCTAGCATAAATACACCACAATTTCCTTTTTGGTTCATTTTAACATATTTAGAGAAAAGGAGATGGCACAGATTTTTTTATCTAATATTTAAGGAGGAAAGAGATCATTAACAGCAAAGAAAGAGCTTTACAAGCAAAATATGACGACATGCTTTATAGGAATGGTCTTTGCTTTGGATTTCTTCAGTTGCAAGGACTTGAAGATGAATTTATTGAACATATGAGACAAGTTGCTGAGTACGAGAAAGACCTGAGATACAAGAAGGCGGCAGCTAACTTCATGAAGATACATGACCAAAATAAACTGGGTGGGTGATTAATTGTTTAAGGATAAAAATAAAATAATAAAGAGTATTGAAAAGATCAATAAACTTGAAGAAGGGTTGGCACTATTTGAAGAAGGTGACGAAGAGTATTTAAGTGTATTAGTGAAAATTCAGGGGCTATATGATGAAATTGCAGATACTGCTTTAGAGTATTTTAAAGAGATGACAACAAAAATCAGGAAAACTGGTCAGAAACGAATTGGAAAAGGGATCGATCAGTTGCCATATACAATTAAAGAAAACATTGCTGATCAAGTGAATGAATTAAAGGGGAGCTTTTTGGATGAAAGCAAATATTAATGGTATTGAATTTGAGGGTACGCCCGAAGAAATAAATGAATTGATTAATTTACATGGATATAAGAATATGCTGCAAGATGGTTTATTAATGAGGAACTCTGACCAGCATAGCCGAGTGAATAGATCAAGACCGACTAATTTATTTAAAGTAGGGGATTATGATTTCCATGACTCGCCTAAATGCTTAATTATCACTTGATTAGAGTAGTAATAAATCAAAAGACAAATATAAAATAAGGAGATGTTTATTATAGCGTATCTAACTTTATTTCTAGCAGCTTATCTAATTGCATTAAACATTAATGAGGTCAGATTGATTGTTCGAGGAGAAAGTGATACATATAGAAAAGTAAAGAGTGCGATTGATAATTCAACATTAGAAAATGTGAAACGAAATAAGAATTTGATTTACCTGTTTACTTTGCTCAAGGGAATATCTTTCATTGTCCCTCTGGCTTATATTGGATTAGTTATGCACGATAACATCCTAATGCTTGCATGGACAGCAGTTTCACTTATATATGTTGTACTTAGCATGTTTAAAGTTTTAGATGTATTAGACGGTGAAAAAACTAAGCAAAATACATATATTTACTGGGTGTTTGTTTGTGGGAATTTTCTTTTTGTTGTATTTTATTTGGCAGGTGTATTCTTATAAAATATTTAATTAATGCTTTGTTTTTTGCATATACAATTCAAAAAAGGACTGAGAAACATGACTCAATTCGATAAACAATATAATTCAATTATAAAGGATATTATCAATAATGGGATCTCAGATGAAGAGTTTGATGTAAGAACCAAGTGGGACTCAGATGGAACACCGGCACATACTCTAAGCGTTATCAGTAAGCAAATAAGATTCGACAACTCAGAGGTTCCGATTTTAACGACAAAAAAGGTTGCCTGGAAAACAGCCATTAAAGAGTTGCTCTGGATTTGGCAGCTGAAATCTAATGATGTTAATGATTTAAACAAGATGGGCGTACATATTTGGGATCAGTGGAAACAAGAAGACGGCACCATCGGACATGCATATGGATTTCAGCTGGGGAAGAAAAACAGAAGTCTAAATGGAGAAAAAGTGGATCAGGTTGATTATCTTCTTCATCAATTGAAGAACAACCCGTCTTCACGCAGACACATTACAATGCTGTGGAATCCTGATGATTTAGACGCAATGGCCTTAACGCCATGTGTATACGAAACTCAATGGTATGTGAAGCAAGGTAAGCTCCACCTCGAGGTAAGAGCACGGAGCAATGATATGGCGTTGGGGAATCCATTCAATGTATTCCAGTACAATGTGTTGCAGCGCATGATTGCTCAAGTGACTGGTTATGAGCTTGGTGAATATATCTTTAACATTGGGGATTGCCATGTGTACACACGTCATATATACAATTTGAAAATTCAAATGGAAAGAGAACAGTTTGAAGCACCTGAATTATGGATCAATCCTGAAGTGAAAGATTTTTATGACTTTACCATTGATGACTTCAAGTTAATTAACTATAAACATGGGGACAAGCTTTTATTTGAGGTAGCGGTTTAATGCTATCTCTTATTGCTTGCTGTGATAAAACTCTGGCCATTGGATATCAAAACAAATTACTGTATCATTTGCCTGCTGACATGAAACACTTCAAAGAAAAAACTGAGGGGAAAATATGTATTCAAGGAAGATCAACATACGAATCAATTATCGGTATGACAGGTAAGCCTCTACAAAATAGAAGGAATATTATACTTACTAGGGATCAGAACTTTAAGCCAGATTATTCGTCGTTTGTTTATCATTCAATTGAGGAGGTCTTAAAGCTCATTCAAGGACAAGTTAACACTGATGAGGAAGTGATGGTGATAGGAGGAAGTATGATTTACAAAACATTCTTGCCCTACGCTGATAAAGTGTATTTGACAATTGTTGACTCAGCGCAAAGAGAAGCAGATTCATATTTTCCTATGTTAGATGATCGTTGGAAATTGACTGATAAACTGCATAATAAAGCCGATGAAAAGAACAAATACAATTATTCCTTTATAACTTTTGAAAATAATTATAGACAAAGACAAAAAATATGTATAATATGAGAATAAGAAGGTTATGTGATAATAGTTTTTTATTTAAAATACAAAAACAAAAAATATGCATTTTGATAAAACTAATATTTTATTCAAACTTTAAGGAGGTGATTCATTGGAGACGGGAAATAAAACACATAACGCAAATGAAAAGATAGCAGCCTTGAAGAAAAAGAAATACAAATTTGAAACAATGCAACTTGAAACACAGAGGGAATTGTTAAGACTTGAAACACAGCAAAACAAAGAGAAACTAGAAATTCTATTCGAACTTGGTGAAATCCTAAACCAGATAGTAAATGAAGAATGGGTAAGCTCAACTATTGCGACTAAAATTATTAACAGGAATAGAAGAAAAGCATATCGGGATATATTTTTGTTTAGGGAAAATAAAGCATACATAAATAAGGAAAAATTCAAAGAGTTAAATGATCAATTTATTCATCTGACACAAAAATTAAATGATATCTAAGGAGTTGGCGAATTGGAAAATAAATTGCTGATCAATAATGCGAATACGGTATTTGAAAAGAAGGACGATAAATATTTCGGTTATAAATCTCGTTTTGGAGATATCGTTATTGGTGGAGCATATTCTTATAGATTCGTAGTTCACTATGCAAAAACGAATCAAGACGTTGTTATTGTACCTGGCGATGTAAATACGGTAACGACTCCGGTTTGTACGACGCTAGAGGAACGTTTATGGAAGCCGGAAAAGACCGCACAAGCCCGCCGCGATGAGATCGTTGAGCAGGCGAAGATGGACGTTGAGAAGCTGTCTAATTACGGTGCTGGCGTGCGATATGAAACGGATGTGTTTACCAAAGCTACCTGTAACGTGGAATTCGTAGCAAATCGCGATAAACGAACAGTTGTCGCGCTAGTAAAAGGCGTCCGCACCGGGAATGTCTACGCAAAGGGAATCGCCAAAGCCGCACCTGACGACTGTTTCAACGTTCACATCGGTAAAGCAATTGCGCTAAGACGTGCGCTAGGCCTGGCGGTGCCGGACGAATACTTGAACGCGCCACAGCCGACTGAGGTTCGTGTGGGCGACATAGTGCAGTATTCGCGAGCATGGACAGCATTAGTTATTGCAGACAATGGTTGGCCACCTCTTTCTGGAGGATGGATACAACTTAAGGATGCTCGAAAAAACGAACTTAAAATCATCGACGACTCTCGCGAAGAGGTGGCAAATGATTGACGTAAACAAGTGGAATAACCTCGGGTTATATTTGCGCGAAACTGAGGTTGTCGAGTGCCCTTACTGTGGATGTAAAGAGAGGTTTCCGAAAATCGAAGTTCCCAAATACGTTTACTGCAAAGGATGTTATCGAAAATACGCATGCGAGGGGGAGCTCTTATGAATTATGAATTACGGAACCCTACTAATGTCGAAAGTCATTGCAACAGGAACGAATTATCCGAAAAGTGATGGATAAAAAAATTAGTTATTACGTTTAAATTAATATAAAATCTGTATTTTAAAGAGAAAGGTGTTAGGGAGTAGCAGAAGCCACTCCCATAAAGATTAATGAAATTGACCTCCCATGTTCTGTTGAGCTAAGCGAACTAAACGTTTGGTGATTTCTCCACCAACAGAACCGTTAGCACGAGAAGTAGTCTCAGCGCCTAATTGAACACCAAACTCAGAAGCTATTTCAAGTTTCATTTGTTCAATAGCTGAAGCTGCTTGAGGAATTAGTAAATCATTATTGTTGTTTGATCTTGATCTACTTTGTTGAGGCATCTTATTCATCTCCTAAAGTGTAATGAAAACAAGCTTGTTTGAATCATATTATGGAGACTTTTTCAGGGATTATACACGTTTTTACAAAGAGAGGGTGATTTTAATGTCTATTGGCCATGGAGCATAAATTAGCATGGACTGAATCATGGAAAAGAAAGGGTATTGCAAAATGAAGCTAATTGATATTGTTAATAAAATTGATAAATCAAAACAAAATGAAAGTGAGGTCGACACGCAGGATATTGGGCGCGAATTAGGTCTCGATAATGTACCATATGTTGAGCAGGACAGGCTAAAGTGTTATTGGGTTGGAAACTGGTATTGTACCGATTCCTATGTAGGGTACAGAGTCTATTTTCTGGATAATGAGCCCGCAGCCTTTTCTATACAGCTGGGTAGAAAGTGTGAAGAGAGTTTTCATTGGTTTAACTTGGAGTTTGCAACAAAAGTTAGGGAGTACCTGTTGAGTCTGACTCAAGAGAAGGAGCTGAATATAAGCATTTGTGATATTAATGAAGATATCGGGGACTCGTATAAAATAGAGTTTAACGCACAAATTTTGAACTTTAATAGAGCAAAGTTGAACAATGAAAAAGTGGAGATACTTGAAAAAATTATACATACATCTTGTGGAATTGATACGGAAGTGAAAATAAAGCTACCTAATGATGAAGAAAAGCAGGTTGACATTAGTGATTTGGATTTTGACTTCCATATTACTGAATAAAGTTCTAATTTTATACAGAAGGGAAGGGGAGACATGGAAAATGAAGTTGTGTTTTTTTGTAGAAAATGCAATCATCACTTGTTTGCTAAAAATCCTATGATAAACACATTAAAGGTTATATCTGAAATGGATTGCCCTAATTGTGGAGAAGAGGGTTATCATAATTGGATTCTTTCGCATATAGGTGATTCAGAGAAAGAAAAGGAGAACTACAATTGGAAGTAGATAAAATGTTGATTTTATTAGTATAGAAAGAACTTGAATGGCGGTGGAGAAATGGAGTGCCAGCACGAATATGAAGTTTGTTGTTATAATTCGTCAGTTGTGATTGAAGAATGTGCGAAATGCGGCGATGAAAAGGAAACAGACTTTGACAGTTATTGTCTAGATTATGGATTCCCTGTCCTTCCAGATGAAGTTGATTAAAAATTAGGAGGAGAGCATGACGAAAGTTTATAAAGCTGAGTTTTATATCACTGAAGTTGAACGACTAAGAAGGATAACCAGCAATGGATAAATGCTTTGAGTGGTGGGGAGTTACTATGACTGGAAATCAGAAAACCGTAAAAGCTTTGAGTGAGCTCATGGACATCAACAAAACACTGTTCGAGAACCTCTACAAAGTACAAACAGATACAATTGAAGAGCTCGTAAACAAACTATATGAACAGGTTCCTGGCTATGAGAAGAAGTTCTTAAAGTATGTCAATGAGCATTTACCTATTCTGAAGAGGTGCTTACAGTTCGAGCTACCTTATAATCCGCAACTAATATCCAGCATAAAATATGAAATCTACATATCCAGTGCTGAAATTGATTGCGAATACCCCTTTGACGCTAGAGGTTGCATAATTACTTTCTTTCAACGAGTGCCAGAAATAATCGATTTGTACAAGGAGGGATTAAGTGCATTACAAATTAACATGGTTTGATTTATATTATAGAACTGATTCAGAGTCTAAAATTAGTTGTTGTTTACTGCGAGTGTTTGACCTTATGAAAGAGAGCCTGCACATATACTTCAATATAAAGAATTCTAAAGATATTTATGATTTTTTGTCCCAGGCTAAAAGACAAAGCAAGGATAACCTTTTTGTTGAATGGTTTATAAATAAAGGAATTCCTAAATTAAAGAGTATTAACTTTAATAACTTGCCAAAAGATGACCGTTTTCTTGCAATGTTGGAACTTGATGAGTATTTCTTAAAAAGCGAAATGGACTTTGCAGATCCAGAGGAAATAAGAAGCTGCATAATTTCGTTTGTGAATAGTCTTCAACAATACATCGACCTAAGTAAGGAGGAGTTAAATGAAGAATGCAGAGTTTAACATAACAAGTTTCCTAGAGGAATATAAACGAGGGGACGAGATACGAAGAGATTTCATCATTCATGAAGGCTACACAGCTATCGAAGAAATCATTAAAGAAGTTAATCAAAGAGGATCACTAAATGAGGCTGATATTTATTATGGAACACCTAAACCTCAACTTAGTTTCTCGGACGTAGAATTAGGCTATATGCTTACTTCAATGATGGAATATGCGACAAATCATGTAGGAAACCCAGTTGATGAGGAATGTGAATTTGAAAATAAGCTGGCTTATTTTGAGTATAAGAACGAGATTGTTCAAATTTTTGAAGTGTATGGCCAAGGTACTAAAAGCTGGTTTTCCAAACCAAGTGACGATACCATCGATAAATTGAATAACACAGCTTACGGAGTGTATTTGATCCAGTTCGATGATTTCATTAATTACACTAAAAATAATGATAGTAAGAGTGAAAAGCTGTCCCCAAGCAGCACGATCTTAAATGACATTACCGGTGGTTACACAGTCGAAAGAGGTTCTTAGTAGATGATTGTAACAGCTTGGATTTTGTTGATAATGTTTGGCTTATTCGCTTTATCAGATTTGAACTTAACTGAGGATGAAACAAAGCATATCAAATTCTTCATAATAATGAAATTTGTTTCTGTCTTTATAGCTGCTATAGCTGCAGGAGTAATTTGGGGAGGGTTATTTCAATGAAAAGAGATAAACATGAACTTTCAGAGGATGTAAGCAGCGACTGCAAGATTAAATCTTCAAAGATAAAGTGGGTAAAACCAATAAAGATAAGCCAACATCAGAAGGAAATATTTCATGAATGGACTAATTATGAGCCAATTGAGTTGAGTCAAACAACTAAATAAAATCGGTCTTTTATTTAGAGTGAAAATAAAATTAGTGGATAAGTTAAGGGATTTATAAATTGAAAAGCCCAACTAATAAGCCAAAGATACTTAACACTATTGAAATGCAAAGAAAAGCCCATATCAAAGCTGTTAAGGGATTGTTAAGTCCAATCCTTTCTTTCCATCCTATTTTAGTGGATTCAGCAGTTTTATTCTTTGCTAATTGAATGTATAAAACAACATTAAGACAAAGTGAAATAACGAGCGCTGGAATTAAATAAAGGTTCATTTTGACCACCTTTCCAACATTCAAGACTAATACAAGATCAATATTAACATAACCATATTTTACCTTCAATATAGATTAGGAGAGTGATTGATTGGGAGCTAACAATCAAGGAAAAGTTTTTGAAGCGAACATTGAAAAATCTGCAATAGATCAGAAGTTATTCTTCTACCGAATTAAAGACGTTAACCCAATGTTTTTGAAAAGGGGAGCAGCAGTATCAAAAAACAAATATGATTGCTTTCTGTTCTTTAAGGGGTACTTGTTTCCTTTTGAGCTTAAATCAACAAAGGACAAGTCTATTTCCTTTAGCGAGAAGATCATAAAGTCGCAGCAGATTAAATATTTAAAGGAAGCAACACAATACCCAAACATCATTCCAGGATTTCTGTTTCAATTTAGAGAGCCGGAAAACAAAGTTTATTTCGTACATATTAATGATTTCCTTACATATAAGAACATAGCTGAAAAACAGTTGAAACATACATATAAGAATAAAGTAAACAAAGCCAGTATCCCGATTGCGATTTGTGAAGAAATCGGTACTGAAGTGCGCTCGATGAAAAAGAAAGTGAATTATACATATTATTTAAACAAGCTTTGCGGGGAACTAATTAAGAAAGAACAGTCAAGAGACAAACCCCTACATACATATAATACTCCTGTGAAAACGGGGGTACGATAAATGCCTTATGAAGAATATGAAGAACTAAAGAAGAAAACAATTAAGGTTGTTCATAAGAAGAATTATTCAATAAGGTTTATCGAGCAAACAAAGGGTAGTGATGACAAAGAAGCGTTTTATAAGGAGATCGCACAATTCTTGTTTGAAAGGGCTCTGAGAAAATCAGAATAGCCCTTTCTTTTTTGTGCATTTGTAGTCAGTATCATTAAATACAGCTTTATCTGTACTGATATTAATGACATGCTGCACTCGGTGTGAAAGGGCAGCTTCCACCACATTTTGTCCGCCGATGAGATTGGTCTGGATCGCTTCAAATGGATGGTCCTCACATGTCGGAACCTGTTTCAGCGCAGCCGCGTGAAAGACGATATCGACGCCTTTCATCACCTGATTCACCCTTCTGTGATCGCGTACATCTCCGAGTACAAATAATAGCCGCTTATCCTCCGCATACTTTTGGCTCATGACATACTGTTTACTGTCGTCTTTGCTGAATACAATCACCTGTTTAGGTGTAAGCAGCAAAAGGCGTTTGACAATTTGACTCCCGATTGAACCCGTTCCGCCAGTGACTAAAACTGTTTTGTTATGGAAAAATGGTTTTAGTTCTGCTGTTTGCTGTTTAGGCAT